TAGGTGTTTCTATTAATGATGCTTTATGGAAAAGTTTTATAGCCTCAGGATAAGCTAAAAATACGTCAGTAACTGTCTCGCTTATATTATAAAATAGTATCTTCCTATAGTTGAATACTTCACTTACTGTACCCCACCATAGTGTGTCACTACTTCTAAACCGAATTACGGTATCATTTTTTTCCTTAAGTTCATATAATAAGATGACGCGTTTATTAATGTATGCACTTTTTACATCATTCATGCTGGGAGATTCGACAAGTCTGCCTTTAAATTCGCATAAACCATGGCCGAATAAGTTGTTTAATAGAAAGGAGGCATTATCTAGTATATCATATTTTGAAGTACTCTGTGAGAAATTTGGGAAATAAAATGTCTCATCATCGCTAGATTTATACAACATGAATTCTAAAAATGGTTTATATGCATTTTTATTTATAGAGTAAACTAAATACTCAACTAAAATTTCACCATCACCTGTATCACCTAGTTCGCTCAAACTTTCATATATGTTATCTAGGTCACGTGTTAAATGGTCTGAAGATTTATCAGAAAAGGGGTATCTTATATTTGTCATTTTGTGTTTTTTTATTGACAAGCCATTATTGAATTTACTTTCATAATCTTCTTCTTCCTCTAAATCATGTAACGACATTTTATCTGATATAGTAGATTCTATATAGGAAGGTAAAAGTTCGTTCAAGTCGCCATCTCCATCTCCATCTACATCTCCATATTCATCATCATCATTATCTTCATATTTTTCTTCTAAAATCTGTTTTGAATATTGTTTTTTGATTTTCGATTTATCTCTCGCATCTGTAGCATCTCTAGGTGTATCATCTCTAGGTGTATTTGTTTTTTTATAATAACGCTCAATGTCACCTAAAGTTATGAGTTCATTATGTGTTAAGTCGTTTTTCTTTCTTCGATGTGATGAAGGGAGCATTGTATTATAATTATGTGTCACACAATTATAATACTAGTATATTATTATTTTTGCACTTTACGGCGTATTGATTCTTTAACTTTTTCTTCACGTGACTCTAACAAAAACTGTACTAATTCTTTTGCTTGTTCATCGTCATCTTTGAAATACTTCATTAGGGAAGTAGCTAAAGTAGTTTTATTAAGAGGTGCTTTTACTTTTGTTTTTGTATAAATAAGCTTGCCGTCATTCACGTCAAAACAGTCGATTTCATTTTTGCGCATAATTTCTACTAAATTATCAGCATACCCTTTGCGTTTATCCTTTAGCTCTTTAAGCCGTGCTTGTATTTCACGTATTTCGTTATCGTTTGACATCCATCCCTTAATATGTTGCACTAGTTGTTCTTTTGTCTCCATGCTATATTTAATATACTATAGAATATTAATACATATTTTTTATATATATTTAATTAAATATGTATTAATATTTTTTAATGTCTGTTATTTGGACTTCTCGTGCTATATTTCTTATAATTTTCTTTTCTATTTTGTCGTCATCTTCGATAGGCTCTGTTATTTTATTTAATATAGTCAAGTATTCGTATTGTAGTTTTTCATCTTCAATCCAGCGTGGGTGTAAGTCTACCCAATCTGATATTTTATTTCGCTGTTTATTTGCGACAGTTTCAATTGTTTTTTTCATTATGGTATTATTATTATCTTTCTCCCATTTGTCATGTTCTTTAATATACACAGTATCACGTTTAAGGTCGGTACAATGTATCGGACGCTTATAAACATCTAATTCTTTAAGACCATTAATCATGAGATTGCTTATCCCTTGAGCAATTCCATTTTTTCTAGTAAAGTAAAGGTCTTCAAGTGTTATTTTCAAAGACTTAATAAATTCGTTTATATTGATAGCATCTTTGCACTGTTCATTGAGAAATACATTTAAATTAAAGTTGTTGTTGTTATTAGTAGTATTGTTTATAGTGTTACCCATTTTAGGAATCATACTTTTTATCTGCTCCTGTTGGTCTTTAATTATTTTTATCATTTCTTTATTGTCATTAATAAGCTCCATAAACATGTCTTTTGTGATTGCGTGATTTATTTCTTTTTCTGTATTACTCGTATTCGCGGCTATTTCGGTCTCATTTAGTATCTTGTTTGTAAATTTGTTACATATTTTATAATGCTTCCATAGCCCAACTCTTGAAAAATATTGTTTGCTACATGTGTCGCAGACAAATATTTTAGCATTTTCGTTATCATTTTCCGTATTTGTTAACTTTTTATGTTTTGATGTCAATATATGTTTTTCATAGTTGCTTTGTTTACTACATATAAAGTCACAACTCTTACATTCAAAAATATTTTTTTTTCCTTTATCATTTTCTTTTAAAATATTAAGATTATGTTTTTTCACATTATTATGAGTTTTCATATTATTATCGTTTTTCGTATTATTATGTTTTTTCGTATTATTATGTTTTTTCGTATTATTATGTTTTTCTAGTAAGCCGGATGTATTACAGTGTATATTACACTTTTCACAATAGAATATTTTTTTCTCTTTAGATTTAGTAACCTTTGGGGTGGGATTTTTTGGTTTTTCGAAAGATAATGGCTCAATGCTATTCAAAGTTGCGTGTAATAAAATAAAATATTCTTGTTCTTTTTTTCTTGCTTCATAATGATCTTTGCAATTAAAAAAATTAACTATTTCCATTTTCCAATTATCCCATCCACCATTGTTTCTTATCACGTCATATAACTTACATTTATAGTTATGTGATCTACTATTTGTACACCCTTGTTTGTGAGCATGTTTTCTTTGAACAAAATTTGTCGTATGCCCTACATACAACTCAGTAAAACTGGGTTCTTTACAAGTTATTTTATAGATAATTGTATTTGAATAGTCAATTTCTTTCTTGGGCATAATCTAATAAATATCTTATAGTTATCTTATTTATAATATAATATATAATAAATTCCTAAACCTTTTTCATAATATATATAATAAGATGTTAAAAATTATCGTAACAAATATTTAATATTAAACAATATTTTTTAGAGCATTATGATCAGGATGGTAATAATTGTATTGTTTTCAAAACTAGGTTGGCTTGTTAACAAATGGACATTTTTTGTTAACGTTTTAGTTAACCGGTTAAAAGACGCCGACTATATTATATTTGTTTGCTACATATAAAGTCACATATTTTACACTAAAAAAACATGGAATTTTCTATAAGATTTTTTGTTAACAACGATTGTATAAGATGTTTCTAGGTACTTTTTGTACAAAATTATAAAAAAAGTTATGGTAACAAAATATTCAACTTAAAAACGCGATTTAGAGCATTATGCTCTGAGTGACGAATGCATTGTTTTTTTCAAATCTCTACCCCCGTTTTCCGAAAATGGACATTTATTTTTGTCCATTTTTGAAAAATGGCCTCCGAGAGTTGAAATTTTCATACATCATCACTTATTCGGCGTCCGCCCTGCCCATTTCGCGGGGTATTGTGACCATTATGGTGTGATAAATATATAAAGATATTAGTAAATTGTTAGCATAATGCTGCGCAGAGGATGGGGCGAGGGTTATACGGATTATACGGAATATTGGTAGTATAATATTTTATATGTATTATATATATTTAGGGTATAAATGAGAACTCGGAAGAAATGTATAAAAAAACATAAGAAAAGGGTTACTCGTTTTAAAATATATAAAGGAGGTCGGTCATCTGGTAGTAGTAGTAAAACGAGCGACAGATTGAGTCTACATGAGCCGGTACGAGTGTCTAGTGCGGCATTAGCGAAGTCCGCATCCTCGCATGCATACTCGCATGGATTATCTCTAATATCGCCTGGGAAAAAATATGAAAGTAAAATAGTTGATGTTAGTAAACTTCCTGGTCATGGACGCGATCGTGCACTTTCATATCATGCGAATATTCATTCTCAAGGCGATAGCGTGCCCGAGTCTATAGATAAAGGACTAGATGAGAAAGTTAGAGATGTATTTGACTTAAATCCGCCTCTAGATAGTCCAACAAAAAGGAAGAGGAAAGCATTAGAACGTCGCATTAGAGAGAATATCCCACCTGCACCACCTGTAGAATTATCGCCAAGGGGTCGTGGATTATTAACATCATATACACCAGAATTAGATATTGTTGAAGATGCAACGCGTATTCCGGTTTTGGGCAATGGTGCAAGCAGGACAGCATCAGGATATCGAATGAAACCTTTTGTATATAAACACAGTCGTCCTTTGCCTTTATCATTTTTAACTAAACAACAGGCTTCTGTAAAATCAAAAGCGCAGGCTATAATGCTTATGAATATAGAAATGTTTCCAAGCACTTATGCGTATTTATCACCTACTATATATGACATACTCAAAAGATTAAATAAAAAAGAATTATTTGGGAAGATACTTGTAAAGGGAAAACTTAGAGATGCATTAATTCCGTGTATAACTATAACACGTATAAATGCAATGGAAAGTCGACTTTTTATGCCTCTATATGATACGGTACAATTTATGAACGCGATTTATCAGTTAGATGCATATAATTTAATGATAGGTCCTAATCCATATGATCCCGTAGCTGCAGACATTTCTGATATTGAGGTTACTACACCAGATGTTAATTCACCGTCCCCAACAAATTTACAGGTTGTGGGGTATAATAAACATCCTATGTTTAGGACACAACCTATGTCAGAAGAAGAAGAAATAAAGTTGGCTGACTTATCTGATACGCATCCAAAAATAAATGGGGAGGATTATGCGTTTATTATTGCTCACGGGTCAATCGCAAATGAATTATCGCCGAGGATGAAAATTCTTGCTAATAAATACTTAAGAATAATAGAAATTGGAAAAGCGGGACAAATACTTGGTATTAAATATCAAAGTCTTATGTTAGAAATAAATAAAATATTGAGAGACCATACGTTTCACGCAATGTTTGACAATAATAAAGAAGGAGCAGATATACGCAGTATCGTATTTAACATATTATGTCCGTATTTTACGATTGATAATATAGAATTATGCACTGCTAGTAATACATTTAATCTAGTAAATATAACACATGAAAGAGCATTTTCTGGTCATGTTGCAGATAGTATGATAAAGCAAAATCATAAAATCACATATAAAAGTATAAAGAATAGGGTTACATTGGGGGTATTTGTACCTGTAGATTATAACACAGATAAATCTACTCAACTGTTAGCCAAAAAGGAACTATATAAACTATTTCCTGGTACATCATTTTTGAGTGAAAATACAAGTATGAAGCTAATCGAAACACTACTTCCAATTGCGATTCAACAAAATAGGCGTATAAATATAATTATATCGTCGTGTGCTGTTAATTATACACAAGGGGATAATGTATACGATAACCATTATACCATGACTAACCGTAAACCAGGTAATAAAAACCCAGCAATAGAAATATTGACACTTTCTAAAAAATATTTATCAAAAATTAACAAGATAATGGATGAATATATTCTTACTTTTTATACAGATGGTGTTATGACTTTTAATCGTAGTATTGTGAACGGAAAGAGTGTATTTACAGGATATAAAGACTATAATAGAGATGATAATTATAGCATGTTATTTACTATCACTGGACACATTATTACTTTTTATAAAACTAAATTTGAAGCATTTATAACGAGTGGTTATACTTCATCTAATGTAGTAGATGAAATGTTTAGTTTTTCCATAATAAATGAAAGACGTATAACTAATACGTTAGTTGAGAGTGGACGCAATTTACAGGACTACTGGTTTGGTAGATTTAATACTTATATTAATGAAATGATAAAGGTTAAAATATTTACGATGAATGAGTTTAAAGATATATGTTCGCAGAGGATAATTATGATAAAAACATCATTAGATATTATTCTCGAAAATCTTAGAGGTTTTAGAATAAGGTATGTAACAGGTCCCGGGGTTGATGCTCAAACACAGGCAACATGCGATATGTTGGATGAAGCAATTAAATATGCAAATATTATGTATACCTATTTTTCTAGGTTAGAAAGTTTACTGGACTATATAGTTGATGGATTATCGCTTGATGCTAACAATCCTAATTCATTCTTAGATTATAAAAAATATGTAGATATGAAGAAAGAATATGACGAAACAGCAGTAAAAGAAATGTACGAAGAGTTGGTAGAAGATTTGGATTATGATAGATATGAAGGTGAATCTGTAGGATTTGGTGAACGTTTTTATAAGACACGTCTTGTAAATCCTTTACCGCCTCATGCTAAATTTCGAAAAACACACCGATACCAATATAAAAATAAAGTGCTTCCAAATTATGATGAAGTCAGAAAAAGACGCAAAACAATGAAGAAAAAATTATATGATGACCTGCATGTAGGAAAATATGCACGAAAAGCGAAGCGGTCATCCGGTGTTTCTATATAAATATTGAGGTTGAATATAATAATTCAGTATTTTAGTAATTCAGTATTTTAGTAATTCAGTAATTTAAATTTAAGGTCACTAACTTTAAATTTAAACCGACTTTTGGTTATAAAAATCAATTTTCAATAACTCGTTTCATTAGTATACTAGTAACTAGATACGGGTCCATATTTGCTGCTGGTCGCCTATCTTCAAAATAACCATATCCAAACTCATATGTATTATTATTGATACGCACTGATGCACCTCTATCGCCGATACCTGAATAGAATTTATCATAACTTGATGTTTCATGTTTCCCCGATAGACGTGATTCATTTCTATCACCATAGTAATGTATATCTTCTTTGTGATATTTTTCCATATTATTTATAACACGATATATTTCCATTATGCCGGCATTATCGTGACATGGTGTGCGCATGACGAGGGTTGAAAAATTCGCATGACATCCTGATCCATTTATATGAGCGAACGGTTTAGGTTCATATGAGATCGTATTACCATATTTTTCGGCAATGCGTTCGAGCAGGAATCGGGCAACTAACAGTTCATCGGCGGCAGTTATTCCCTCTGATGGTCCAATTTGGAATTCCCATTGGTTTTTGCTTACTTCGGCGTTTATACCGGAAATAGTAATACCAGCTTTGGTACACGCGAGCATATGTTCTTCTGCAAGTGAACGGTATTCAATATGTTGCCCTGTACCACAGTAATGTTCTGTTGTATTATAAAATATCGACTCATCATCGTGCATGCGTTTATCTAAAATAAAGTATTCTTGCTCAAGACCGAACCATGGTTTTTGTTCGCGACACGAGTCGAATATTTTAGAAGCGAAGTGTCGCGTATTTGAATCAGTCGGTGTTCCATCGTGGTTATATGTTTCACACAAAACAAGTTTAGAGTACCATATATGACTTCCGGTTGTATTTAGTAGAGGATTGTTGCATACAAAAATGGGATGAAGTTTAATTTCAGATTTTTTGCCGTCGGCTTGACCCGTAGAGGAACCATCATAGTCCCAGTCGGGAAATATAGGAACGCTTGAATAGTCTGCCGGAGTATTCTTAATAATTTTAGTTTTAGACCTAAATTTTTTATTATTGTCGAGCCAAATATACTCAGCAATAGTGAATGTCATTTTTGAATATATATATATACACACAAGTATATTTTATATAGTTTTTAAATATATTTAGTATAATATATATAAATACCTAGTTCTTCTGTATCCATTCCAGTTTTGGACTAGGTCATAGTTAACTTTTAATGCGAATGTCTTTTACAAAATTGCGAGCCATCGATAGATATGACACTATTACATGGTTTACCAACATTAACGCCGCTTTTTAGTATAGCGACGCACCGTGGTTTAGTACTTTCAATCGCTATTGAACTTGTTGAACCGGTAGAACCGGTAGAACCGGTAGAACCGGTAGGATTTTTAGCAATATATTTTTTATAATGTGTAGGACAAAATAGTAGATTTTCAACCTCATAATATAGTGCATTTTTGTCACACTTTGTATCACCATTAACAATATTGGCGTCACGTTTTTTTATAATATGAGAACATTTGGTGGTGGGTAAGCAATCAGAACCGGTGGAGTGTATATTTTTAGAGAGTTTAACAGATGGGTATTGTATAAATGGTAGTAGTTTGTTAGTAATAGTGCGACAGTATGGGCATTTAATTTGATAAGACTGAAGTTTAGTAACTTCGTATATTGGATTTGATTTTGTTTTTTGGTAAAGTACTTCTTTATAAATTGGAATATAGTTAAACTTGTGATTACATTTAAGTGTAATATGATTTGGGTGAAGTTTATCTTTAGAAATAAGACAAATGTTATCGTCACTAGAAGGAGACACGGATGGGCAAATAATTACATTTGATGATTCTGATGGTTCTGACGATTCTGATGTATTAGTATTTGTTTTGGCTTCAGTTAATGACTCGGAAGATGTATTTTGTATAATTTTAGAAAGTTCGGAGAAAAAGTCAATAGAATTTTGTGGGTGTTGCGTATTTAATTTAGAAGTTAACATAAATATAAATTGTGTATAATTAATAAAATAAAAAGTCTTTATATTATTATATTAATAATATGGCGACAAAGAAAGAATGGGGGAATGCGACCTGGTATTTATTTCATACTCTTTCGTTCAAAATGAAGGATGAATATTTTGAAGAGTTGAAGCATGACTTTTTGAATATATGTACAAAAATATGTACAAATCTTCCGTGTCCTGATTGCTCGGAACATGCTACGGCTATCATGAAAAATTTAAAAAGGGATAATATTAAAACAAAAAAGGATTTACAATTATTCTTTTTTGATTTTCATAATTCAGTAAATAGGCGCGTTAAAAAGCCTGTGTTCGAAGAGAACCAGATGTTTATATATCATAAGGCAATAACTAAGAATATAGTATTTAACTATATAACTATATTGTCTAGAAAACATCATAACATAAAGTTACTAACAAATGGGTTTCATAGAGATATGACAATGAATGATTTCAAGAAATGGATTTCTCATAATAGTAACAAGTTTAATCCGTAAATATAACTCGAAACTATATTACATGTTACATGGTATGTATAACTTCACCATTTCTATATACCTTGCATTTAAAAGTCTGTTTATTGGGTCGCGAGCATATTGATGCACCGTTTTCAACATTAAAGAATACCATTTCATTATTTGCTGCTGAAACAAAGAGGTACCATAGATATCCAACAATCCAGCCGATTGCGAGACCGATTATGACGCCGACGATAGGGGTACATCCATAGTATATTTTAGATGCTGCATCTATGACGAAGAACACCATAATGATGGAAAGCATAATAACATTGTAGCTGCTATACTGTAACATAGGCATAAACATGTAAGCAAAAATGAATGCTAATGCTGCGCTATTAAAGTTGGGAATTGTGTATTGACTGAGACCGAAAGGTAATGAGACGAAGTTACATTGTTGTTTCCAGTATGGAGAACCTCTGTTATTAATATCCTCGAATTTGGAGTTAGTGGTGAAAGCAGTAATGGAGAAAACGAAAAGCAGGATAATAAAGCCGGCTAAATACATTACCCATTTTAAGTTTCCATTGCTTAAACTAGAAATAATGAAAAATCCTGATAATAAAACAGGTGATAAAGAAGATAGTAGTTGTAGAATACCACCAATAGACATAGATACACCTGGTTCTAAATTAGATAACCTTAATGTTTTAATAAAATTGGTATTTGCCGAATTTTGATTTTGATTTTGAGGAGCAGGTTGATTGTTAGTTATTGACATATTATATTTTATATGTTATATGATATATAATATATAATAATATAATGTTTTTGTATTGAGTATTGTATTTTGTATTTTGTATTTTGTATTTTGTATTTTGTATTTTGTATTTTGTATTTTATACTTAATGTTTAAGCAACATATTAAATATATATGTAAAATACATAGAAACAAAAAGATAATAATATATACAGTACATTATTATCGAATCGTAGGTTTATAAAACCACACCACAAAACAACAAACAACAAACAACAAACAACAAACAACAAACAACAAACAACACAACAGCAAAAACAAGATGGGTATTCCGAGTTATTTCACAAAAATAGTGAAAGCGTATCGTCATATTCTAAAAGACATGAAACATTTGAGTCATGTAAATAATTTATACATGGACTGTAACTCATTGATATACGATGCTGTAAAAAACAACCCGACATATGATAAGGGTAAACCCAAGGAGTATGAAAAGGAGCTTATAAAAATGGTATGTAATAAGATTGACTTTTATGTAGATTTGTTAAAGCCAAAATCTCGTGTATTTATTGCCTTTGATGGTGTTGCGCCTGTTGCTAAACTGAGTCAGCAACGCGATAGGAGATACAAGTCATGGTATACTGCGCAAATTCAGCGGGATATCGAAGGTGTAAATTATAAGGAAACGTGGAATACGTCGGCGATTACACCAGGTACTAATTTTATGAGGCAATTAAATGAGGAAGTTGGTGTATACTTTGGTAAAAAGACGGTGGCTTCAGACGATGGAGTAAAAGCGCTAGAGTATATTGTATCGAGTAGTTCCGAGTCTGGAGAGGGTGAACATAAGATATTTGATTATATGCGAAGGTATCCGGAGTATCATAATTCGCCGGATACGACGACACTTGTATATGGTCTGGATGCAGATTTGATTATGTTGACATTGAATCATTTACATATAACTAAAAATCTTTACTTATTTCGTGAGACGCCTGAATTTATAAAGTCAGTTGATTCTACATTGGATGCGAATAAGGATTATTTGCTAGATATCCCGGAGTTGGCGAGTGCGATTATCAAGTATATCAACAATGTAGAGGCTAATGTGGCTAATGTGGCTAATATAGGAGGAGAAGTTACAGGAGAGAGAGATTTGAGTAAATTAAAAGAAAAAGGGGATAATGAAATAAATAGGATAACAGACTATATATTCATGTGTTTTTTATTGGGGAATGATTTTATGCCGCATTTTCCAGCGTTAAATATAAGAACCGTGGGTATAGATATATTGTTAAATGTATATAGGGAGACATTGGGTAAGACAAATAAGTACTTAACAGAAGGTAATAAGATAGTGTGGAAGAATTTTCATGAATTTATAGAAAATATTGCAAAACAAGAGGATACACTTTTGATGGATGAGCATAAGAAGCGTGACAAGTTTGCGCGAAGGTTTGCGGAGGGAGGAGGCGGTGGATGGTCTGGGAGGGCTGGAGGTGGTGGTAGCGGAGGCTATAACAACATGAGAGATAACAGAAGCGAGAGAAATGCGTTTAATCAAGGAATAAATAAAAATCAAAGTAACTCGCAATATTTTGCAAAAAATGATAAAAAGGTATTAAATGATACAGACGAAGTATTGGGCGAAGGGGCAGATATTCAACAAATGGATGATTTATTAATGTTACCAATGAAAGAGCGTAGTGTGGAAAAATACGTCAACCCTTTTGCGAAAGACTGGGAGTATCGGTATTACAAGGCGCTGTTTGATATCGAGATAACAGATGATAGGAAGAGACAAATCTGTGTAAATTATTTGGAAGGACTTGAATGGACATTTAATTATTACATGGCGGGATGTATAGATTGGAGATGGTGTTACAATTATCATTATGCGCCACTTTTTAAGGACCTTGTAAAATATATTCCGCATATGGACACACAATTTTTAAAGATAAAGGAGAAACAAACGATTGAAGACCTTGTACAGTTGTGTTATGTGTTGCCTAGACAGAACTTGAACTTATTACCCGTAGATGTGAATATCGTATTGATGCAAAAGTTGGGACACTTGTATGGAGACGATTACGAGTTTAAGTGGGCATACTGTAGGTATTTTTGGGAGAGCCACGCTGAACTGCCGAGGTTACACATTGAAACACTGGAGGATATAGTTCGTGAGGCGAAAACCAAAACAACATTTGCTACATCTAGACCGATTCCTATACCGAAGTCACCACTACTTGAAAATAATATGTCACCTATAACCATGGAAATAAAGAGTGTAAGAAAATAGGATATACAAATAAACAAATAAATAAATATTTTAAATTTCATAAGTATAATTTAAAACTTCCCAGTCGTAATCTGTATAGTTACCTTTGTAATACATATTGTGGGGGCTCGATTTTATAGTTATATCTTCTATTTTTTTTAATCGAAATCTATCAACTTCATATTTTAATGAACTGTCATTTATAGTAAATGTTATACAAATCATATCGTCATCTATATATGAATCCTTTCTATTTATATTAACAAAATTTGGTAACTGGTATTGAATAATATGTCTTATCTCATTATCAATTCCATAGTTAAGTTGATTGAATGCCTTTATTTTTCGATAAATATATTTTTCCAAAAATTTATATTTATCAAAGTCTATTAATTTTATAAGTTCACCGTTATATATCCTATATCTTTTTAGACATTTTGTATAAATGTATAAAATAATATCATCGGGGAATTTTTCGACTAATTCTATTATTTTCATTGTGTGTAATAACTATACAGAATATTATTATACAGAATATTATTATAAATATAAATATAAATATCATAATGTATTTATATTTATATTTGTATTTATTGAGTCGTAGAAACAGGAGATGAAACAGATGCGTGAGATAATATTAAATTCGACAAAATAGGAAATTTGAAACAACTGAATGAACAACTATTTATAGAAGTAGAAGTGCATGATGATTCCGCCGAAGATGCAAAATCTTGTTGCTTATAGATACACGATATTATAGAAAAAGATTTCTCAACAATTTTAAAAATAATAAAATATAAAATAGACCAAAGTGTGCTGCGAAGTAGTAGGGATGAAACTTTTAATGGGTTATCTCCATTTTCTATTTTATCTTCAACCATAGGGAATTTAGTAGAATAATTCTCCATTTTTTCGAGACATTCTTCGTGGGACAATCCCTGGCTACGTAATGTATCTATGCGGTATTTATCCATTTTGGACCATATTTTTGACCACTGTTTGTATACATAGTCGTAATAGTCATCCTTGGTATATACACGTTTATGCTTTTTTTCGAACTTGGCTTTAAGTTTTTGGGGGTCAATTATGGGACCATAGTAAACGAATAATTTGGTATTTCTATGTAAGATAATTTTTTCATCATCCATGACATAGTCTTTGTTAGTAGTATGAATAAGTTGTATAGGTATGTTGTTTTCGAAAGAATGATAAATAAATCCTTTTTTAAGTGTACTGGAAACAACCGGACGGTGAGCGCGGCGAAGTCCTTCTGGATATAAAGACATATTTCGAACGTCGTCACTTTTGCGAATTTCTTCTATTTTTTTAAAATTTTCTATAACTTTTTCTTTTGAATTTCCCGATGAAATAAAAATGGTAGCAGATGTAAGGTAACATATACCCCCAATAATTGGTAGTAAATTTTTCATTTTATTTAGAGCAATAAATTTTGCGGCGTAATGAAGTACATGTTGGTCAATAAAGAAGTCTCCGACGGAAACGTGGTTTGTCATATACATAATATTTTTATCATAAATAAGGTCTCTTTTAGAAACTTTATAAACGTTACATTTTGCAATTTTCATACATTGTTTTACAATATCTTGCACTACTTGTTTATTCGTTTTTATATCATAATTTAGAATAGTAAAAATGGGATATATAAATGTAATATAAAATAGTAATATAAGACTGTAAACATTTTTTATACCAAAATTTGAATAGTCGTAAGTCAACATAGGTTCAACATCTACCATTTTATAATAACAATAATATTTACTAAAGAATACTTAAAATAAAATAATATAAATTACTAAACATTAAAACGCAAATTTATAATAAATATTTATCGAAATAAATATTTATCGAAATAAATATTTATCATATAAGTAGTTTAAAATAATGGATATAGATATAGTATAAAGTACAAGTACAACGATGGAAAACGTATTAAGTCGAATTGATAACAACTATAAAATTCTGAAATTTTCAGGAACTAGGAATGATTTTGCGACATTAATGGACAATAATCCTGGTATTCTCATATTTAAGTTTACAGCGGATTGGTGTGGTCCTTGTAAAAAGATTAAGGATTATTCGTATAAGAAGTCGAATGATTTGCCGGATTATATGACAATGTTGGAGGTGGATGTGGATGAGTGTTTTGATTTGTATGCCTTTTTGAAACATAAAAAGATGGTGAATGGGATTCCGGTATTTTTGGCGTATGCTAGAGGTGTGAACGAGGGTCCGATAGCCTCAATAACGGGGGCAAGTTTGCCGGACATAGAAACATTTTTTGCGGCGTGTATGAGTTATAGGTTTAAAGGATAAAGTGTCATAGATAAAGTTTTAAAGTATTTCAGTAAAACAATATTATACTAAGAAAAATGCAAATAGTATAATAATAATAATAATAATAAGTTGAATAATAATATTAAATATAAATAAACTAGTATTTTTTCATAATGACGATGTAAGCAAGGAATATACCGAAAAAGTTTTTAGCGAATAAGTCTAAAATATTATAAATAGCATTTTTTACATAATAAGGTAATAAAGCAGCAATACCATAAATAGACCAAAAGAAGAAGAAGTACCAGAATATTTTCAAACCAGTACTGCTTTGTGTTGCATATTTGTAATAAATAATATAATAATAAATCAAAAATGGTATAAACCCCATAAGGACACCAGCCACTGTCGAAAGTATTTTTATTTCGCTCATATATCCAAATAGTAACATTAGCCAGTTTAATGTTATAATCTTTGATACAGTATCCATGTTATCTTTTAGTGTTCCGAATAAAGTCATACCGGTAGTATCTATATTATTATTTTTATTTCCCAAATAAATTAAATATACCATTAATGTTATTAACATAGTTGGTGTAGTAATTGCCCAGTCTACGTAGCGTTTAGGTGTAATATTTGTAACTTTATTAAAGTTATATACCAACCATATATAAAACAAGCCCTCAATAATTTGAACTGCTAATTCTAAATAAACTAAATGGTTTATTATATAATACTGAGGTGGAGTTGTTATCGTAAAAAATAGTGTTATAATCTCTATTATACCTGTGATAATCTGTACTATTACAGATATTCGCAACGTACTATAGAAAATTGCTTTGGCGTCAATACTCGAAAGTGTAGTCATTTTATTTACTGACAGGATATTATAAGTATATATATATTTAAAATATAAATAAGTTAAATATATATTAAAAACTATAAATAAATATATAGAAATAAATTTACTATATTATAGTAATATGTCAAGTATGTCAAGTATATCAAGTATGTCACATATGCATGAAAGTATGGACCTAGATATAAACAATTACGAGTTAACGGATATATTAAATTTATTCAAGTTACCGGTAATGTTTGACGATAAACATCTCAAACAAGCGAAGGTGACGGTGTTACATATGCATCCCGATAAATCAAAATTACCAAAAGAGTATTTTCTATTTTTTACCAAGGCATATAAAATATTATACGAGATTTATAAAGTTCGTTTTCCTGATGCTAAAAAATACAAAGAAGACAAGTTTTCATATACAGCGGTAATAGACCGCGAACTAAACCAGAACAAGTCAAAGACGGCAAACAATGTCGAAGACCGTGAGTATCATAAGTCGCAGGAAGAGGCGTATAAAAAACTTCAAAAGATGGATTCAGAAAAGTTCAATAAATGGTTTAATGAAAAGTTTGACAAGTTTCGTTTACATGACGAAGAACAAGACAATGGGTATGAAGAATGGTTTAGGGGAGTTTCGAAGGATGGTGAAGAAGATAACGAATATGGTGAAATGGGAGGAACATGGGCTGAAAGGAATGCGCAAATAGAGCGAAAGAAGGTAGAGTTGAGGAATAAGATGGCGTTAATACAACAATCAGAAATACAAACGGCGAATAGTAGCGGTGGCGGTGGAGGGTACTATGGACTAGGACGCGAAGCTCCGCAAGAATATTCTAGCGGATTGTTTAGTTCACTGCAGTATGAGGATTTAAAGAAGGCGCATACTGAGACGGTAATACCGGTAACAGCAGAGGATTATGAGAATAGGAAAAAATATACATCGACAAATGATATGCAAATGTTTAGAGATATTGAAAAGTCGAAATATAATTATTCAAAGGAGTTTCAGACGACACAGTTAGATAGGGAAACAGCATTACAAGTGGAACAAGATATGAAAAGGGCATATAGATTAGCAAAACAGGATGAGATAGTGAGAGAGATAAACAAGAGGTTTAATTCGGAGTTTCATCAATTGACGAACTGAGATAGGTTGGGATATAGATGTCTATTAAAAACATGAGATGTAACAGATGCGTGAGATTAATCAAAATTCGCCCAATAAATCAAAACTCTAAAAATAACAAAATATACTTAGTATATCTAAAAATATATTCTAGGTAATTATTATACGATATAATATAATAAAATGAAAATTTCAAAACAACAGATATTAATGATTTTATTACTTTTAATTATAGGATATGTATATTCTATGTATTCGGGTAAATTAAACGATGATACAGAGAAAGAGGAGCGTGATTTAATTCAAAAGTTTTTAGCAAATGATGTGAATAAGATGGATCGAAAGAAGCCATTTTTGTGGATACCGGTTGAGTACGATGTGAACGAGAGACACTGGTTAAATTTCGGTTCAAGGAATACGACAAATTTGAATCAGCCTTATTTATATTTAACAATAAGGAGTATAATAGATAAATGCGGAGATTCATTTAATATATGTATTATAGACGACAATGTATTTAACAAGTTAATACCGAACTGGACAATACATGTTAGTCGTTTAACAGAACCTTTACGATGTCATATGAGAGAGTTGGCGATGGCGCAGTTGTTAAATAAGTATGGAGGAATGCGTCTACCGCCATCATTTGTGTGTTTCGAGGATTTAATAACATTGTATGAGCTTGGGGTAAATAGAGAAACGGCGTCGGGTGGTGGTGTATTTGTAGCGGAGATGGTGTCAAAGAGTATAACATCATCCACGATTACATTTGCACCATGTTCTAAAATAATGGGATGCCGCAAAGATAGTGAAGTGATGAGAAAATATATAGAATATTTAGAGGTTTTGGTATCGAAAGATTATACCGACGAGATGGATTTTGAAGGTAAGATAAGCAAATGGTTTTTTAACAATGTATCGAGTGGAGCTGTGAATATAATTAAGCCGGAGTTATTTGGGGCAAAGAAGAGCGATGACTCGCCCGTAGTTATAGAGAACTTGATGAGCGATACAAATATGGAACTTTCGAAGGAGAGTTTTGGACTGTATATACCTTCTGCTGAGTTAATAAAGAGGCGACACTATGGATGGTTTGTGAGAATGTCTCCTACACAAGTTTTACAATCGAATACTCAAATAGCGAAGTACTTACTGGCGATGAACTGAAATGGTACAACCATTAACTGTGTAACCTATATAACGTATATAACGTATATAACGTATATAACGTATATAATTTAAAAAAATTATATACATTACAAATTACGGTATGTATATTTTATAATCTATATCTTTTATTTCTTCTATACCTGTTGTGATTTTTATTCTTTTTAGTTTTCAAAATCCTTGAAAGTTTTGTTTTTATAGGCTTTCTAGATTTTCGTAACTTTCTAGATTTTCTTAATTTTTTGTTACTACCACCAGGTAAGGGTGGAGGAGGAGGTGGAGCAGGAGGAGGATGAGAACTACTATATCCGCTCACAAAACGTTCATACTGTTCTGCAGTTGGAGAACTTTCAATCGGCGAAACTTGTGTTTTTTTAGGAGATTTGCTAGGAGATTTGCGAGGAGATTTGCGAGGAGATTTTCTAGGTGACTGACGTCGTGGAAGCGGAGGAGGAGGAGGTGGCGGAGGTGGAGGAGGGAGGGCTGCTATTCGTTCTGCAACAACTGCCGGATCTTCTGGTGTATCAGGCGAGGGGTCTTGATAAAATGGGTCGGGAAACATGCCGCGTTCAGGCGAAATGCGCAAATAATCACCTATATAGTCTCTTATTTTTCTATAAGAGTTTATAGTACTAATTCGTTCGCTATGATCAGGCATAGCCTTTAAGTAAGATACAAGGTCAATATAAACATTATGACCGATCATTGAACCAACATTATTACATTTTTTACCGAATACCGGAGAAAATAGGTCACGCAACTGACAAAAATGATGATTTTTAAACATTTGTGTGTTATAACAACTATCAACTAGCGCAATGATAAAAATAATCCGATGAATAAGAATCATACATGAATCTACTTCCATTCTTTGTTCAGGGGAATCAGCAGTAGCTGGTTGTGTTATAACAGAAAACCTAGTACCAGTAGGATTCCATAGTATAGAACCATTTTGATTACGTCTAATCAATTTATTTAAGGCTATCATAATTTCCCCTAATTTTGTACCACACATTTCAGCACTACCTACAGTAGATGGTGGAATTTTTAACAACCTAGCTACTCCTGCTATTATTAAAACCTTTTCAGCAGGATTAGTATACATTCTAACATAAGTTCGAAGAAGATTTCTTATATTATCTAAGTCAAAGGGATTATTATGCGGCATAACACGACCAAAATCTATTGCTCGAACCTTAAATTGGTCAAAAGGTTGTGTTGTGTCATACATCCAGTTACCAAGATGAGCATCAAGAGGTATATACCCTATACGATAAAATACGACTACGCATATAGCTAATGCACGTTCAGTCATTTCATCGAATAATCTTTTTCTTTCGACGAGAACGGGATTAGTAGTCAAAGCAAGAGTAGAAGAAGAAGAAAAAGAATTATATAAATTCTTTAAAGGTTCATAGGATGGGGGCAAAGATTCCATCAATATAATTCCTACTTTTCTATTTACCGGAGGTTGTCCACGAATAGGGGTATATTCTAATTGTTCTAGTAAATATCGAAAAACAGTGTTATCTTTAAAAACATTGGTTCCTATTGCCGGTAATACACTCGCGTGTGTCGGAGAAGGAATACCAGGGAAAAAAATCTCACTGAATTGTGCGAGGTTAAATGTCGCAAAGGCATACACATCCGGACATACAGGTATACCACCATAGGCCATTGTTGCATTATATATGTTAGTCTGGTCATTATACTCGGTTAGAATCTCATTATATGTACACGTTGATTTAACAGTACCAGAAAATTTAGCAATTAATGGTATTTTATTCGGTTGAACAATACAACATTTTAAAATATGTTGCGTGACATATCTTCCTGTATTAGGCAAGTGATATTCGTCAGCATGCATTAGCTCACCTCTTTCATTAAAAATATCGCTTCTAAATGGGGTCGAACCAATCGGCAGAGTAATTCTTACTATAAAACCTGTCAACGAATTTACAGATACATTGTGAACTTGAATTGTGTTAGAAAATATATTAATAAACTCTCGCATATCCCTAACTCTTCGTATAGACATGTCTTCTCCTTTATCATTTTTTACAATTATTTTCATACCACCTTCTTGACTATTCATTTCATTCATAACGTCAGTCATTTTGATTACTATAAGATGGAATGGTATATATATGTAGTATATATATTTAGTATATATAAATATTTAATATATATATAAAATATTTTAAAGTCAAAAAAGCTCAACTAAATTATTAGTAAAAAGCGCCAACTCTATTTCATCTTCATGAATATTGTGAAATATAGTCATATATTTACAAAGTATTTTAGTAATTTTGTACTTGTTTGTTTCATTTATTAGGGGCGTTGTTTTAATAAAAAGGAAATAGTTGTCTAATATGTCCATTACAGAATAACCTTGGTCATATAAAGCGTATAATATTTTTATACAGTGTTTTAATTTTTTTTCAGTAAGCGACCGCGTATAGTCCTCAAATATGTGAAAACTAATATTAGTACATAGTAGTTTAACAACAGACAAATCGACAGACGTATTTAAAATTTTAATTTTTTCTAAATAGTTAATCAAAATACGTATAGAAACATTTGAAATATTGAGGACAAATTTTTGCGCCTCCGGTGTAATAATAATTTTCTCATTTTTTATAATTTTGGCTAATATTTTTTCTAGGCAAGCATCTTCGATTTGATTAATTTTGATAATAATATTGCGCGATTGTAGGCTATCGATTACTTTTTGTACGTTTGTACATGATGAAATGAAGTGAACTTTGTGACTATATTTGTCCATACAGTTGCGGAATACTTGTTGACTTTGTTCATTAATAATATCAATATCATCGAGAAGGACAATTTTTTTAAAGCCGTGTACTAGAGAGGCGGTTTGACAGAAGATTTTTAAGTCATTGCGGTAATAAGAAATACCCTGGTCTTTAAGACTATTTAGTACAAGTATATTGTCCGAGTCATAGTTGGTTTTATAATACTCGCGAATAATAGAATAAATAAGCGATGTTTTTCCAGATCCAGGGTCGCCAATTAAAAGTATATTAAGATTGTTCATAGATATAAGAGTTTGTAAAAGTTTGATAACATTCTGTTCTAGTTGTTCAAACTGGTCAAAAATTTGTGGTTGATATTTATTAATGAAGGGGAGATTAGTTTGTGACTGTGTAGGGGTTAGGGTAAACTGTTGTGTGGTTTGCATTTATGTAATGTAGTGTTTATAGTTTAAAGTATTAATAATGGTTAATAAATAGTAATGAATAATAATGTATTAATATTATTCGTTAATAAATATTTAAGTTTATGTTTCTTTAATATAATAAATATAGTAAATAAATGAAATCCGGTAACTCTGAAACATTTTATGATATTTTGGGAGTAGAAGAGAAATGTTCGCAGGACGAGATAAAGAAGGCATATCGAAAGTTGTCATTTATGCATCATCCGGACAAAAATGGAAATAGTGCAGAGTCAACAGAAAAGTTTCAAAAGATTTCGGAAGCATTTAGTATATTAAGTGACCCCGATGAGAGGGTTAAGTATGACATGAATCGTAATAATCCTTTTGCGAATATTGGTGGAATGGGTGGAATGGGTGGAGGAGTTAGAATAAACCCGATGGATATATTTAATATGTTTATGGGTGGAATGGGCGGAATGGGAGATCCGCATATGATGAATCCCTTAAATGGATTTGTAAATATTGGAGGACTGGGTGGACTGGGAGGGCTAGGTGCTATGGGAGGTCACGGTCCAAGAGTTATTATTAGAACATTTGGACCTGGTGGTGAGTCAATAAGTGAAAATATAATGGGAGGCGGTGGAGACCCATTTGGTATATTCGGCGAAGCAATTCACAATATACACAATATACACAATATACATGGTATACACGATTCACGAGCTGCTCCTTCTCCGCGCCAAGAGATGCACCAACAACAACACCCCCAACACCCTCAACACCCTCAACACCCTTATGATATTCCGCGAACCCCCAGATTTCAAAAGAGAGTTGAACCGAAACCTCCTCTTATAAGTATAAATGCGACAGTTACACTTGAGCATGTATGTCAAGGAGCGACGATACCCGTGGAGATGGAGCGTTGGAATATAAATAATGAAGGTGTACATGAGTTGGGTAATCATGTGGAGTATATATCAGTTCCAATGGGAGCGGAAAATGGTGAGGTAATAATATTGAGCAATCGCGGCAATGAGAATGCGGATGGAGTGCGTGGTGATGTAAAGGTAACATTTATAGTAGAGGAGCATGCATTATTTAAGCGAAATGGGTTGGATATTTTAGTAGAAAAAAACATAACAATAAAAGATGCATTATGTGGGTTTGTATTTGATATAGAACATATAAATGGTAAGAAGTTTTCATTCAATAGTTCGTCTGGGAATATAATAAGGGATGGTTTAATAAAAACGATACCACGATTAGGATTACAGCGGGGCAATGAATGCGGTAACTTAAATGTAGTATTTAGAGTCACGTATCCCGATAAGTTGAGCGAGGAACAAATAAAAATATTGGCGAATACATTATAGGCTGGTGTATGTGTGTGTCGAAAACGATACACCCAACCCAACATCCAATACTTAGCCAGCATGTTGTTGCGTATATGCAGCAACTTTAGTCAAATATGCTGGGCGATTTGTTTTATAAAGATGGGCCAATTCAGGTACAAGAGGGTCATCGGGGTTGGGTTCGTGCATGAGCGAGGAAATACTGAGAAGCAGTTTAGAAATAGTAAGAGCAGGACTCCATTTGTCTTTGAGAATATCGAGACAGATACCTCCAGATGCGCTGACATTTGGGTGTAAAATCGGGGTAATAAATTTGACATGTGGCGGCTTGAAAGGGTAGTCGCCCGGGAAGTCAATATCTAGGAAGAAAATGCCGCCATGGTATGGTGTGCCTTCGGGTCCGGTAATAGTTGCACGCCATTTCATAATATCATCTGAATGTGGACCTGCGCTACAATTTGAAGGAGGGTCTTTGACAAGTTCGGTGAGTTCTTTTTGGATACGCTTGGTGATGCTCATTTTTGCTTGGTAATATAGAGACGATAGTTTCGATGTTATGAAGCTTGTATATAGTTATGTTTATATGTGTTTATGTGTATATAGTGAATATTTTGTATATCAATTTTCTTGATATATAAAATATAAATTAAAAAAAATACAGATATAATATAAAACACTTACTTCACGATGTGCTATAGTGTTGAATCGAGTGCTAAAACGACATTACTTTCTTTAGTCGCCATTGTTGTAATGCTTCGGTCAAATGTGCCTCATTTTATGTGGATTGGTTTAATAATGGTTGGATGGTGTGGTATGCAATTTGCAGAGTTACTACTATGGCTTACAAACCCTCGTAAGTCATGTACACCGATGAATAAGTTAATAACACTTACGCTTATTCCTTTAGTACTGGTTTTGCAACCATTATGTGCTCTATTTGGATCATTTTTTGTAAAACCGTGGTCAGAATGTAGTAATAAACGTAAATTATTTATTGTAACATATTCCATGGTAGTTACATTTTGTCTGTTGGTAGATTTTTATAAAGATGCAGAAAAATATTGTACAGTAGTTACACCAGAAGGACATCTTCATTGGTGGTTATCTAATTTCACATCTAAATATTCATCAGATTCTTTAACAAAATACTACATATGGTTGTTTTTGTTAGCCGTCCCTATATTTATGCTATGGAATATTTCTTTTAAGGCTATTGCTGCAATTGCTGTATTACCATTATTTGGATTTTTTTACGGACTGAGGACGGATTCTAATGGAAGTATATGGTGTCACTATACGAGTTATACTGCAATTATTTCGTTGGTGATGTATGGGTTGTATAAATTCAAGATATACAATATTTTGAAGTAACGCTAAATATTATGAAGCTGAAAAACAGCGACCAACTCGCTGGTCGCCTGATGGAGTTGCACAAGAAGTAGCTTGGCGATATTGGTAGCGGCGAACTGATGTATTTAATCCGCCTACACCTGAACCAGGGACAAAACGGTTAACTGTGCTATCATTGGCTGTATTTATAAAAAAAATACGACCAACACCACCAGCGGTAGATCTTGAGCGGACAAGCCCACGGGCAACATTGTAACTTTGGATGCTAGTAGACATGATTGGACTATGCTTATATAATGTATGGAGATTATTATTTTTTGGGATTAGGTTATTATAAAATTGATTATAAATAATTTAAAACCAATACTATATATAATAGTAAAATACTCAAATGAGCGATAATGATTGGGTAGATATACCCATTAACGAATTAAAAGAATATGAAGCACATCCATCTGGATTAGTTAGAAATAAAAAAACTAAAAATATTTTAAATAATAAATGTAACAAACAAAGATATATATCTTTAACATTTGGAAAATTTACAATTGCGTTACATAAAATAATAGCAAAAACATTTATTCCAAACGATGATCCTATAAAAAAAACACAAGTAGATCATATTGATGAGAATACAAAAAATAATACAAAAAATAACTTGCGATGGGTAAGCCCAAGTGAAAATGTTAAAAAAGCTGTTATTTCGGGTAGAAAAGATGGAAGAAGTGGTACTACACCGATTAGGGTTACATTTCCGGATGGAACAAAAAAAGATTATCTTTATCAAATAGAAGCAGAAAAAGAATTAAAATTAAAAAATAATAATGTAATTAAACAAAGTATAAATCAAAGAGATGGATTTTACTATGGTTCAAACAATGGACCTAAAAAAACTAAAGAGTGGCTTTATAAATTTGAATACATTAAACATGAAAACAATGATGATGGTATTATAAAAAAAGAAATAACAGTAGAGGGTTATGATCATTTAATTGCTTTTAGTAATGGAACAATAATAAATAAAAAAAATGGAAAAAAAGTTTCTGGTTCATATGACGGTAGATATTATAGAATTAAATCTTCTCAAAAATTTATCAAAGATAACGATAAAGATAGTAATAATTCAAGTATGGCCAAACATAGACTTATTGCACTAACATTTATATCAAATCCAGAAAAGAAACCTTATGTAAATCATAAAAATGGAATTACAACCGATAACAATGTTAATAATTTAGAATGGTGTACTCAGTCTGAAAATATGAAACATGCTCTTGAAAATAATTTAATTATACATAAAAAAATATCTGAACCATATGATAAGAATAAACATAATGAACCAAATACTTTATATCATTATTCACAGCCTGTGTTACAACTAGAGTTAAACGGAGATATAATAAATGAATACCCAAATATTGAAATTGCGGTAGAAAATTTTAAAAATCAAAATATTAAAAATACTTGTAGGGAGTATAGAAATAAAAATTATAATAATGTCAGTAGTGGATATGGATGGTGCTTTAAAAATGATTATATTGGTCCACATTTTAATGAAAAAATTAAAGAAATTTTCCCCGAATTGACAGAAGAAGATACAATAGATTATAATCATATAAGAAAATATATTATTAATTTAACAAGACCTATTATAAAGTTTGACTTGGACGGTTCATTGATTCAAATATATGATAGCACAACAATTGCGTCAGAACAATTAGGTATAGATGATAACGCGTATATAAATGCATCTATAAATAAAAATAACAGATTTTGTAAAGGGTATAAATTTAAATATATGACATACAATGAAAGTATTAATCCATTGGTTAACTACGAGAAAAAAACACCAGAATATATTAAGAAGTTACTAAACATACCAGTTAATAAAAATTTAAAATCAGAATTTTGCAATATACTTCGTGAAAATATAAATATTGATGGAGAACTTAAACTGACAATGCCTATTGCAGAATTAAATAATGACGGAACTATAAAAAAAATTTGGTCTGGGCAAACAAAAATAGAAAAAGAATTAAATTTAACAAGAAACACAATCGATAGATATATTCGTAAAGGTAACAAAAATTGGAGAAAGTTAACATCAGAAGAAATTAGTGAATAAACTATAAACGAAAAAGTAATACAAAATATATACTTATGTATGAATAACGAATACGAAAATTTTAATTAATATTCATTCTATAAACATCCCAACCCACAAAATATATTATACCCACATAATATATAAGTAAGCGCCGAATGAGCGGTCAACCCCCTGACGAACCTCCAAAATATCCAAAATCCAAAGAAAAAACTTGTATCGGTTGCGGTTCTTCAAATGACTGGGAATTTAGGCAACCCGTATGTCGTTCTCATACATCAGAAAAGGAATCCGAGTTAGAAAGAAGGCTCCATTCCCCTATTGCCGAATTCATAACGAGACCCGCGCTATATAAAGTCAGTGGACGGAATCCAGAAAGTATTTGCGAATTAGCGACACTTATGGAAATGCTGGTTATACCCGAACCTGAACCCGAAGAATTACCTGCATGGGTGGATATAGTTAGCAATGACAAAAAAGCAAGAGATTCGATTCAATCATACAGAGCAACACAATCGTCCACAATGGGCGACCGTTTACCTGCTATTCACCGTCCAAGATTCAATCCACCATCAGCCACATTCCCAGAAGTAGTGAATTTGACTCTCGAATTCTCCGTCGATGCAGAACACGAAATAGGACGACGATTATTTGAATATTTCGAAATACGTGACCTAGGAGTTTACAACGGGAAGCCAGTAAGATACCACACACTTAGACCAGAGTTTAAGGATACATGTCGTTTCGATTTTAAGACACGATTTCCCAATCTTAAACTATTAACCGTAGTCGAACACGCCGACAGTAGAGGTGCTTTACTTCCGCTTTTTTTATTGCCTCCTACAGTACGCGTATTGCGAACAAATAGAAATGTATTCAAGCATCATGAATATTCAGAATTCTTATCAAATGTTCCTAGACTGAGCGATGTATTAATGGACTTTAAAATGAATGACGCCATATCAGCAACAGAAGAACCCAGTTTAAAACGAAAAGACGTGTTAACAAGTTTTACAGAACTCGAAGTAGAAAATGTTAATTTATCGGTTGTCCCGAAATTAAGAAGACTTCGGCTTACAGATACGGTGGTTATAGGTAAGTTCAATCCAGCGAAACCAGTGAGTTTGAGTTTAGAACGCGCACTAGAGTTGTGCAGTTTTTTAGAACAAACCCACGCACCGCCAAGTTTAGAATCACTAGAATTTCCTGCTAGTTCAAGTTCCTTTAAAGTAAATATGGCGTGTGCTCCATTTAGAGAATCTAGACCTGAAAAACCTTTTGAAAGACTACTCGCCAATTTTAGATGCATTTTCCCACGAAAAGTTCAATGTGTGGATGTATCGTGTCCTTATTCCGAAGGACCGCGAGCACTTAACACATGGGAACAGAAACGATATATTATACTACTTGTCGACGCATTTGAGCGCTGTTATTTTGAAGACGTTGTGTCGCATAGATTACGCCATCTTTGTGTAAAATTCCGCGATTCAAGTGCAGCGAAAAGTGCCGTCCCACGTGTGGCCGTCGTAAACAGTGAGAATTTGAAACGAAATTTGCGAATGTTTTTAGGGGGTACTCAATTTAGGTTACCTGACACTTTTGCGGATAAAGTTATTTACCAAGTAGAGTTGAGATATCGCGATGCATTGAGAACTGTTGCTAGTGAGTTAAGTTTATCGCATGCATCATTAAGTCAAATGAGTAACACTGGACTTAGTGTAGTCGAAGTTAAACGCGACAAGGCAGCGCGGCTTATGATAGGTAAACGAATGGAATCTTCTTATTTTTCTTCTTATTTTGAAGCGCTTCGCCCCAAATCGAATATTTTTACAAAAAAACACGCAAATCCAAATACAGAACCACGCAGTTGTGGATGTGACACATGTCAAATCGTAATGAATGCTGGAATAGATAGAGATCTTAATACAGCGGCGATAATTCCATTTAGTATATCGGGTATAAGATCGATGGAAGAGTATGATGCTATGTTTGATTCAATGTTGCGTGGACATAGTAGCCCACGTACCCCGCGTAGTCCAAGCCCGAGACGTAGTCCCACATATAGTTCTAAACGTAGACACACACGTAGTCGTAATCCTAGTCCCGGGTCAAGGTCGAGGTCCAGGTCAAGGTCTCCACCCAAAAGTAATGATGATGGTAGTCCTAAAAGTGGTGGAAGTATGCGGCATAGAGGAACCAAGCGAATGCAAAAACATAGACATGTTAAAAGAACACACAGAACTAGAAAATAATAAGAAAAAAATAGAACGTATCCTCTCATCTTAACAAATTTTTAGTAATATGCACTACTTTTGTGTAAGGATTTTCAAAAATGATAAATATTGTTCATTGCTAATATGAGAAGTGTCATAAAATAGAATACTACCTTCTAATAAATTTAATATCGAAATTTGGTTTATTTTTTTATTATAAGTCGGGTTATTTTGTAATAAAGCTGAATATCCTAGTAACTGCATAATTTCATAAGAACTATTATCGCCGCTTGTGCATTTAATATCTATTAATACGTCACCTATTACAATATCGCAATCGGCGGGAATAGAATATTCATATTTACCACCTAACATAGGATTTAATAATACCGGTTTATTGTAAATATAATTTGTAAAATATTGCATTAATGGATTTATTATGTGTTGTGTAAGATTTTCTAAAAATATTTCACTTGAAATAATTGAGTACATTTTACCAAAAGTTTTCATATTTATACGTGATGTTGTACATTGCAGAAATGATTCGCTATGACAAATTGAACTAATAAAAATTTCCGGAATAATATCTTTAGTTTTATAATTTATAGTATCTTTTATTTTTTTATATGATTCGACTCTACATACAGGATAGTTACAATTATAATGATCACCCGTACTTTTATATTTACAATTATGTGCTGGATAATAATCTAATTCTTCCATATATTCTAGATTAAATATATAACAAATTTCAGCATTATGTATAATTTTCATGTAATTATCTTTTTTTAAAATACATTGAAGTACGTCACCAAACATTATAGTTCCGCATATTTTTGACTTATCTCTTATTGGTTCCTTATATGTATATATGGCTCCATATGTAATATCATTAGTGCGAAACCACCACATTTTTTTAGATAAGTCATATTGTAAAAAATTTATTTCTTTAAAAATATACTCATTGTTATTATCATCATTGTTGTTATAATGTCTTATTATATTTTTCATGCGTTCATCCTCGAATTGTTCTTGTTTAATTTCCGCGATTATTCTACGAACAATATAATCAAAAAATGTTCCACACATTGAAGGATTAATATCATATATAGGTGTGATAATATCATTAGCAATATTTTTGTCAATAATATTAGTGATTTGAAATGGTTTATATGATGTAATATTAAAAACATTGGATAAAATATATTCAGATATACAAGACGAATTTAAACTTTTAATACGATTTGTTAAGTTACCGCTCATTTTAATTTCAGGTAGTAATAATTTTACTATATACTCTTTTGCTGCTTTATCTTCTAACTTAGAGCACAAACATTTAATACTTCTAGGTGGCGCCTTTAATAATTCACCTATAGTTTTATATTTTTTACTATTTATTTTATAATCTTCGGTTACTTGCATTGTTGCGCGATACATAACAATATAATAAACGCTTTAGGTGTATTTAATATATTCATTTCAATTACCAATAAACAACGATACAAAATTGAAGTGAATAAAAGCCAATAAATCAAATACAGAAAACTCAGAAAGTACCAGAACCACACAGTCGAATCAAAATGTCCATCGGAACTCTCATTGCTGGCGCCATCATTGCCGCCGAAGATATTGATGCTGAACTCACGGATACTATCATGACGCTGGAAATAGAAGAATCCAAATACCCCCGCTCGCTCCAAGAAGTCGCAGCTCTTGATCTGTCGTTTTTGGATGATAAATGGGCAGCCGATATGCTTCGCGATGCAATGAACGCAGTTGTTCTAGCACAAGAAGATGCCGAAATTATCAAACGAGAAATCGATGTATGGAATTACCTTTCAACCTACGAACCACCCCGAGGAGAAGGATTCATGTTTAGTCGTGGAGACATTGTTGTCGAACGCGTTCAATACAATATGCAAGTTGGGCACTCAGGTGGAAGCATGGCTCACACGATGCGCCATATCCAATTACTCGCCAAAATCGGATTTCCTGAATATCGCAATGGATATTGCAAGTAAGTAGGAAAACAAATATCTAAAGTAAAAAATACCGAGTAGTAAAAATATAAGGTAAGTTTATTATATTTATTTTTATTTTTTTATTTATTTTTTTATTTATTTTTTTATTTATTATTTAATAAATATTATTTAAATATTATTTAATAAATATTATTTAGTAAATATTATTTAATAAATATTATTCAACTAATATATAGAATGCCTTTTAATTCTATCACCGCAGTAGCTGTAACTGCTTTTTCTGGAAGTACTACATACGGAGTAGAGTCACTTATTGCTGATGATTTAATTTTAGGAAATAATTCTTTTAAAATTGGTAATAATGATATGACTTCAGCTTTTGAGTCAGGTACCACTGTAGAAAATTCCTTAACAGTTGAATATAAAGATGGATTAAGCATAATTACAACCGTAGGAACACCTTATTCTAATACTCCTGTTGTTCCTGTTGTATTAGCTCCTAATAATGTAACTTTAAAGTATACAAGAGCTAGTATTCCAACTTCTCCATATTTTATAGAAGCTTCCCCAAGAGGAACACAAGAATGGTTTGCGATTGTGGATCAGTCTTCAAAACAAACAATTTCTAACTATGTAAATCCATCTTTAAGTGGTTATGCATCAGCTGTAACAACATTTACACCACCAGGACAATCTTCAGCAGTACCTTTTAAAAATATAGTAACAACTCTTATGACAGATATGAGTTTTTTATTTTTAAATGTAGTATCAGTAATTCAACCCATTGATTCATGGGATACATCGAGTGTTACTAATATGGAATCTATGTTTAGTGGCGCTAGAGCATTCAACCAAAATATTGGTTCATGGAATACATCTAAGGTTACTAATATGCGAAGTATGTTTCAAAGAGCATCAATATTCAACAATAATGGAAGCCCAACTATTGGTAACTGGGATACATCAAGCGTAATCAATATGTGGTCTCTATTTAGTCGCGCAACATTATTTAACCAAAATATTAGTTTATGGAATACATCAAAGGTAACGGATATGGGTGGTACTTTTTATTTTTCAGGGTTCAACCAAAATATTGGTTCATGGGATACATCTAAGGTGATTTATATGAATGCTATGTTTATGGGTGCTACTATGTTCAACAATAATGGAAGCCCAACTATTGGTAACTGGGATACATCTAGTCTGACTACTACGCAAGCTATGTTTAACGGTGCATCAGCATTCAACCAAAATATTGGTTCATGGAATACATCTAAGGTTACTGATATGGCTAATATGTTTCAAAATGCAAAAGCATTCAACAATGGTGGAAACACAACTATTGGTAACTGGGATACATCCAGTGTTACTAATACGACTTATATGTTTTCTGGTGCATCAGTATTCAACCAAAATATTGGTTACAATCAAACTAGTGGTTCATGGAATACATCTAAGGTAAATAATATGGCTAATATGTTTCAAAATGCAAAAGCATTCAACAATGGTGGAAGCTCAACTATTGGTAACTGGGATACATCCAGTGTTACTAATATGAATTATCTGTTTTCTGGTGCATCAGCATTCAACCAAAATATTAGTTCTTGGAATGTGAATAAGGTAACAATAAAACCACCTATTGTTTTTAGCGATTTATCAAGCCTTACTCCTGAAAATACTCCTTATTGGTATTTATCATTAGACGCTAACGGTATTACTATTAAATCTACACTATCATCACTTCCTTCAAGTCCAATACCATTATTTGTAAAAGCAAATCTGAGAGGAACATCAGAATGGTTTGCGATTGTGAATCAGTCTTCAAAACAGTCAATTTCTGACTATGCAAATCCATCTTCACCAGGTTATGCATCAGCTGTAACAACATTTACACCAACAGGAGAGTCATCGGCAGTGCCTTTTAAGAATATAGTAACAACTTTTATGACAGATATGAGTTCTTTATTTGCTGGTGCATCATCATTCAATAGTGATATTAGTTCTTGGGATGTATCTAGGGTCACGGATATGAACAATATGTTTAACGGAGCTTCAGCATTCAATCAAAATATTAGTTATTGGCCTGTATATAGTTTATCAACTAGGCCACCTACTAATTTTAGCACTGATTCAGAGCTCGCTAACAATTCTGCAAATATGCCTATCTGGAACCTAATAACTTTAGACCCGGTTAGTGGTACTATTAAGTATACAGGCCCTAGTATTACAAGTTTTCCAACTTTTATATACATAAATCCAAGAAACACAGGATACGAATGGTTTGCTGTTGTTAATAATTCTTTAAAAACAAATATTACAAATTATGCTAATGGAATAACTACCGGTGGTTCATCAACATTTATACCAACAGGACAAACTACTCCAGTACTTTTTAATAATATTGTAACAACTTTAATGACAGATATGAGTTCTTTATTTTATGGCGCATCAGCATTCAATAGTGATATTAGTTCTTGGGATACATCTAGGGTGATTACTATGAATAGTATGTTTTTCAATGCTGCAGTGTTCAATAAAGATATTGGTTCATGGGATACATCTAGTGTGACTAGTATGAATTTTATGTTTGGCGGTTCATCAGCATTCAATAATGGTGGAAGCCCAACTATTGGTAACTGGGATACATCAAAAGTCACTGATATGAGTAATATGTTTAACTATGCAGTAGCATTCAACCAAAATATTGGTTACAACTCAAGTGTTAGCACTACTGCTTGGAATACATCAGCTGTCATTACTATGTTTGGTATGTTTTACGGTGCAGGGGCATTCAACAATGGTGGAAGCCTAACTATTGGTAACTGGGATACATCAAAAGTCACTGATATGAGTAATATGTTTAACTATGCAACCGTATTCAATCAAAATATTGGTTCATGGAATACATCAGCTGTCACTACTATGTTTGCTATGTTTAACAGTGCATCAGTATTCAACCAAAATATTGGTTACAACTCAAGTGTTAGCACTACTGCTTGGAATACATCTAAGGTTACTAATATGTTTTGTATGTTTAACTATGCACTAGCATTCAATAATAATGGAAGCCCAACTATTGGTAACTGGGATACATCAAAAGTCACTGATATGGGTTATATGTTTCAATATGCATTAGCGTTCAACCAAAATATTGGTTCATGGAATACATCAATAGTTACTAATATGTTTGCTATGTTTTGGAGTGCATCAGCATTCAACAATAATGGAAACCCGACTATTGGTAACTGGATTACATCGAGTGTTACTAATATGGATTTTATGTTTGGTTATGCAACAGTATTCAATCAAAATATTAGTTCTTGGAATGTGAATAAGGTAACAATAAAACCACCTAATGATTTCAGTAACAATAAACTCCTTACACCTGAAACTATACCTTATTGGTATTTATCATTAGACGCTAACGGTATTACTATTAAATCTACATTGAAATCACTTCCTTCAAGTCCAATACCATTATTTGTAAAAGCAAATCTGAGAGGAACATCAGAATGGTTTGCGATTGTGAATCAGTCTTCAAAACAGTCAATTTCTGACTATGCAAATACATCTTCAAATGGACATGCTTCAGCTGTAACAACATTTACACCACCTGGACCTGGACAATCTTCAGTGCCTTTTAAGAATATAGTAACAACTTTTATGACAGATATGAGTTCTTTATTTGCCGGTGCATCATCATTCAATAGCGATATTAGTTCTTGGGATGTATCTAGTGTCACGGATATGAACAATATGTTTAACGGAGCTTCAGCATTCAACAATAATGGAAGCTCAAATATTGGTTTATGGAATGTATCTAGGGTGACGGATATGAACAATATGTTTAACGGAGCTTCAGTATTCAATCAAAATATTAGTTCTTGGCCTGTATATAGTTTATCAACTAGGCCACCTACTAATTTTAGCAATGCTTCAGAGCTCGCTAACAATTCTGCAAATATACCTATCTGGAACCTAATAATTTTAGACTCAGTTAGTGGTACTATTAAGTATATAGGCCCTAGTATTACAAGTTTTCCAACTTTTATATACATAAATCCAAGAAACACAGGATACGAATGGTTTGCTGTTGTTAATAATTCTTTAAAAACAAATATTACAAATTATGCTAAGGGAATAACCGGTGGTTCATCAACATTTATACCAACAGGACAAACTACTCCAGTACTTTTTAAGAATATAGTAACAACTTTAATGACAGATATGAGTTCTTTATTTTCTGGCGCATCATCATTCAATAGCGATATTAGTTCATGGGATACATCTAAGGTGACTACTATGAGTAGTATGTTTAACGGTGCTTCTGTATTCAATCAAAATATTGGTTCTTGGAATACATCTAGTGTGACTATTATGCAAAGTATGTTTCAAAGTGCATTAGCATTCAACAATAATGGAAGCGCAACTATTGGTAACTGGAATACATCTAGTGTGACTACTATGAGTAGTATGTTTAGTGGTGCATCAGTATTCAACCAAAATATTGGTTCGTGGAATACATCTAGGGTTACTAGTATGTCTTTTATGTTTAACAATGCATACGCATTCAACAATAATGGAAGCTCATCTATTGGTAACTGGATTACAACGAATGTCACTAATATGAATAATATGTTTAGCACTGCAAGAGTATTCAACCAAAATATTGGTTCGTGGAATACATCTAGGGTTACTAATATGAGTTCTATGTTTATCGCTGCAGATGCATTCAACAATGATGGAAGCCCAACTATTGGTAACTGGAATACAACGAGTGTTACTAATATGACTAGTATGTTTCAAAGTGCATTAGCATTCAACCAAAATATTGGTTACAGCCCAAGTGTTAGCACTACTGCTTGGAATACATCAGTTGTCACTAGTATGAGTGGTATGTTTCGGATTGCAGAAGCATTCAACAATAATGGAAGCCCAACTATTGGTAACTGGAATACATCTAGTGTGACTACTATGACTAGTATGTTTAACAGTGCAAGAGTATTTAACCAAAATATTGGTTCCTGGAATACAACGAGTGTTACTAGTATGAGTAGTATGTTTCAAAGTGCATTAGCATTCAATAATGATGGAAGCTCAACTATTGGTAACTGGAATACATCTAGTGTGACTACTATGAGTAGTATGTTTAGAGGTGCAAGAGTATTCAACCAAAATATTGGTTCGTGGAATACATCTAGGGTTACTAGTATGAGTTTTATGTTTAACGATGCAGAAGCATTCAATAATGGTGGAAGCTCAACTATTGGTAACTGGAATACATCACTTGTCACTACTATGACTACTATGTTTCAAAATGCAAAAGTATTCAACCAAAATATTAGTTCTTGGAATGTGAATAAAGTAATATCAAAACCACCTAGTGATTTCAGTACCAATACACTCCTTACCCCTGAAACTATACCTTATTGGTATTTATCATTAGATGCAAATGGTGTTACTGTTAAATCTACATTATCGTCACTTCCTTCAAGTCCAATACTTGTAAAAGCAAATCTGAGAGGAACATTAGAATGGTTTGCGATTGTTAATGATTCTTCAAAAGCACTTATTACAAGTTATGCTAACCCATTAGCAGGACCCGCCGTTATATCTTATTTTACACCACCAGGACAAACTTCAGCAGTACCTTTTAAGAATATAGTAACAACTTTTATGACAGATATGAGTTCTTTATTTGCCGGTGCATCATCATTCAATAGTGATATTAGTTCTTGGGATACATCTAGGGTCACGGATATGAACAATATGTTTAACGGAGCTTCAGTATTCAATCAAAATATTCGTTTATGGGATGTATATATGTTATCAACCAGGCCTAACCAACCTACGGGTTTTAGCACTGGTTCAGCACTCGCTAACAATCCTACAAATATGCCTGCCTGGAATTCATTATTTTTAGACACGGATGGTGTAACTATTAAAACTACAATCACTTATAGTTTCTTTCCATTATTTATAAGAGCAAACCTGAGAGGAACATTAGAATGGTTTGCTGTTGTTAATAATTCTTTTAAAACAAATATTACAAATTATGCTAAGGGAATAACTATTAATGGTTCATCAACATTTATACCAACAGGACAAACTACTCCAGTACTTTTTAAGAATATAGTAACAACTTTAATGACAGATATGAGTTCTTTATTTTCTGGCGCATCATCATTCAATAGTGATATTAGTTCTTGGGATGTATCTAGGGTGACGGATGGGAAGGAAATGTTTTTAAATGCATTCGCGTTCAATCAAAATATTGGTTCTTGGAATACATCAGTTGTCACTAATATGAGTAGTATGTTTCAAAATGCATTAGTATTCAATAATGGTGGAAGCCCAACTATTGGTAACTGGGATACAACGAGTGTGACTAATATGGGTTATATGTTTAACAATGCAATAGTATTCAACCAAAATATTAGCGGATGGAATGTAGCAAATATACCAATACCACCACCATTTTTCATCACTTCTTCAACCATTACTTCATCAAATACGCCTATATGGTAATTAGTTTTAAACATTAATATTGTAAATAATATATTTTAAAATAATATATTTTTTAAAATAATATAGAGATAAATCGCATAATACATACACACACATATACAACAGCATAGTATAATGTCAAAGGCGATTGGGATTGATTTGGGAACAACATATTCATGTGTTGGTGTATGGCAGAACGAGCGTGTAGAAATCATTGCGAATGATCAAGGAAATCGAACAACGCCATCATATGTCGCGTTTACAGATAGCGAGCGTCTTATTGGAGATGCCGCAAAAAGCCAGGTGTCAATGAATCCGGAGAATACGATTTTTGATGCAAAGCGTCTTATTGGTAGAAAAATCGATGATACGCATATTCAGAATGACATGAAGCATTGGTCTTTCAAGGTAGTTTCAAAAGATGATGGAAAGCCGCTTGTTCAAGTCGAATTCAAAGGAGAGCAAAAGACATTTTCCCCGGAGGAAATTTCGGCAATGGTTTTGGTTAAAATGAAAGAAATCGCGGAGAGTTATTTGGGTGCGGCTGTATCATCCGCTGTAATCACAGTTCCGGCATATTTTAATGATGGACAGCGCCAGGCAACAAAAGATGCCGGTGCAATTGCCGGACTTAATGTGCTGCGAATTATTAATGAGCCAACGGCAGCAGCGATTGCGTACGGTCTTGATAAAAAGGGAAAAGGAGAGAGTAATATTTTAATTTTTGATTTGGGTGGCGGGACATTTGATGTGTCACTGCTTACGATTGATGATGGTATTTTCGAGGTAAAGGCGACGGCGGGAGATACACATTTGGGTGGCGAGGATTTTGATAATAGGTTGGTGAATTGGTGTGTTCAAGAATTCAAACGCAAGACAAAGAAGGATCCGACGGGAAATAATCGTGCATTGAGGCGACTGCGAACAGCATGTGAACGAGCCAAGCGAACTTTGTCGGCTTCTGCGGAAACTACAATCGAGGTTGATTCTTTGTTTGATGGAACTGATTTTATGACCAAGATTACGAGGGCAAAGTTTGAAGAGTTGTGTATGGATTTATTTCGTTCTACGATTGAGCCGGTTGAGCGTGTTCTAAGAGATTCCAAAATGTCGAAGAGCAGTATTGACGAGATTGTACTTGTTGGTGGATCGACGAGAATTCCGAAAGTTTGTAGTTTGCTAACGGAGTTTTTCAATGGAAAGGAGTTGAATCGTTCGATTAATCCGGATGAGGCTGTTGCGTATGGCGCGGCGGTTCAAGCGGCGATTTTGACAGGTAGTCAGTCGAAAGTCACTCAAGATATTTTATTGTTGGATGTTGCACCACTTTCACTTGGTATTGAGACGGCGGGTGGTGTTATGACAAAACTGATTGAGCGAAATTCCACGATTCCTTGCAAAAAGGGGCAGACGTTTTCGACATATGCGGATAATCAACCAGGTGTATTAATTCAGGTATTTGAAGGGGAGCGTCAGTTGACAAAGGATAATAATATTCTGGGTAAGTTTCAACTCGATGGTATTCCTCCTGCTCCGAGAGGAACGCCGCAAATAGAGGTAACATTTGATTTGGATGCAAACGGTGTACTAAATGTAAATGCGGTTGATAAAGCGGGAGGTAAGTCGAATAAGATCACAATCACGAATGATAAAGGGAGGTTATCGAAGGATGATATTGAACGCATGGTGTCTGAAGCGGAGAAATTCAAGGAGGAAGATGCTAAACATAAAAAGAAGATTGATGCGCGAAATGGGTTTGAGAATTATGTGTATTCGGTGAAAAATTCTACTTCAGAGGAGTCGATGAAAGAAAAGTTGTCTCAGGATGATCGTGATGCGATTGAGAAAGCATGCAATGCGTCCATCGAATGGATGGAATCAGTAGCACAAAAAGATATTGAGGCATCTGAATATGAGGAACAGCAGAAGAAACTGGAAAGTACTGTTTCTCCAATTATTTCAAAACTATATGCGGGTGCGGGTGCGGGTGCTGGAGGCGGAATGCCCGGTGGAATGCCTGATTTTCAAAATCAAAATCAAAACCAGTCAAAGCCAACATCAGGACCAAATATTGAAGAGGTTGATTGAGTATTGTATGTATTGTATGTATTGTATGTATTATATTGTAATTATTTTTATTTGTTTAAGAATATTTATTACCAAAGTTAATAAATATTTATAATATTTATAATAAAATAATATAATAACAACATACTAATAAAAGTATAATGCAATATATGAAACTTACAAAAGACATGTCCAATCCCGTTCGTGCAGTTGCGGTATTCAACGACAAAAAAATAAATGGCGTTGTTCATTTCACAGAAGAGCCATCCAAGTCGCGTATACGCATCGATGTATCAATCGTCGGTTTGAAATCATCAGGATTACACGGTTTTCATGTTCATGAGTGCGGAGACATGACAGATTCGTGTGAAAGTATGTGTGCACATTTTAATCCTTATAATAAAACACATGGATGTCCGGGCATGAAAGACCGTCATGTGGGCGACCTAGGAAACCTTAAAACAAATGCGAAAGGAGAAGCAAAGTATACTTTTTATGACGATTTTATTAGTTTGCGTGGAACAAAGTCAAATATTATTGGTCGCGGCTTAATTATTCATGCAGACGAGGATGACTGCGGGCTAGGAGGGCAACCTGATAGTTTGGTAACAGGACATGCGGGAAAAAGAATTGCATGCGCAGTTATCGGGTATGCATCTCCGCTAAAAAAGTAACAAGCAACAAGCAACAAGCAAAAAGCAACAAGTAAAAATATTCAAATTGCGCCACGCACGCACATACTTTATCGAATATAAAATGATGGGTCAATAACACGTTTTGCTCCATATGTAAGTTTATCGGTGTCATATTCATTAATGCGTCTTTTTTCGAGTTCACCCTCGCTGTTGCTGAAAACGATTGCTTTAATATTTAATTTTTTCATACGAAGGGTACAGTGAAAACAGGGTGCAGATTCGGCCATTTCACCGCTTCGCGAACGCCGTACAATATAAAGAACCAATTTCTGGACGATTTTGGGAGACAGCTCCATGATACATAATTTGTGGAGTACAGATATCTCAGCATGAGCGCTACAACATTTGCGAAAGTGTAGCAGTCCGTCTTTGGAATGAGATCGTATATTATTACACCCTTTTGCTACAATTTTACCATTCAAAACGGCGATACATCCATGCTGCATAAGAAGTGTAGACTTGGATGCTTCGTCCAACGCAATGCTTGCGAACCGGTGGTCCTTGTTGCTGATGTGTCGATGGCGATACACTTGCGCTATAAATGATGAGGGCGACGGTGAGGGCGAATATTCAGAGTCAGATGAGTCGCTTGAGATTGAGATAGAACTAATAAATTGGTCACAGTTTTCAAATTTTTCATGAACAGGTGAAGCGGTATTCTCTTTTGTTTTTTTATATGAATACATAGTTGTTAACTTTTTGTTATATCTTAGATTATATAACAAAAAACGGTTCAATTTCTTTTTTTAAATAAATATATAAACATTATTTAAAAATAAAATAAAACTAAATAAAACTAAATAATAAAAATAATTTTCAGCTAATCTTCTTTGAAGGAGTCTCATTTGAAATAAGATAGATAGAGTTCTCTGTTACAATAATGTACTCAGTCTCGACCTTGTAAATATTTGCAATAGGGCTTGTGTACTCATCCTCACTCTTTACAAGAAGCTTTTCACCTGACTCGCGAACACCAATGATAATGGACTTATCAAGAGATGCTGTCCAGTAATCCATCATAACGGGTTTATCCTGAACAATCGCTAATTTACAACTATGTTGCAGACAAACGTTAGACGGAAGACGGTAAGCAGACTCGCCGGTTTTTCCACCTGAAGAAGAAGAAGAAGAAGAAGAAGAAGATTGAGACTGACCCGCAGATTGCTGATTTTGATTCGCCGAACTCATATTATATAATTAACAAATTTAATAATCTTTAAATACTTATTAATAAAAAAACATATATTAATTAATTAAAACTAAGTTAAATAAAACTAAGTTAAATAAAAAGTCTTATTCAGATTTAATTATTTTTTATTTCAAATGTACATATTTTAAATCAACTAAATATCTTCAACAACATTAATAACTTTGCGACGTAGTTTAACATTTTGTTTTTTAGGTTGAATAATATTCAACTGGTTCCCAATTTCAGGATATTCTACTTCTAGTAATTTTTTAAGAAATCCGTATATACAGTGTAGTACATTTTCATCGCACCGTCCCACAATAAGGACGCTTCCTGTTCGAAAAATCATAAATGATATTTCGTATGCTTTATCAATTTCATTTGCTGATGGATGTTGTCCTGTTTGATTTTCTAGACCTGGTATATAATAAAACTTACTTTGAATACCTGGATAAGAACATGCATCGTAGTTGCTATTTATACGATATTTATATTTAAGGATATTGTACAATCTATCACGGTTAATAAAGTAGCCACAATTGAAGTTTGAATTAATAAGAACGGTTTCACACTTGTCGGGGACGAAGTCAATATGTGGACCAACAATTGGTTTTAAAATAGTTATAAGAAGTTTTAAAACTTGAGTAAGTGATTCGTCTGTTTGAATTCCAGGAATTTCTAATTTTCCGGTATTAAACACTTTTATATGCATTTCTTTGAAACCTTCGCCTGAATGGTCGCGAATTCGCATAATAAGGACGAAACAATTGAAAAATGCGCGCTTTAATTTGCACCGATAATTTAGAATATCTTTTTTACAAAGACCGACATTGACTTTGAGCTGAACTTTAAATTTGATTCTTCCTTCTGGGTTATCAATATGTTCTATTTCTTGTTCTTGGTAATATTTTTCATGTTTCAACAACTCTCTTATTTCTTCTAGTTCTTTCGGGTCTGTCGTAGAAACCTTAATTTGTTTTTTAATAATACACTCATTGGGAGTAGAATATTCAGAAATCGGAATATTCCAAAATACCTTTTTGATATCAATAGGTTCATTCAAATATGATATTTTCGTTTTAGTGGATATATATATGTTACTACACACTGGTTGTTGTGCTTCACCACTAACTGTCGCATTTAATATATTTGGTATTTTACTATCATAATCATCCAAGTCAATATCTTCTAGTTCTTCTAGTTCTTCTAGTTCTTCAAGCTCGCCAAGTTCACTCAGCTCATCGTCGCTACCGCCCATACAACCCGTACAGTGTTTTGCCTTTATAGTATTTTTTTTTGAATGAAGATTATTTTCTACAATTTTCAAAGATGACACATTTATTTTTTTTTTCGAATGTTTTGGTTTCGACAATCCCGATAAAGGCATAGGCGTAGGCATAGGCATAGGCATAGGCATAGGCATAGATAAAGGTTCAGTAGCAGTATCAGTATGAACACTAGTAGGAGACTTTAAAACCGCATTAGTTTTATCATTTGTATCAATAATTGCCGTATATGAAGTCATAGTCGAATCCATATTTTTTTGATAAGAATTGGTAACATTATTTTTAGCACTATTTTTTTCATTTGATAGTATAATTGCTCCTTGTGATAAGAAACTTTCCCATTCATCGTCAACAGCAGACATGTCGCGTATCTGACAAATTTCTATATCTCTATTTATTTCTATTATTTTCTTTAAGTTATTTCAATTATATATTTTCTAAAACAATATAGAGAAAATAAATAAGTAAATATAGTTATTTAATTATTGCAAAACTACGCATTATTTTGTGTAAAAAATATCTTCAACTTGTAAATAATGTAGTTTAAAAGGTGTTCAGTTTTACAATCTTGTACATGCATAATATTTTCAATATTATATAAAAGTTCTGTTGTTATTGGATAGTTTCTTATTATATAGTTCAGGTAATTTTTTATTATATTTTTTGGTTCTATATTATACTCCCTGCTTATTTTGTTAATTTTTTTTAATATAGAATCTATTTTTATACTTTTTATACTTTTTGTATTTTTTGTATTTTTTGTAGTTTTTTTTAAATATTTTGTTAACTGAACCCATAACTCATTTTTAATAATTTTACATTCATGTATAAGGTCTTGGTTAGACTGCATATAGTTTATCATACTTCTAATATCAGACATAAAATGTTTTTGTATAGATGTTAAAATATCGTCTTTAATTTTAAGATTTTCATTTTGATTTATTTTTTGTAAAAATTTCAGTATATCATTTTCAGGAAGCTGGTTAAACCGCATTCTTACAAACTCAGTTTGAAGTGATTCATCAATACGACTAATGTAGTTACAAATAAGACAAAATCGTACATTGAAATTATTATTATAATTGTTTAATAAATATCTGAGTGCTATTTGTGCGGTTTTTGTCATGTAGTCTACTTCGTCTAAAATTACAAATTTCATACCATCTCCGAATAACGATTTCGAGTTTACAAAACTATTTATTTGGTTTCGGATAATATCAATTCCTCTTTCATCTGATGCATTTAAATGAATCATTAATCCCTTGTTTTTAAGATTCATCTTTTCTTGATAAACATTTACCAAGTTGATAATAGTCGTCGTTTTTCCTGTACCCGGCGGACCATAAAATAATAAATTAGGAAAGTAGTTATTATCTATTATATTTTTCAATAATGTTTTATTTAATGGGTCCAATACAATATCCTCAAAACATGACGGTCTGTATTTCTCTACCCATGGTGTAGAATTTTTCAAAAAGTCACTATTATTTGTTCCTCTATTATTTTGAGATTGCATAGGTAATAAAATATCTTGATTTGTATTTGTATTTGTATTTGTATTTGTATTTGTATTTGTATTTGTCTTAACCGGTAAAATATTTATATTCGAATTTATTATTACATTTTCAACAACACTCTCCTCTTCTGAAAAACTTTGCGTACCTATACCTGTATCCAATTCCTTATGTTGTATTATATTATCATGTTCATGGTTAATAGTAGCAGTATCTGTATTTATCTTTTTATAAAATGAATATATTGTCTTACATTCTTTTTGAGACTTGTTAACATTATTATCTATGTTATAAGTTTTAGTTTTTACTACAGTTACCATATTTTAAAATTTGCTTTATAATTGTTTATTTTTTAGTTTTAATAAGTTTTTTTTTATAAATATAATTGAAACAGTATATTATATATAAATGAATAATACCGATTTATCGCATACGCATTCTTTTATACCCGAACATAATATACAAAGTACAAAAATGAATGCTTCATCATCTGCTGTTTCATCTAACAATGTCAATGTAAAACTAAACAATGAGGGATATTTAGAATTAATTCTCGGCCCAATGTTTTCAGGTAAAACATCCACGCTAAAAAAAATATACGACCAGTGCATGTATTGTAATATTCCTGTTATGGTTATTAACTATGAAGCTGATAACAGGTATTGCGATGCTTCATTTATGTCTACTCATGATAAAATAATGATTCCGTGTGTTAAAGGAGTATCTATTTTAGAAATTCTTGAACAAAACAAAGAAAAAGTAAATGAATCAGAAGTGATACTGATTAACGAGGGGCAATTCTTCAAAGACATAAATACCGTAATTCATCTTGTTGAAGAATTACACAAACGTGTTTATATTTGCGGACTAGATGGAGACTTTAAGAAAAATAAAATCGGTTCTTTGCTAGATTTAATACCGCACTGCGACAATGTTTATAAACTTAAGTCACTTTGTAGCGAATGTCGCAATGGTAAATCCGGACTTTTCAGTTATAGAATTACAGATGAAACAGACCAAGTAGTAATAGGTGTAGAAAACTATAAACCAGTTTGTCGTGTATGTTTTGAAAGACTTTCAAACACTAAGAGTTAAAATAAAACATATATTAAAACTATTTAAATTCGTCTTTTTAATTAGAGTATATATCATTTAATATGGATACTAACACTAATGCTAACACTAACACTAACAATAACCCCGATCCCAATAATCAATCTAACGCTGTAAATATGCTATATGAAATTAGTAATCAAAATTTGGTAAATCCTGCAGTTATTGTTGAAAAGAAAAAAAGAGGAAGAAAAAAAACTATAAAGACCGATGTTGTTGTTTTGCCGAATCCATCGAGCGATGATACGGCATCCGCTGTTACTGAAAAAAAAATAAGAAAAAGGAGATCTAAAAAGAACATGGCCCTTGCAAATGCACTAACAAGTACTAATGGTACTAATGGTAGTAATGGTAGTAATGGTAGTAATGATAGTACAAATAGTATTGAAAGTACAGATTTAAAAACAGAAGTAGTTCCTGGTGTGAAAGTAAGAAAACGCAGAGTATGCAAATCTAAAAATAATAAAAATGGTGAGATAAATAATGATACAAATGTAATAATAGATTCGACCAACCCTGAAACACACCCACCTGAAGAAAAAGTTGTTAAAAAAAGAGGTAGAAAACCCAAAGGAGGAAAAATTATTACACAAAAACTAGAAGAAAATAATAATAACAATGAAATACCTAACATTATTTTACATTTAAAATGCTCTCTTAATGATATTAATGGTAAAAATAATGATAACAAGAACTGTGATGAATTAGAACAGAGTGAAATCCAAAGCTATAATAATTCGTCGCAATTAAAGGGTAGTGATATTTTTATTAAAACTGCTCAGTCGAATACAGAATCAAAAAATTCATCTAATGCTACTGCACCTATTCCAGCATACAATGATAGTTTGTCACATTTATTTAAAGTATATAATCCGGCGGTTATATCTACAGATTCAGAACATAATGAAACAAAGACGCAGACAGCTGCATCTATTACAAATTCTAGCAATGAAATTTTAAACCAGAGAACCGGTTTGTTCAACAGTGTATACTCGCCTGATATTAACTTATATAGCAATGAGTATGATGACGGTGATGATGGAGATAGTGTAAGCGGAGCATGTAAAAATGAAAAGGAAATATGGCGAAAAATAAATCAACTAAAAGTCAGTTTTCATAAAAGCGATATTTGTAAAAGTATTGGAGGTACTCAACGTTCTGCGTGTTTTTGGTGTACATGTGAATTTGATTCTCCTGCAATCTATATACCAAAAACCTTAACAAAGGACGTATATAATGTATATGGTTGTTTTTGTTCACCAGAGTGTTCAGCGGCTTTTCTTATGAATGAAAATATCGATACTTCTACGAAATTTGAAAGATATCATCTATTGAATTTGCTTTATGGAAAAATATATAAATATGAGAAAAGCATTAAAATTGCACCGAATCCTTTTTATCTTTTGAATAAGTTCTATGGAAATCTCACGATACAAGAATATAGAAAGTTATTTCAAAGTGACCAGATGATATATGTTGTAAATAAACCCCTTACACATATTTTGCCTGAACTGTACGAAGACAATAATGACTTTCTTCTTAACAATAAAATTATACCAACAAATTCTGTGAATATCAAAAAAAATAAACCATTAAAGAGTAATATTATTAATAATGCTTTTGGTATTACGGCTGGAGGTAGTTGAAGTGTTAAGAGTAGTATTAAAAAGATGTAAAATTATGATTATTTATAATAGTCATAATTTAAGTTTTATTATAAAGGAAACTAGTCTTGTTGTTGTTGTTGTTGTTGTTGTTGTTGTTGTTGTTGTTCATGTAACTCCTTTGCTTTTTTCTGCCTTTCTAAAAATTCATTGTATCTCTTTGCTTGTTCTTGTTTTTTCATAAAATTAATGGAAGCATTATCCATATATTCTCTAATAACACCATATCTTTTTTGATGAAGAGACTTTGAATTTTTTTCCTTTTCACGTTCCTCGCTTTTATCTACAACACCCAAAAACTCTTTGATTACAAGAGTAATATCTCCTTTGTGTTTTTCCAAACTAGCAATGGCTTCATCTCGTGTATATGTGGTTTGATTCATGGTAATTTCAATAAATCTTTCATATTTTTGTTTTTGTAAATTAATATAATACTCTTTTATCAAATCTTGTTGTCTTTTTTGTTCAATATCGCTTTCAGTTAAAATTATATTTTTATCAGTGACAGTATCATTTTCGATTACATTTTCGTGTACTTTTTCCTCATTTTCTTTTCCTGAATTTTCCATTAAATATATTTACTATATACTTATTTATTAAATATTTTTTAAATCATATTAAACGAATACCAATATTTATATATATCCATCTATCTATCGTATTTCCTAAATATTCAAATGCCTGAAGTCAAAGTAGAAAATACAACTACAAACTTTAAACATAATAAAATAGATATTTCTCCTATATTAAAAGATGTTGAACAGTGTATAAAATCAGGACTAGATGATAAATTGCAGTCATTTTTTTATGAGTTTGAAACATATGAAAATACCCATAATGAAGTTTTTAATTTAACTGTTGTAAAAAATTTAGTACGACATAACCAGGTATTAACTCGTGTAATTAGTAAAAGTGTTTGCAAAAAAGAAGTTGATCTTGAAGAAGAGTCTGATAATGAAGATAATTTTTCTAAAAATTCAGAACTATTACTTCTTAAGCAAGAAATTCTTTACCTTAAAAATGAATTAAATAAATATATAAAAATAAACAGTGAGCATGAGTCGTCATCTATTAATCTTGAAATTAAAGAAAAAAAATGTAACTGTATTTGTAACTGTAACAAAAGTGAAGATATTAGTATTGTAAATAAAATGTTGTTGGGGCAAAATGTTAAGAATATTATTTTAAAAGAAAAGCAAAATAATGAATTCTATAAAAGTGATATAAACGAGGAAGAAGAAGAAGAGGATGAGGAAGAGGAAGAGGAAGAGGAGGAGGAAGAGGAAGAGGAGGAAGAGGAGGAAGAGGAGGAGGAAGAGGAAGAAAAGAAGGAAGAAGAAGAGAAGGAAGAAGAAGATAAGGAAGAAGAAGAGGAGGAAGAAGAGGAAGAAGAGGAAGAAGAGGAAGAAGCAGAGAAGGAAGATGAGGATGAAGAGGAAGAAGAAGAGAAGGAAGTTGAGGAAGTAGTAGAGGTTGAAACTGCAAATGAAACCACTGAACATGAAGAAGAAGAAGAAGAAGAAGAAGAAGAGGATGAGGAACATGAAGCTGTAAATGATGTTAAAGAAGATACAGTAGCAGATGTTGAACAGGAGGAGGAAGAGGAAGAGGAAGAGGAAGAGGAAGAGGAAGAGGAAGAGGAAGAGGAAGAGGAAGAGGAAGAGGAAGAGGAAGAAGTTAAGTTACCAACTTTCCCGACAAAAAGTGAAATAGTTTCTAATATTATCGAAGATGATGTAGAGACGGAAACTGAAGAAGAGGTAGAGGAAGCTGAGGAGGAAGCTGAGGAAGAAGAAGAGGAACTATTCGAGGTAGAAATTAACGGAGTAATATATGTATCGAATGACGATGAAGATGGAAATATTTACTCATATATAAATGAGGAAGTGGGAGATAAGGTGGGACAATTTAAAGACAAGAATGCAACTATTTTCGAGGGAAAAAATAAAGGAACATACGACAGAACAAAATGTAAATTTGATTTGTAATTAAAGTATTGACCGATTAATAATAAAAATTTAATTATTTGTAAAACCAATATATTATGTTATATTTTTATAATATAATATAATATACAATAAATAAAATAAACAATGGTTTTAGAAAATGTATGCGCACCAGCACTTTTATATTTAGCATTTTCGATTATTCAAATAATTATTGATATGTACCGCGGCGACACAATACAGGCCTTTTTTAAGTTTATTGTCATGATAATTTTCACGATAGTTCTTAACGCAATATGTAATAGCGGTATGACCATAATTTCATGGTTTATTGTTTTTATTCCTTTTATTTTAATGACTTATGTTACTACTATTTTGTTCTTTATTTTCGGAATTAACCCTTCAAAAATGAAACCATCCGATAAAAAGTGTTGGGAAACACAGTTTGGGTGTTGCGACGATGGTATAACTACAAAGGAAGACCCATCAGGAAGAAGTTGTCCACAAATGCGGTTAGTAAATGTATTATCCGTATCAGAACCTACAGCCGCAAATAATAAAGATATTCACTACTTATATCCTCAGGGCAGAAGTTCACGTGACTATTCAATTGGTGGAGGAAGTGTAAGGACAAATAAAGGAACATGGAGAGACAACAATAAAGATAGTAACTATTATGACGCTAAGAGGTCAGAAAAATATAGAGACATGTTAAGAAGCAAAATTTCCCCAAAAGCTATGGATAGTAAGGAATTATATTGGAGATATAAGTTAAATAAATCAGACTGGAATGATGATAAAGAAATACAAGATAAAATAGCAAATGTATCTACACCAGCTGCCCCTGATTTACAAGATAAATCAATAATTAGTTATCTTCTTTCGTTATTGGCTATGTCACAACCTAAATTAGTACCAACACCAGCAGGAGGAGTAGGAGCAGCAGGAGCAGGAGCAGCAGGAGCAGGAGCTGTAGGAGGAGCAGGAGCAGCAGGAGCAGCAGGAGCAGCAGGAGCTGTAGGAGGAGCAGGAGCAGGAGCAGGAGCAGCAGGAGCTGTAGGAGGAGCAGGAGCAGGAGCAGGAGCAGCAGGAGCTGTAGGAGGAGCAGGAGCAGGAGCAGCAGGAGCAGGAGCGGCACCAGTACCAGCTGGACAAGTAACACAACCAGCTCCAGTACCGGCACCAATACAAACAACTTCATCCGTACCACCTGCTCCAATACAAACAACTTCATCCGTACCACCAGCACCAGTACCAGTACCAGCAACTAGATAGTAAACATTTTAAAATTTAGTATATTTATTTTATAATATTGTTAAACACAAATATAATATTTATGTAAAAGATTTAAACATATATAAATATTATAATACACAGTTACAAATAGTATTTACGTAAATGAAAAGTCGCAATAGTACTTACTTATCTCCTCCCACCAACGAACAAATGGATGTTACATTTTTTAACTACTTTAGCACAGTTGCTTTAGGGCTAATGTGTTACTCATTTTTTAACCCAGGATTTGTTTTTGATATGTCGCTGTTTCTAGCATACGGGTTTGCAAAAACCATGATTACAGGTTGTGACGTATATAATCAATATATTTATACGCCATATAGAAAACATATTAAGAAGCCTCTTATGGAAATTTTGAATATAGATAACGGACTTTATGAAGTAGAGATTGTAAAAAATGGACGAATTATTCATAAGTTTAAGACAATGTCAGATTTTATTAAGTACCGTCCTATTAAATTTATTAACGAGGATAACGAAGATAACGAAGATTCGGGTTCGGAATCAGGCTCGGACTCTGAAACAGAAAAAGATGAGTCAGAGCAACAATTGCAACCGCAACCACAACCACTACAAAGGTCAGAGTCACAATCGCAAACACATATAGACTCAGATATCAAAGTTGAAACACATGTAGATGCCGACCTTACACATGAAAATGTTGATATTCATAAAGTTGATCCTGATGCTGAACATTCGAGCAATGAAGGTGAAGATGAAGGGAATGATAGTGAAGAAATTGACACCGAAGACACATCTGATACTGATACCGATGACTCAGGTGATGATAATCTTATTCTAGACCCTAGTGAATATGATTTCGTTCTAAGGAATATTTATTTTGAAGACGACACTTTAAATACAACATTTGGTTACTGTTTGAAATATGAAACATTCCGCAAGTCTGATATGAAACCAGATCAGTACGAATATGAAGAAATCAAAAATATGGTCTCGAAACGAAGATTTATCGGAATACATCTTAAGACAGAAGAAAAGGACTATGTTATTAATTTGTCAAGTCCTGTAAATTATTATCTTGTAAACAATACAATTCTAGATTATTCGTTTCTTAAAATGTACCTTTTCAATCGTTATAATGTTAGTTTAGGACATACTTACAAATTATCATGCATTGATAATTTTATTGAAATGTATAATATTGAACAGGGTAAGAAGTTTTTTGTTAAGAACAATATGTTTAAGGTAGTAGACGATGAAACATACAAAGTTGATAACGAATCAGTTTCTACCGAAGCCTCTGAACAGGAAGATACAGTACAACCAACACAAGACGCAGGTGATGCTTTAACTGAAGCAGATATCGAAATTGTTGAATCTAACTATAACTATAACACTCAATGAAGAAAACATAAAATAGAAAAGTGAAAGTGAAAGTTACATAAATAAATTTAACAAACAATTAATTAATAAATAAATAAAGTATATTATAAACCTATATAGAAATATATGTTTATAATATATCATAATGGTTGATAGTGATACTCATAATTCTCCTATTGTATTTAAAATGAATAGCGACACGAATACATTAGACGAAAAATCCAGCGAATCCAATAATTTACATAAATTATCTGATACATGGATATTATGGGCACATCTTCCACACGATACCGACTGGAGTATTAAAAGCTACATTAAAATATGTTCTTTTAATACCGTTGAAGAGACCATTTCCATTATAAACGTACTCCCTGCAAAATTAGTTACAAACTGTATGTTATTCATAATGCGCGAAGGTATAACCCCGACATGGGAAGACCAGCGCAATCGCAAAGGTGGCTGTTTTTCGTATAAAATAAGCAACAAAGATGTTTCACAGGCATGGAAAGAACTTACTTATGTTCTGGTAGGTGAATCTATGGCTGATAATAAGTCAATACTCCCTCTTATTAACGGTATAACTATTTCTCCGAAAAAGAATTTTTGTATTGTCAAAGTATGGTTGGCGAGTTGTGAATTTAGGGATTCTAGTGTAATTAAAGAGCTACATGGAATCTCATCTCATGGTTGTTTGTTTAAAGAACATATGCCCGAGTATTAAAATAAAATAAAATAAAATAATAATATTATATCAATGCTAATAACATTACACATTGATATAATAGTAACATAAAACATAAAACCTAAAACATAATACCTAATACCTTTGTTTCTTATTTACGAAGAAGGTAAAGGAGAAAGCGCAAGCTTAACCTCACCCAAACTTGCAACATAATATTTAATAACAAGTGGCAAGTCATTTTCCAAATACATTTCGATCTGACTACACAGATTCGTGCATTTGATAAAATAACTCAAGTTTTTCAGCGAGAACTCACCTTGAATAATTTTACTTGTTGACTGTTTCTGAATAAATTTCATGCTTTCATCTGATTCTACTCGCCGTACTTCTGCTGTAGCAAATTGCCCCGAACATTTGAAAATAAGCTCATTGCCTACCGACTTAATCTCCAGTTTCTCCGACAAATACGACAAATCGCGAATAATCTTTTGAAAATCAGCCGAAGGCAAATTGATTACTGACGAAAATACAACATTTGGCTCCTCCAACTCCTCAGAGTCCGGCTCAATTAGTCGCAACTTTTGTGTCTTACATTGCTTAATATCTCCATTTTCAAACTTAAGTCCCAGATGAGATACAATACCATCATTGTAATCTTTCTTCTCAATATATATCGTCAACGTATCATCGTTGTCAATCGAGTTAATAAGCTTAAACAAATGAAACATGTTAACACCTATGATAATCTTCTCCTTATCACACTCATATAGCTCAAAATTCTCGGCAGCTAGATGCAAATGCGCCAACATAGTATGCGACTTGTCCATATTGATAATACGAATACCATCCTTCTTAAATGTAATATTTGTCTCTAATAAAATATCCTTTAGCGCAGTCATTAGTGTTCTAAATGGCGCAATCTGAACAGTCTTGATTGTAAGAACATTATCTGGATTACTCATCCTTAGTTTATATATATCTTATTTTAACATAAATCTTTAAATAGTTATGACTATTATTAAAAATATACAAATAAAATATTATTTAAACATTATTAATTAAACATTAGTAATTAAGAATAATAATTTATATATATATACATCTAATACATATTTTTATGAATACAGCCTCTAACTTAATAACACCTACATCTACACCTACATCTACACCTACACCTACATTACCACCACCTAATTTATTATTATCTACACCTCCTGTCGCTAGTCCTCTCCAAACTTCATCACCTGCATCGCCGCTTGAATCGCCAAATGCATTGCCTAAATTTTCGTCACGTTCATCCATTGATATAGAAAATGGAAAAAGAATTGATGGACTCGATGAACATGGTTTCATATATATTACTGTAAAAGGAGACGCAGAAAGTAGAGGATTTGCACAAGGATTTTTACTAGCAGATAGAATTGTAAAATTTATAAGAACATATGCCTTCTTTCTTTGGACTGAATATGGAAGAGATATTACATTTTTTACTAAAATGATAAAAGACTTATTCGGTCCTATCGTTTTAGAACAGTACAATGAATGTTATTTAGAAATGAAAGGTATTGCGCGTGGTGTATTAGATAAAATATCGAAATTAAAGACTAAACAAGGAAAAGACGAATATTTCACAGAAGGAGCTGTTGAAGGAAACAAAATAGTTTTGCCTGCCGACTCACATCTCGACTATAGTAACCTAGCTTATAATAACCCATCACAAGAAGAAAAAGATAAATACACGAAAGAAGGAAAAATATTAATAAATATTGATTTTGATATAATTTTTCTCTTAAATTGTGTTGTATCCGTAGACTATGTATATTATAAATTAACGGATATTTTTAGTAGTAATAAATCTCTCAAATCTTCATCTATTTATAAAGAATATTTTAGAAGTTTACAACCCGTAGCTGCATCAACAGAGTCAAGTGGAAAGTCACGTAATTTTTTTAGTTTATTCAGTAGAAAAAAACCAGCTGCGAGTGTAGAAGGAGGAGCTGATAGATGTAGCGCATTTATGGCTGTAGGTGATAAATATGTAGCAGGAGGAGGAATTATATGTGCCCATATTACATTCGATAACTTTGTTATGGGACAATTTGATAATATTATTTTATTCATGGATACATCAGTCGCGGGTACAACTGAAAAACCGTCTTACAATATACTTATGCAAACTTTCCCCGGTTCGATATTCAGTTCAACTGACTTTTTTGTTACATCAGCAAACATGATGGTAACGGAAACTACCATTGGTGGATTTAATGCATTTGAGCTACACGCTCCGTCATGTGTTCGTTGCCGTAAAGCAATGCAATATTCCGGAACACTAGATGAGTATGTTAAAAATCTTAGAGAAAATAATTCCGGTGACTATGCAAACACATGGTATGTTGGTCATACGTTAAGCAAAGATTCTAATGGTAAACAACGGCCTGAAATTATGAGAATTGAATTAGGTCTTAGATATGTTCATGTTGAAAAAAAGACAAATGGATATTTTATCGGGTTTAATGCCTGTTATGACCCACGTATTCGTAATCTTGAATGTAAAAATGATGGTTTTTTTGATATACGCCGACATTCCGGCGCACGACGCGTTACCTTAGATATGAAAATTAAAGAATATACACAGGGTGAAAAACGAATCTCCGCTACTGAAGCACAGTTAATAATTTCTAGTCACTGGGATATATACTTAGAAAAAGACAACAACCCATGTTCACGTACTATATGCTCTCATTATGAACTCGATAAACGCGAATATATTTCTCAAGAAAGTAGACCAAAACCATATCAACCACGAGGTTCAGTTGACGGAAAAATATGTTCTAGTGACCTATGCAATAAAATGCAGTTTTTGGCGCGATGGGGAAATGCATGTGGAACAGATTTCAAAAAGGATGACTTTTGTAACCTTCACGCACAATGGGAATACCAGCGTGCTTATTTGGAAGATAGGTTAAGAAAACCATGGGTGGTTTGCACCGAAGTGAATATAAAAAACCCAAATGCTGTTATGAGCACAGCAATAAAAGTGTATGATTTTTCTACTGGTAGTGCTATAGGTAGCACTAGCGCTAAAGATAGCGTAAGTACAAATGCAACCATTAGTAAACCACTTTCTCCTGTTACTTCTCCTGTTACCGCTACTCTTCCTACTAAATCTTCACCTCTTCCACCACCTTCTATACTTCCCTCTTTATCATCTCCGAAACCTACAACTATGTCTACTCCTACTCCTGTTCCTAGACCTACTCCTAGACCTACTCCTACACCTACTCCTACACCTACTACACTTACGCTAGATAATAAAAATCCACAACCAATAAATAATAATAGTGTATCATATGATGATGATTTATTTGCCGAAATCGGAGGCTCACATAAACTGTCACAAGAATTTGATAATAATAAAGAGTTAAAAGAATTTAATAAAATGTTTAAAAAACAAAACAGAAAAAGTTATAAGTCAAAGAATTCCAATACAAGAAGGAATAAAAAGAATGATAAATAAAATAAATTATAAATGAATGGCTAACGATAAATAATATAATATAATATATTAAACATTGCATTATATTATATATACATATACATACACATACACATACACTACCATGCAACCATCTACACTACCAGTAATCATACACGATAAAGATAAAGATAAAGATAAATGTTCCCCTAAACTTGGACCAAAAACCGATCCTATAACAGAGTGCGAAGAACTGGTAACTATTGTAAAAGAATTATACAGTAAATACCTAGAGGATGATTATGCTCGTACCGCATTAGTATCCCATATAAAGAACACACTTCCGTCTTTGTTACAGCAAAAATGTGATGCTAGGGTTCAGCGTGAAGAGCGTCGAAAAACCCTCGAAGAAACATCGGAAGAATTTATTCGTGAGTTTATCAATAGTTCTTCTTATTATTATAATCAAAATATCGACCTATTTTTTGTCTACCATAACAACACATATAAGATAATAAATGAGGATGAAATCGAACACGAGATTAGAACGACGATTACTGACCAACAAAATGCCGAATTATCTACCTGGAAGTATAAAATTAAAAACCAGGTTATTAAAAAGATAAAGGAGCGAGACCTTCTAACATCTATTCCTGAATCAGAAACAATTCAGCGCGTATTAAATGCGCTAACTCCTTTCGTATTTAAGAATAAAGACAGTGCGAAATATTTTCTCACCATTATTGGAGATATTCTTCTTAAAAAAAATACACATACGTATTTTATTTCCACCAAGGCGAAACAATTTATTAGCGAACTTGGCGAAGAAAGTTATGCTCTTTTCGGTACATCAAATATGATGAATCATTTCAAATTTAAATTTTACGAGCATAAATACGAAGATTGTCGTTTGATTGATATTGTTGAGAATGTTATTTCATTTCCTTTTTATACGCATAACGAGGGTTTGAAACATGCCGCTGGACATAATGTATTCAATGGACTAGGCCACTCGTCATCTTCTTCGTCTCTTTCAAGTCTTGTAGGAGGCATGGGTATGGGCATGGGTATATCATTATCCATGTCAAATAGTGGAATATCTACTCCGAAAACACCGACAACACCGGGCCATAGTCATGGTCATTCACACACACACTCTGCAAATATTATTCAAAAACAAAGCATGCTTGATTTATTTTGCGTAGCAGCACACTATTCGTCACGGTTTAATAGTGCTGACTTATTTATCGAAAAAACATGCAAAGACCGCACTGTAAAAGAACAGGCTTTTTATTTGAAAAATACAACCGATGATGGTATTCTTTCACGCTTTATTTCATCGACAACAGAGCCTTGCAAAGGTGTACATATTACTTGGAAAAATATGCTTTACCTTTGGAAAATCTTCATTGAAGAAGAGAAAATCCCTAATGTTTTTTTCACGAATGTTCTTAAAAAACATCTTATGAAACGACTTGAGTATTCGTGTGAACATATCCACGCAAGTGTCGTTGCAAGTATTGGTGGAGGCGGTATAGGAGATATGGGAGGGCTGGATATAGGAGGCACAGGAGATTCAGGAGAAATTGCCGAAGTAAATACAGAAGTGAATACAGAAGTACTGGATAATAGAGAGATGTTTTTAAATATTACGAGCAAACATTTACCGCTTGTTGGAAAATTTATGTCATTTTGGAACGAAAATATTAGATGTAATCATACGGAAATCGAATTAGAAATAGATGAATTGTCGACACTGTTTTTAAATCATGGAAATGTTTATCATGGAAACCAGAAAAATATTCAGACAATTACGGACCAGACAATTTTAGGATTTATTCGCCACTTTTTGCCTGATATTTGTATCGAAGAAGATAAATACTTGATGAATATTGGGTGTAAATTATGGGATAAGAAACAGGAAATAATCACCGGAATCGAGGAATTTAAGAGGGTGAATTTAGCGGGGAATAGTAATAATACGGCAAGCGGGACTTTAGGAAAGGGTAAGAGTAAAAATAAGGATGTAAATATGGTTACAGCGGCGGCGGTGGTAACGGCGACCACAGTATCATCATCATCATCATCGTCATTTCCAGTTCATACTATATACGACTTTTACTGTAAATGGGGATATAAACATAATAAAATGGTGGTAAGTAAAAGATATTTTGAGAAATTCTTTATTGATAACTATGGGGACAGTTTAACGGAAAAAAATGGAACACTTTGGTGGAGTTATTAATTTAAAGATAAAAATTTATTATATAATATATTCTATCTGTAATATATCATATAATATAATATTAAAAAATGGCTGCTCAACCGGTTGACTTATCATTATCATTAATATGTGATATATTATTTAACCCTGAATATAGTATTAAAAGCACAGTATATGCGGGTGCTGTTTCATTATTATCTGTGTTACAAGATAACCCTCGCTACTATAAAAGATATATCCAAAATAGGGGTGATAATTTTTTAGAGATTATGAATACTGAAGAACAGTCTGCAAAAGAAAGTGCTTATGCTGCTGGTGGACCATTAGAAGAAAATATTGATAATGATATTGTTATTTCGGGAAGAAGTCCAAGAGCATTAGCTGCACCCGTAGGTGCACCCGTAGGTGCAGCAGTATATACAAATTTAATTCAATTTGTTTCTACTACTAGAGGTAATATTAACACTATTTGTGGTTTAATGTTAGAATTAGTTCAAAACATTCAAACACAAATTACACAAGTTGTCCCCACACAAGCCGCACGAAGAACACGCATATATGATAATATTAGTTTAGTTAGAGATAAATTAGGAGCAGATGTTCAACAAATATTTCCAAAATTTTCACTTAATATTGTATGTCAAAAAGAGCCATTATTACAAACCATATTATTAGCAGGAAGAGAAAATGGAATGGGTAAAGTTTTAAATAATTTTGTTTTTAGAAGATTACAACAATATTTTACAAATTATGCAAAATTAAAAATTGTTGAACCATCTGAATCCAGTCGTCTATGGCAAGTTAAAATTTCGATTCATGAAAATGACTTTATATTTTTTACTGTACAAATTATTAATGTTCATGATGCTTTTTTTGCTACTTTTCCACCCCCACCAGATAATGCTGCCCGTCTTCAAACTAATCAGAGTTATGAAAATTTATGTTTTTCTTTATATAATAAAGCTAATAGTAGAGACTTTAACTGTTTGTGTGGTTTATCGGAAGTGGATATTTTTGCGGTTACCCAAATTGGACAAGCAAATTTAAATAATTTATTTTTATGTATTCAAATTTTTTTAACATACTTAATAGATACCCAAGTAATTATTAAAAAAAAATATTTTATTATTGGATTATATAATTTAATATATTGTTCTAATCAGCCACAATATACAATCGAAACAAAAGTATACAGATGGTTATTTGACCGACCGGTTCAAGCATTAATTGTTGTTGCAGGACAAGACAATAAAAATGTATTTCTTTATGCTATGCGTATAATACAACATGTTAATAATTTATGTAATCAAATACAAGATCAAGAAGAAAAACCACGAGTTGTTATGGGTGGTGGAAAACAATACTCATTATTTCAAAAAGCTTTAAATAAATTTAGTATACAATATGATGTTATTTTTAGAGTATGTATGCAAATAGTTGTAGGTGAACTTTATCCTGATGACCTAACTGATGAACTGACTCAACAACAACAGATTCAACTACGACAAAGTCTATATACAGAATTATACCATATTGTTATAAAGGCAGCAGCCGATGCTGATTTTGGTTTTTTTCATAAACCAGGAGCATTAGGTTCTACAGAGTGTATGTCTGTATGTATGTTATTACAAATAGCCTTAAAAAAATTAATTGATTATTTAGTTAATCCAACATATCAAACATATGAAGTTGATATTGGAAACTCTTGTATTGGTAACCCTCCATCAACGCTTAGTTCATTGCGTATGGTTTTAAAGGAATCATTATTATTTTATGATAACTTTCAAGGTGTAACTCCTGATATAGCACAAAGAATTATTCAGCTTAGTGCGGCTCTTGATATGAATTTCGATAATATAGCTTCTACTATATCACCATTTGACATAGTTCCAAAAGGTTCAATGAAAGACTATGTTCAACATGTAGTAGAAGCTGTATTATTATTTAGTGGTGTACGAGTACCAGACCTGACTAATTTATCTCAAGTATTGAGTGACTATTGTATGATTACAATAGAAGGCTTTTCATCACCTTTGAAGGGAATATTCGATATATTTTATACATTATTTATAATTGAAAATTTTACAAATAGAACATTAGTTACACAAAAAATAAATAAAGAATTAAAAAGAATATCTATTTGTGCTCAAATTTTATACTTACATTATTCAGAATTATATGCTGCTGCTGCTGCTGCTGCTGCTGCTTCTGCTCTTGCTGCTGCTTCTGCTTCAATTGTCCCTATGTTGCATATTTTAAAAGATATGATAAGTTATGGGTATGGTGGTAGTAATTTACTTGTTCCTGTTCAATTTACTCAAATAATGCAAAAATATGTAGATTTTATGAATACACTTATTGAGTTTAATAGTCTTCAAATAGCAGCTATACTTAACTTTTACTGTGTTAATCCGCCACCTCCTAACAGTAGAGCTTTGACAACAACCGAAACATTTTTTATGAACTTATTAGAAAATTCAAACCATGAGCCTCAGCCTCCACCACCTCCACCTCCACCCGCTGATGCTCCACCTCCACCCGCTGATGCTCCACCTCCACCCGCTGATGCTCCACCTCCACCTGCCGACTTGTCGGATATTCCTATAGACGCTCGTACTACTATAAACAATTGTTTAGGATGTATACATGGAGTAATTGGAGCATTAAGGTTAATGCCTATAAACGTTCTTAGTTGTTTATATCAAAATAAAATTTATTCGTCATATAGAGATACAAAGAATAAAAGTAACTCTATAGTTGTTATATCTATAGCATATCAATCTTTTTTGTGGAATGCTACAGAAAATAGACCTATTATAAAACTAGGACAACTTACACCGGCAGAGTTAGAAGAAGATAATGCAAAATTTGTTTTTACTCCTCCTCCTCCTCCTCCTCCTGCTCCACCTGTTCATCATGATGCAATAGGATTATATGATATATTTACGCAAATGCCAACTTTCTTTGATAATTTATTCCTTGCTGTTAGACCATGCTGTGTAGACAATTTTTTAGATATATCTAGAGAAGAGTTTGATGGTATAACTATTGATAGTCCTATACAGTTACAATTTATGTTTTGGTTTATAACATGCATTTTTGGAATAAAAACAAAATCTGCACCTAAAAAAATAATATCAATAGCAAGAACATATTTAAATTATATTAGGAGTTCTATTGAACTTAGAGAGCGTGGAAATACTATACTTGGATGTACTATTACTTTTCCACCTGTTGCTAATCCAGCACCAGCAGCTGTTGAATTATTAGGAGAAGATAGGGGAGTAGCAGCGGTACCACAAAGACTAGATAATTATGATAATGTATTATTTCTCGCATATGACCCGTATACCATTGAAAAAGCTTTTATACTGTATACAAATGCAGAGAAAAATTTTAGAGCAGATCCCGAAAATTATGTATTTAAAATTGAAAATACAATAGCTATAAGAAAAGATAGTGAAGTTTTAAAACGAGATGTTTTATCAAGATTAACCGATGCGTTTTCAAAGTTACCAAGAGGACAAGCGTATTTAAATGAGTCATATAAATTTATGAATATTATTTTGACAAATTTTATTTCAGCTTTGGAAGGAGATATGTCAATAGTTAATATTTTATCAAGAATTTCAAACCTACCTGGTATATTAACAAACAACCCATATAAACCTACACCACATGATGTATCAAAATTTATTGATTATAAAAAAAATCCACAGGCTTATCGTAATAATTGGATTAACTACTTACTTACACAAATTTTTAACTCAGAAAATGATGGAGAAAATTTATTTAATCATATGAAACTATTAGTTTTACTATTTAAATATTTAACATTATTACCATCCTATCTAGACACACGCGCAGTTGTGGTTCAACCTGGAAGACAAACAACACCAACCGCAATAGGAATTGCACAACAGTTAATACAAAGAAACTATAATTGTACAGCAGTAATACTACAACAAGCAGCTACGGTCCAGGGTTTATCACCACAAGAATTAATTCAAAATATTCAAGCTGCTGAGGCTACAACAGGACAACGAAATGCTGCTGCTACTGCTGCTGCTACTGCTGCTGCTACTGCTGCTGCTACTGATGCTGCTGCTACTGCTGCTACTGCTGCTGCTACTGCTGCTGCTGCTGGCGTTCCACTCCCGGTTCGTGGTACTCGTCGCACTGCAACTCCTCCTCCTGATAATCCTCCTAAAAAAAGACGTCAGGATGGAGGAACAATCCGCACCCGAAATTCTCATTCACCTAAAAAAACAAACAACCATACTCGTAAGAATAAGTACAAGCGCAACAATAAAAATAAAAATAAAAATAAAAATAAAAAACATAAATCCAGTCCTAAATATAGAAAAGTAAATCCATCATCGCGTTCAGGCTCCCAATCAAATAGAAAGAAATCTAAATCAAAACTCCCCCATAAAAATGTAACATTCAAGCGAAGAAGGTATAATAATAAATAATCACATACCTAATATGCTCGCCCAATATTTCATAATAATATAATTCAAAATTAGAAATATATTATTTTTATTTATGCAAACGATTTTCGATTAATCTCACGCATCTGTAACACCTCATGTTTTTAAGTCTCTCGTATATCTCCCCCCTCAATCTACTTACGAGCCTTACGGGACTTTTTAGCGCCGATTTTAACAGCGCCAAACTTGCCCTTCCTTGCAGTGTACCCATACTTCAACAAACGCTTCTCACGTTTTGCTGATTTGTGTTTTTTCTCTGAAACAATGCGACCGTTCTTGTTCATAACCAGGTCAAACCGAGTCAAACCCCCACTAGTCTTATAAGCAGTTTCATGCCATACTTGAGCACGAGAACCCACTAGTCTCTCAAATACGCGACCGTTGATTGTATATTTGCCGTCAGGGCGTCTTTTGTAACTGTGATGCATTTTTATACCTTATAGAAAAGAATGAGAAAAAAATATTATTTAATTACATTTTCATAATTACATTTTCATAATTATTATAAATAATGTAAATAATTCTATAATAATTCTATAAATAAATCTCTAAATATATCCATATTTCAATCACCCATTTCTACTCGTTGTTGCTGGACCTCCCTGAATCGGCCCAACATTTGGACCTAAACCCGAACCATTTTCATTAGGACGATACCTCATCGTCGAAGAGTACCCTGGTCCCGAACCTCCTGGGCACCCTGCCCATTTTCCATACGCATTCAACGTTTGATTCGCTACCGTAAAACATTGATTATGATTATTTGACCCAACGGACGCCACTATTTGCATTGACATCTTTATTCTACATGGAAACTTCGATACCAACAACGGATTATAAATATTCTTCTTCAATGGTTTCTCAGGACAACAAAGATGTTTTAAACGATTCGGTTTTTGTATAAAGTTAAAGTCGGACATATTATCGTACTTATATATTTACACTTTTATTTTTACGATTTATAACATTTATAACATTTATAAAATTGATATAAAATAAACATAATATATTATATAACAAATCCATTCCAACACAACAAACAAACAAACCAACTTGTATAACAAGTTAGAAATCAAATCAATGCAAACGTCCACCTCTGTTGTCGAACATATCGAAGCGTCTAAACCAAAAGTTCCTAAAGCAAAAAAAACTATTAATATTCCAAAAATCGATACAGCAGCACTTGTTAGTGGAGGGGTGACGCTGACACCAGCACCCACCCAAGAACTTGCTAAATATCAGAAAATGTCCGACATAGAGCATATCCTCAAAAAACCGGATACATATATCGGCTCCATTGAAATGACAGAAGCCGAAACATTTGTCTACGATTCGGCTACATCTTCCATCGTACAGCGTGCTATTCATTATATTCCAGGACTCTACAAACTCTTCGATGAAGGTGCAGTAAATAGTCGTGACCATTTTGTTCGCCAAGAGCAAGCAATTCGCGATGCTAAACCCAATGCTCTACCTGTAACATGCATCGAATTCGAAATAAGCGAAGATGGAACTATTTCAATCACGAATGACGGAAACGGTATCGATGTAGCGCAACACCCCGACCATAAGTTATGGATTCCCGAGATGATTTTCGGCCACCTGCGCACATCTACAAACTACGATGAAAACAAGAAAGAGAAAATCGTCGGCGGGAAAAATGGTTTCGGATTCAAACTCGTTCTCATCTGGTCTTCATGGGGTCGTGTCGAAACTGTCGACCATGTTCGTGGACTAAAATATATCCAAGAATTCAAAAACAATCTTGACGAGATTTGCCCGCCAAAAATCACGAAATGTACAACAACGAAGCCATATACGAAGGTGTCGTTTCGCCCCGATTATGCGCGATTCGGTATTGAGGGATTGACACCAGATATGCGCTCACTTTTCGAGAAACGTATTTACGATATCGCCGCTATTACTGACAAGTCTGTCAAGGTCAAATACAACGGTGCTCTTATTCCGGTGAAACATTTCCAACAATATATCGACCTCTATATTGGTGCAAAGGGCGAGACGAAACGTATCTATGAGGCACCCGACCCAAGGTGGGAGTATGTTGTATCTCTTGCACCGAATGGCGAGTTTCAACATGTGTCATTTGTGAATGGAATCTACACACAAAAAGGCGGTAAACATGTCGAGTATATTATGAACCAGATTGTTCGCAAGTTGACCGAGTATATCAAAACCAAGAAAAAGGTTGACGTGAAGCCGACGACAATCAAGGAACAGCTCGCGATATTCTTGCGCTGTGATATTGACAACCCGTCTTTCTCAAGCCAGAGCAAGGATGAGATGGGAACAGCGGTTGCGTCGTTTGGGTCGACATGTAAAGTGAGCGACGACTTTGTCGAAAAGTTGGCCAAGATGGGTGTAATGGATGCAGCGTGTGCTCTGACAGAGGTGAAGGAAAACAAGGCGGCGAAAAAGACGGATGGGACAAAGACTCGAACGATTCGTGGTATTCCGAAACTAATCGATGCAAACTTTGCAGGTACAGAGAAGTCCGCACAGTGCACGATTATATTTTGCGAAGGTGATTCAGCAAAGGCGGGAATTGTTTCGGGTCTTAGTCGTGAAGACCGCAACTTGATTGGTGTGTATCCGATGAAAGGCAAGATGATGAATACACGCGGAGAAGCGGTGAAGAAAGTCGCAGAAAATCACGAAATCACGGAAATCAAGCAAATTCTTGGACTGGAAGTCGGGCGCAAATATACTCCCGACGATGTGAAGTATCGCTTGCGTTATGGTAAAGTCTTATTCATGACGGACCAGGATTTGGATGGTTCGCATATTAAAGGGCTGGGAATCAATTTGTTTCAGAATGAATGGGCTTCACTTACAGAGATTCCGGGATTTATTGGTTTCATGAATACACCGATTTTGAAGGCTAAAAAGGGAACACAAGAAAAAGTATTCTATAATGAAGGCGAGTATCGTGCATGGAAAGAGGCGACCGAATCAACGGGAGGAGGTGCAGTGGGTGTATCGACAGCGACACACGCACAACCATCAGGGTGGACTACAAAATATTATAAAGGTTTGGGAACAAGTACGGGCAAGGAATTCAAGGAGTATTTTGAACATAAGAAAATCGTGGATTTTACACATAGCGGCGAAGCGTGTGACAATGCGATTGATATGGTGTTCAATAAGAAACGTGCAGATGATCGCAAGACGTGGCTGGCGACATATTCTCGTGACAGATATTTGGATACGCTTCAACCTAGTGTGACATATGAGAAATTCATTAACGACGAGATGATACACTTTTCGAAATATGATTGCGACCGTTCAATCCCGAATTTGATGGATGGTTTGAAAATCTCTTTGCGAAAGATTCTGTTTTCGGCATTCAAGAAAAACCTCAAGACTGAAATCAAAGTCGCGCAGTTTAGTGGATATGTTTCGGAACACTCGGGATACCATCATGGTGAAGCGAGTTTGAACGCGGCGATTGTCGGAATGGCGCAGAACTTTGTAGGCAGCAACAACATCAATCTGTTTGAACCCAATGGTCAGATGGGGAGTCGTTTGAAAGGAGGAAAAGATTCTGCTAGCGAAAGGTATATCTTTACGCAACTCAATAAGCTAACACGACTTATTTATCGACCCGAAGATGATAATACACTTACATATTTGGACGATGATGGACAAAGCGTTGAGCCGATTTATTATGTGCCGATTATTCCTATGGTCTTGGTAAATGGAACAAAAGGAATTGGAACAGGTTTCAGTACTGATATTATGTGCTATAATCCTGCGCAAATTATCGCGTATATTAAACATAAACTTGTGGGGGCATCGGCACCTGTACCCACAATCGAACCGTTTTATAAGAACTTCAAGGGAACCATTCGGCGTGTAGGTGATACCAAGTATTTATTGAAAGGATGTTATACGATTCTGGATGATAAGAAAATCCGTATTACGGAACTGCCGATAGGAACATGGACGGATGATTATAAGAATTTCTTGGAGAATCTTATTGAGCCACCAGCAGGAAGTAAGGACAAGGACAAGGATAGCTCAGCAAGCAGTGCACCAATCGTGAAAGATTATAATGACATGAGTACAGATACACACGTGGATATCACGGTTACGATGGCTGCAAATATTATCAAGACGTATAGTGAAAAGGCGACGGAGTTTGAATGTAATATGTTGGAGAAAGTGCTAGGATTATACACTACGCAATCTACGACAAATATGAATCTGTTTGATGCAAAAGAGAAACTTATCAAGTACAGTAGTGCTGAAGAAATCGTGGACTCATATAGCGTAACACGTTTGGAATTTTATGGGAAACGCAAGGATGCGCTTATTGCGGCACTTCGAAAGGAGTTGATGGTCTTGAGTAATCGTGCGAGATATATTACCGAATTATTGGAAGACAAGATTGACCTTCGTCGCAAAACGAATAAACAACTTGTTGAGTTATTGAAAGAGCGTAAATATGATTCGATGGATGCAAAGGATGCAAAGGATGCAGGCAGCGATGAAAATGGAGGAGATGATACATCGAGTCAAGGACAACAAGGATACAAGTATTTGCTAAAATTGCCGATGGATAGTGTATCGGAAGAAAATGTCAAGAAACTGCTAAATGAAAAGGAAAAGAAGGAAAAAGAGTTGAGCGAGTTGAGTTCAAAAACGGTGGAACAAATGTGGATAAAAGATTTAGAAGAATTGGAAGTTGAATATAACAAATTTGTTGAAGCGACAACGTACCCGTATTCGGCTACAAGTGAAAGCGCAGCGAAGGCTGGTGGTGGTAGTGGAAAGGCTAAAAAAGTTAAAGCGAAATGAAACAATGAAAGTAAAAGTTAAGTTAAGTTAAGTAAAGTTAAGGAGTAAAACTTGTTGCTATATAGTAACAAAAAGTTATACGCTATGGTAGGTCAAGGTAGATTTGATAATATAATATTTTTATTTACATGAAACTTTGTCTATTTATCTATCTATCTGGTATTTAAAACCAAGGCTTCATTTCGAGAGTCTTACCTTTAACGTTGTCGTATGCAGGCCATGTCATCACAGTGTACATATTACTAGCATCTCGTTTATATTTCAAGTATGCGCTAACCTCGTTCATTAGTTTAGGAACACAGTGATTTACAACATGCTGATTTAATGTCGCGACTTGTTCCCTAATATTAGTCGGCAAGTTAACAGCGCTTTCGAGATATAAAGCACGCATAATAATTTTTAATTCGTCGTTATCTTGTTGAGAGATGGTATATTCGCCATTGGATAGGCGGTATACTTCAGCACGAAGAGAATTCTGGATAATCTGGATATTATCTTTACTGAAAAAAACGTTACTTACATCGTTGTCCATCCAGTTGCCGGTTAAGGCATCTCTAAATGTAGTAATCTGATTTACGGGTATTTTATCCCACATGGCGAATCTTACATCGGGAGGAGGACCTTCAATATCGATACGACCATTAGATACTGTTTTAGTAGATATGTTTTGGATGGTTTGAGAGTCTCGGGGCATACATGTTGAATTTGCGTTTCTATTTCCTGAAAACATTTTAGAAGATTTGATTTGTGTATATTATAATAACTAAATATAAAAATATCTAATATTTAGTATTTAATATTTAGTTGTATAAATAATTAATTGCATAAATAATTAATTATATTTACATTATATATATTTACTTAAAACAATAAATTTAAATTATGTCATTTAATAGCGTTACGTTAACTGTTGCTGGTATTATATTTGTTGTTTTATTAGCAATTACAGCATATTTTATTTATCAAGACCAGAAAAGTAAATTTACATTGATTCAGGCGACATGTCCTGATTATTGGATATTAAAAAAATATGATGATGGAGTCAATAAGGGAAAAAATTATTGTGAACCTAGTAGTAAGAATATGGGAACATGTAGCTCTGTTCCTGGAGCAATAAATCTTGCACCAAAATATAATGTATTAAACGACAGCAATGAATGCACTAATTATAAAAATAAGATGACGTGGGTTAATAACTTCTGTGGTAAGAAAATACTATGGGATGGGGTTACAAATAATGCTGAACTTAAAAATAAATGTAAATAATAAAGTAATAAATAGTTTTAGATTTTGTAATAAATATATAATAATAATATAAGTATTGTTACTTTATTATTATTGAGATTTATATAGTAGGATGGTGAAAAAAGAACAGGTGAAAAAAGAACAGGCGAAAAAACCACTAACATTAAAAGAAAAATTAAAAGAACAATACAAAATTAAAGAAGCAAATAAAAAAAATGCCAGACTTGAACGCGATGTAGGTATTTTACGTTCTTTACTAGTATACCCTGACGATGGTAGTATTCCTACTTTTCAAGGTATTGATAACCATGCTATCAGAGCAGAACTTACTCAGCTGTATGGGACGTATAGGGACACACTTAAATTTTTAATTATATCAATTATTGATATTATACATGATGCGCATGGTAGTCGTGTTGGTGCTACTACTCAGGTTGCTCAATCACCGCTGTTCAAATTAGTGGTATGTAATATTTTTCGAATACGTCTGGATTTATATGAATTTATTTACACCAAGGTTGTCCCTGTAACCCAAAGTGTTTTAGAAAAATTTATAAAAGGTAGTGTTCCAGTGGCTACTAGTATGACTGCTGAAGTATATTTTACCGATATATCCATAGCTCAAGGATACCCACCACCACAACCACCACCACAACCACAACCACTTACAGTTACTACTATTTTAAGAGATAATGTTGGGATAGGAACTACTTTAAGACAACATATAGAAAGACTAGGGTTTCAAATAGTATTTGCCAAAACACCATCTATAGTTTTAGATTCTGTTTCTGTACCTATGACAGCCCAGGATTATATTACATTAAATGCTAATATATCTCCACCTACTGTTCATAGTGTTGTGAACGAATTGTTTCCTGGTACAGTAAATATCCAGGTCAGTACTCTGGTTGGTGGTAATTATAGTGCTAATATTAGTTATACGCCTCCTGCTGCTCCTGCCCCTGTTTTTACTCTTACTTTTCCTTGGAATCCTACGTCTGATCCCCTAGTTGGATACAACCCGATAAGTTGTACTACTCTTCCTCCTAGTATAGTACAAAATCTCACTCAGATAACATGTTTACCTCCAAATAATACAAAAAATTGTGCTTTTATAATAGCTTATTCAAATGTAGGAGATAAAGCAGTTAGAGTAACTCTTGCGGAATATATAACACGAGCTAACAATGCATTAGGAATAGAATTATCGAGAATTGCTCAAGGTATTTTAGGTTTCCAACCTTTAACACTTGAACAATATATACTATGCAAGTTAATAGGTGACTATTCTTACGTTTTATATTATACTAGAGGTATGTTGAATTTTGTTACTACGTCGGATATTATATCAGGGTTAAGACTTTTTTTAAAAGGTGTGGCGGTATTATTTAGTATGGGCTCGCAGACGATTGTCTGTTATAATAGTATGAATTTTAATGCACCGTTAGTTGTTGAAAATTTACCTCGTGTAATAAATACTATTGCTCAAAAAAAAAAAGTAGTAAAAGAAAAAGCAGAAAAAAATATATTAAATAAAGTTAAAGGACAAATAAATAGCCCCGGTAAAACAACTAATATTAAGCCAAAAATTCCAGTAAAGGCACAGATATTGCGGAATCAGAAATCTAGTATACTGCGAAACATACAAAGAGTAGATTATGGAGTTGTTAGAACCCGCCAAAAAGGTGGACAACCAGAATCAGAACCAAAACTTTCATTATTTGATGAAACTGTATCTGCAGCTGTAGAGAATCCTTGGTTTAGTAAAGAACTATCACCATTAATCAAATCCGTCATTAATCCTACAATATCACATGAAAATTTAGAATTATTAATTAAAGTATTAAAAAATCAATTTAAGATACTCAAAGACCAGTTAGACAAATTTGAAAAAGGAGGTAATTTTTTTATGTTCAGTAATAGTACGGCTGTTAATTACTGGAGTTCATGTACCACGATTATTAAATATCTGAATGCTATTTTTGATATAATGAGTTCAGAAGAATTTATAGCATATTTTACTACGAATTGCTCGGGGGAATCATATCAAGAATGTATTAAGCTTATGAGACAATATGTGATAGTGTTTCCTTTTATATTTGACACAGAAACAAATAGTTGGTATTTAAATTATACTTATCCCTTTAATGTTTGTTTAAATGATTATATATTATCTTTATTAGAGAATAAACCGAAAGATCAAAAAAATCTCAATAGAATTGAAGAAATTATTAAGTTTATACGTGAACGTAAAACAAGTTCTAGTGATTCCCCTAGTACTCCGTTAGAATATGGAAAAAAAATGTCGTTTAACACTGCTGTAACCTTTGTTATTATGTCTGAGTGTATAAAAACTGGTACTCAACAACAATTTTTTGAACAACATAAATTATATAAACAGCAATCAAATTTACATTTAACAAAATTTGATGATAATAGTTTACGTGAGTTTTTAAAACAACTATCGCCTCTTATACCTAAGGACACTAATGGTGATACTAGTGATGTCGAGGTTACATCAGATGACACTAGTAAAGTCGAAGATACATCAGATGACACTAGTGAAGTCGAAGATACTGGCGATGATAAAGAATATTTTAAAGAAATTGATAATTTTTTTCAAAACTTTGTAGTAGATAATAATATACTTTATGAAGACTTTGTAAAAGAACTAGTTCGTTTTTTAATACAAAATAACAATATTATACAAGAAGGTGTTTTTTCAGTTATAAAATTTATATTACTTTTTCAAAATTTTGATAATATTGCTTTATGTAGTTATACGGTGATAAAAACAATTATAGAAGCCCTTTTAAGTCAGAAATATGTAAATGAAAGTTTTGCATTTATAAATAATGATTTTAACATTTTATTTTATTATAATAATTTAAATATTTTTTTTAAATATGTACCTGAAGTAGTTAAAAAAATAGATGAAACCAGAAAGATTCAAAAATTAACAAGTATTGATGATTTAATTATTTTAGAAAAAAATATAAGTGTTCAAATCGATTTGTATGGTTATTGTGTAGACTATGCACTGAGTAAATTTTATGATGAACTATATGATGATAGTATTGACTCAGGTCGTACTTTTCAAACAACAGATGATTATGTTGACTTTCAAATGGAAAAACTACAAGAATTTATAAATAAAGAAGTAGACAAATATTTAAGTTATCATGAAATAGAAGAAGAAGAAAAAGAAAAACAACACATTGACCCATTAAGCTTATTAGTACTTACTCAAAAAGAAACACAAAATCTACAACCAGTCGCACCAGTATCTGGCGGAAAAAATAACCCAAAATCCAAGCATAACGCAAAGTATCGTAAAAAATATAAAAAGTTTGTAAGCAAGTACATCATAAAAAAAAAGAAAAATAAAAACAAATCTACCCATAGTACTAATACCATGAATAAAACCAAGAAAAATAAAAGATTAGCAAAAACCAAACCTAAGTCCAAGTACGCCAAGAAAACATTAAAGAATAAAAAGCGTAAATCAAAATCAAAATCAAAATCTAGTAACCATAAATCGAAACACAACAAGAAAGCAAATACCAATTACTATAACCTCTACAAGCACAATAAAACATTAAAACATTAATACGATAATTAACCCCGATTTAACCAACGAATTAAAATCTTATTTATTATATATATTTATAATAAACAAGGAATCCCCAAATCTAACAACATAAAATGGATGCATCTTTATCAAACGCAAATATAAATGTAAATCTCAGTTTTAGAAAAATAGCGGTACTAACAGCCGTCGTAGTTTTTTTAGCACTAATACCCATTTTTGTCATTATCATAATCCGCGCAAATAATAAAAAACAAATATGGGCTCCTATGGTAAGCGAATGCCCTGACTATTGGAAACTATCTAAGAGCGAGGATGGTCACATTCGATGTAAACCCGATAAAAAGAATGCCGATTATGCAAGTCCATACGGCTTTTTCACTTATCAGTTTCCTACAAAAATGAATAAATACGAGTACGCCATTCAAAATAAAATTACATGGGATGGAATCACAAATGATGACACACTAATAAACAACTACAAGGAAGAAGCTCCCAAGTCTATTTTCTGGTTACTAGGTAAAATGTTTACTGTTCAAAATACGTAATAGAGTTATTCGTATAATTATTCGTATAGTTATTCATAGAATTAATCCCGACATAAAAAAATAAAAATAAAATACATTCATAAATCGACATAGAAACAATTATAATATTTTAATAAAGAAAGATACAATAGTTATTATATTATATAACATAAAATAAGCATGAATAATTTAAATATCAATTCTATTCTTGGAAGAGACCAAACATATAAAAAGATAAAAATAATTCTTGATGGTTTCCAGGATAATAAAAGCGACATCACATTAAAAAGAGGAATATATATATACGGTAATCCCGGCTCAGGTAAAACAGAATTTATTGTAAATCTTCTCCGCGAACAAAACTACGATATTATTAAATATGATGCAGGCGATATTCGTAATAAATCCATCATTGACACGATTACAAAGCATAACATGTCAGATAAAAATATAATGTCAATGTTCGAGAAAAAGGTCAAGAAAATTGTGATAGTCATGGACGAAATTGATGCAATGAATAACGGCGACAAAAGCGGAATAAATTCTCTAATAAAATTAATACGCCCTAAGAAAACGAAGAAACAGAAGGTAGAAGAGGTTTCATTTAATCCGATTATATGTATTGGTAATTACCAAATCAACAAAAAGATAAAGGAACTCATGAAGGTGTGTCATACATTCGAGTTAAAAACGCCATCAAATGAGCAAATATCGTCTCTTTTATTGTCGATGAATTTGAAGTTCGACAAAGTATTAAATGATAATATTATATCATTTATTCAGGGCGATTTGCGAAAACTAGTGTCAATATATCAAATGGCGGGCAAAGAAAATAATATTCTACAGAATGATATTATAGAGACGATATTTCAGCCGAAGAGTTATAACGATGACAGCAAAAAGTTGACTCAGCATTTAATAAACAATAACTACCCGATTGAACAGCATAAAGTACTGATGAATGAGACAGACAGAACGACGGTTGCACTTTTATGGCATGAAAATATAATCGACGTTTTGGCGAAGTATAAAAAGGATGTTTCTATTCCTTTTTATCAGACGGTATTGGACAATATATGTTTTGCTGACTATATTGACCGAATCACATTTCAGAATCAGGCTTGGCAGTTTAACGAGATGAGTTCTCTTATTAAGACGTTTTATAATAATAAGCTTTACCATGAACAGTTTACGAAAAAACCAAAATTTAATCCCGTAGAAGTGCGATTTACAAAAGTATTGACAAAATATAGCACGGAATATAATAATTCACTTTTTATTAAGACGCTTTGTCAACAGTTGTCCATGGACCAGAAAGATATGTTTTCCTTTTTTATGCATATTAAAACCCAGTATAACGAAGACGAGATATATAATATGCTTGAAAATTACGAAATCACCAAGTTAGATATTAATCGAATATATCGATATTTAGATAAATATACACAAAAAACACTCGAAGTTACAAACGATGATGACAAAGTAATTGACAGCGATGATGATATGATTTAATGGTAATAGTATAATATTATTTTATATATAAATAATATAATATTAATTTATATATATATATATTCATTCATGTCACAAATATTTTTTGGTTCATACAACTCATACTTGAATTCTAAAAATTGCTGCAAGGATCTTATTCCTGGCCCTCGTGGTCCTACGGGATACACTGGTTACACTGGTTACACTGGTTACACTGGTTACACTGGTTACACTGGTTACACTGGATGGACAGGTTATACAGGTTATACAGGCTACACAGGGTATACAGGGTATACAGGTGTTACCGGCGCAACTGGATGGACTGGACATACTGGACCTACGGGGCCTACTATAACACCAACGGCAGGAGGCTCTACAGGTAACGTTGTGAGTTATCGTAGCGGAACATGGACATACGACGCTTCTAAAACATTTATTATCGACCATCCACAAAATAAAGAAAAATATTTAGTACATGCTTGTTTAGAAGGTCCTGAAGTAGGTGTTTACTATCGTGGAAAATCCGAAGTGACAAATGATACATCCGTTACAGTAAACTTGCCTGACTATATTCTCGGATGGGCACATGATTTTACTATTACCGTAACTGGTATATATGATGGGAAACTTAAACTATATAATGCTTCTGAAGTTGATGAGAACGGTGCATTTACGGTATATGGTGAAAATGGTAAATTTAACTGGATAGCTATAGGTAAACGCGGTGACATAAATGCTGAACCATATAAAAATGAAATAGTCGTCAGAGGCGATGGACCTTACAAATGGGTTGAATAATTATACCAAAATATAACACTATGATGTAACACTTTGCAAAATATAACATATCGGTGATACATGTTATATTTTAAAGAACTTAATATAATAATGTTTTAATGTTTTAATGTTTTAATATTTTAATATATACAACAGTTACTCCTCGCTTTCACGTAGCATCTTGGTCATCTTCGCAACACGACCCTTCCACCAATTCAAGGTATCCGCCGAAAAAACATCCGGCCTATAACGCCTATGGTCAATCGCCTGTTTAGGAGAATCGTAAAAATACATATCTGGCTCCACTTTACCACGTCGCCCCGTCGAATCACATACCTTCCATAGCAAATCCTCATACATCGACCCCACGCGCCAAGGATACGCAATCCCCGTAACCGCATTCACAATAAAACGCCCCTGTACATTCGACGGAAACGATTTACGACTCGGTCTCTTATCCTTGCTGTTTTTAGAACGCGTTTCATCGCCATCACATGACTCCACGGCATCATTCGGGTCATTTAATTCATATGTATGATCCAAATTCTTTACCATCTTATTGCTTCTGTTGAAGGTTAACGTTAACGTAAACTATAATGTCCGTTGATACTATAAATATAATTGTTTCTTTAAGCGGTTTTATAAAATATTATTTCATGATAAAATATTTAGTGTTTTCAATGGTTTCAATGGTTTCAATGGTTTCAATGGTTTCAATGGTTTTCAACATTTACTACAATTACTTCGCTGCTTTCAGTTACTTTAGTTTCCAATTCACTAATATATAAATTCTTCTCATCTAAAATTTTCTGCTGTATTTCGATGATTTCTTTTAGTCTTATATTTTCACGAGCACTATTTTCATATAAATCTTTAAGTTGTCCGACTTGAGAAAGCTGTTTCTGTTGTGACGTCAACATTTCAACAACTTCATGATGATTTAATTCACGCGGTGGTTTACCATCTTCTCGAAAAACGATTGTACTCCCTGTATTTTTAGAATGCTGTGCAGTATTTGAACTTAAAAAATCATGATTCTTTTGCCTCTCTTCCACCATTTTTTTCTCCATTTCTTTTCTTTTTAATTCTAACTCTTTCATTTGTTTCAATACATCCGGTTTCATATTTATATTCCCCGGTTCATATGCTTTTAACTTCACTTCCAAATCTTCTACAAAAAATTTTATTATATCTTTGTCCTTTATAAATTCGCCTATTGTTCTTGTGCTATATTTTATATACTGATTTCCGCTAATGTTTTCCAACAATGTTCTCTTATCGAATGTATTATGAGAATGTGAAAATACCAGGATCGTTTTCAATGGGTCAAGCTGGACAAACGGCACTGTATAATTTTTTAAGAATTCATGCTCTTCGGCCAAGCATGCTTCTTCGTTATATTGCGTCTCTTTTAATAATTTCCTCTTGAATGCAAATGTACCTGCTGTTGCGTGGTTGGGTCCGTAGGGTCCAAATTGTACCATCTTACATTTATCTTGATTCTCTTTGAAATATATATACATTTCACTAGAACCAGCACACAATGCATTCTGATTCCCCATCAGTCGCTCAACTGCATGTGAAACACGTTCAGGAGGATAATAATCGTCATCATCCATATACACGATGATATCACCACAGGCTTTTTTATGCATAATATTTCGCTTCTTTCCAAGCGTCATCTTTTCATCGTACTTAAAATACTTAACACTAGGGTGCGACTTGACTATATCTTCAATGGGGTCACTTCCGTCATCAATGATAATCCACTCCATCTTATTTTTCGGATAATCTTGACTATCAAAACACTTTATCATCATTTCAACAAATGGTCGTCTATTAAATGTAGGTGTACATACACTTACAAATGGAAGTTTCATGTCAATGCTTCTATTTTTATTCTTTGTCATTATTACTGCAGATATTATCGGTATAAAATGTATATATATATTATACATAAATACATTTAACATTGTTTAATAAATATTTAAAATATTTATTAAACTAAATATTTATTAAACTAAATATTTATTAAACTAAATATAAATTATATTACTTATTTAATAAATTGCTTAATAAATTTCTTAATAAATTGTTAAATTATTATTATATTACCCAGCATTCCCAGTAAAATATGCAACAATTATGAAAAATATTATACCAGCGCCACCGCTATTTCCTAAATCTTGAAAAGCGTATAACGCAATCATTATATAAAATATAAAAAGCATATATGGTCTCATATTATTGAATATTTTATCATAGTCTCCCTTGTTCCTAATATTCAAACAAGGGTATAATAAGAATATATACGCCGTTTGTATGGCCATCCATATACCATTTCCAAATGCTATAAAAATACCAAAAAACAATGTGAATATCATTCCCCAGAATGGGTGATCACTTATTATACCAAATACAAGACCCATTATTCCAGCAACAAAACCTGCAATAGGAATAATATAAAACACGATTAACGGAAAAAGCATAAATATCAAAAATTTTCTTCCTCCGGCAACCTGCATATTATCCCACGAATTTTCATTATCGGCTTTTCCACTATCAGTGGTATCAAATAAATTCAAAAATGCTTGTAAAAGTGACCGCGCACCTTGTCCTAAACCTCCATATACAGAGTTAAATAAATAGTTAAACAATGCTTGTGATACACCATTTCCCACACCACCTTCCTCTACCTCGTCTAGTAAATATATATTTTCTTTTTCAGTATTAATAACATCAGCTAAGTTATTATTAGTACATATGCGGGGCAATAAGTTATACGGAAACCCATAACTAAAAAAACTCGCATTTTTATTTTCTGTTATACAATATGGCGGGGCATACCGATAAGTTGGAAGAATATATTCCTTTTCATTTTTCGAGCGCGTCATCAAAAATAAAGCATTACACCCTAAAATACCCCAAATATAGGCAACAATAATCGCAAATATAACATGTATAACGAATACCAGTATATTATTTGTAGTCGTAGTTTGTGTTTCATCCATGAGTGCACTCGTATTTGACGCCTGTTTTGTGGTACCGGGCGTAGCACCAATGACATTACTACCTGCTGCTGCAGGTGCGGCTTTTGCAGCTGTTGCGGCTTTTGCAGCTGTTGCGGCTTTTGTAGTAGTACTTGTCGTTGTATTTTTACCTTCACCAGTATCTTCTCCGGTCTCATCTCCTGTTGCTTTACTATATATATCACCCATACCAGGAAATGTAAATGCTTCTTTAATACTCGATGTTCCTCCCATTAATTGTTGTAATCTTGTTTTTGCTGACATTTTTTGATATAAATATGTATAGTATATTAATATATTATAACATTTTAAATATACTGTAACATTTTAAATATACTGTAACATTTTAAATATACTGTAACATTTTAATATATTGCGAATATTAACAATATATTAAATATATTTAAAAGTATAACTACTATTAATATAGCACATATCATATATCGTTCTATATAACAATTTGTTAAATACCATATACAAATAATGACAAAAATAGAAGAAGGTTTGAAACTAGATTTTCATAATGTTCTTATTCGTCCAAAACGTTCTACTATTAATAGTCGTTCTAATGTCAATTTAATGCGAACTATCAAATTCAAAAACTGTAAATCCCTAAAATCATGGGAAGGTATCCCTATTATTGCATCCAATATGGATACTGTTGGAACTTTCGATGTTTATAAAACATTGTCAAAGTTTAAGATTATTACGGCTCTCCATAAATTCTATACTATTACAGATTTCTTATCATATCAGACCACTAACAATCTCATTTTAAATCCCGACCTTTTTATGGTTTCTACTGGAATCCAGGAAACAGATTTTACTCGTCTTAAAGGCATCCTTTCTGTGATTGAGTGTAACTGGATTTGTATTGATATAGCGAATGGTTATATTCAATCTCTTGTCCAGTTTTGCAGGCGTGTTCGCGAACAGTATCCCGACAAAATTATCGTTGCTGGAAATGTAGTTACCCGCGAAATCGTCGAAGAACTTATTCTCAATGGTGGTGTTGATGTTGTTAAGGTCGGTATTGGACCAGGAAGTGCTTGTCTCACTCGTATGAAAACAGGCGTAGGTATGCCTCAGTTATCTGCTATTATGGAATGCGCCGATGCAGCTCATGGTGTAGGAGGACATATTATTGGCGATGGAGGTATTACTTGTCCGGGTGATATGGCGAAGGCATTCGGTGGTGGTGCCGATTTCGTCATGGTTGGTGGCGCATTTTCCGGCCATGACGAAAATCCTGGAGAAATTATAACCAACCCTGATGGTTCACAAAGTAAACTATTTTATGGAATGAGTTCTTCACACGCCATGACTAAACACTATGGTGGTATGAATGATTATCGCGCATCCGAGGGCAGAATTGTTCGCGTCCCATACCGCGGTCTTCTTGAACACACAGTTCTTGATTATTTGGGAGGGCTACGAAGCACTTGTACATATATAAATGCGTCTTGTATTAAACACATGCCGCTGTGTACTACATTTGTTCAGGTTTCGCAACAACTTAATACCTCGCTTGTATCGTAATTATATATAGTCACTATATTTCTGACTCAATATTTCGATTATTATTTTATCGAAATATTGTAGTGTATACTATAATATTTTTATCTCGCATACATAAGACCTGCATTACCAGACATAAATGTAACGACGTTGTATCTTTCTTCTAAAATAACCAAATTATAGTTGTAGTCATATATACGCCATGTCGGCTTATTTACACCAATTGGTATTTTCGTTGCAGGGTCACAAATTGTCAGAAAATTTGCACTAGGGTCCAATGGTGGATAAAAAGTTGTGAACTCAAATTGAACATTCGAAAACTTACTTGTATTAAGCGCTCCGGTCGGCTGTAAATTAAGCGGGTTGGTATCTAGACAAAAATTATAACAATATAATCCATCAACGCCTTCTCCGCTAGTTCTTACGTATTTTTCTATATAGTTATATACACCTGCATCTAGCACATTTTCACGATACTTACCGTCCAACAAAATAGCCATATTTAGTAATATATTACGCTGATTATCTACACTAAATGGTTGTGTAACAAAAAATCCTGTATTATTGCCTGTTATCGTATTATATCCTGGACCAATTTGATTATCGTTACATGTTACATTTATTCCACCATACCAACCATTATACTGTGTAAGCGGCACAATAGGTGCAGGAAGTATATTTACGGGCAAATAATTATATGGCCAATTCGTATAGTTGCTCCACTGATTTCGTAAGTTAATATCACTTCGCTGAAAAAAGAACATCCAACTACTTACCATTCCGAGCGTATTTTCAAGCCATACACGTTGTGATCCTGTAACATTCTCAAAATTCCATTCATATGCAGACTTTATTAAATATTTTTGCTCTGATGCTGCAAATGTCTTCGCTTCCTCGTTTGATAAAAATCCATATGTGCTAATCAAATGTATATCTGCATTCCACTCGGATTGTGCTGGATTCTGATAATCGGATGAATTTAAACTTACACTGGGTGGAGACTGGAGAAATCTATACAGCTGCATATATTCGTTACTATAGTTTGGACGAACAATAGGCCATCCGTTTTGTGGGTCCATAACATCACGAATCGTGTATAAATCTTGTATAGGTCGCATAACTACGTCTATCTTTAGCTGATTATACTGAAGCGCGATTAGAGGAAACGCCATTTTACTTGAAAGAGTAAACCAAGCATTTATTGGTATATATAATTTACGACTTCGAATTGAAGGTTCTGATCCTTGAGGTAACGTAACATAATATGCATTCGGATACATATTTATTCTACTTTGTGCATTTCCTGGGTTATTTAACTCTGCAACATTTCCCGTCATTTCATTATATAGCGCTCTCTTGGTACCCAAAAAATCACGCTGCACTAGCGCCAATAAATATTTCCCCGTTAATACTTGTAATGTTTGCCCTCCAACTGATATACGCACCTCCTTTATCATTTGTGTTCCTAAATTCTCAATCCAGCGAAACTCAAATGGTGCCCAATCTTTAGATCCACATACAGGATTCGGTGGCCATATAGGGCTCCATATTGTTGGAAGTGTAACTACAATATATGTATCCATTAATAAATCGGCATACCTTGGAACATAGAAAGTAAATGTCGAGTCTGTAGTTAACCTAAGAGACCTTTGCCCCGTAAAGTCAATTCTAAATTTTTGTAATCCGAAATTTGTATACTTCGCATATGTAGCTTTAAAAAATGTTTTCTTAGGGTTTCCATTTAATATTACATTTTGATTTCCATAAGATACAATATTTAGTAATCCCCCCGTCATTCTTTTTGTTTATAATATTATTATATATATTTAACATATTAATAATTTTTAACAAGTTTTTTATATATATAATTAATATCGTTATATAATTAATATCATTATATAATAATATAATTAAAACTATGTCAGCACCACAATCGCCCGGACCATCCGGACAACCACAACCTCCTCAACCTGGTGGAGGTATTAATATTAATTTCTTACCTTCTACCGATGCTATCCGTAAGGCTCTAACGTCACAGGTTACTCCTATGGCTATTCATTGGTTCGGTATGGCCTTTGTTATCGTCGTATTGCTATGGCTTATCACATATGTTACTACAAAAATTAATTTAGGAAAAACAAATTGCGATGTTATTAAAGAAGTTAATAAAGATTCTCCTCCTACAAAAATAAACTCAAAATGGACTACATCTAGCTCCCCTGACTATGCTGGAAAAAACTTGCGCGATTTCTATATTAAAACGGCATATAACTGTTGCGCTTCTGGCCAATTTAAGAGTGACTATGTTAGTATGTGTGCCCTACAAAACGCAATTAAGCAAGGCGTACGCTGCCTAGACTTTGAAATATTTTGTATAGATAATATTCCTGTTGTAGGTGTTTCATCCATAGATATAGTCGGTATAAAACAGAGTTATAATAGTATACCTATTTCCCAAGTTCTAAAAGAAATAAACAGTATTGCTTTCTCTGAAACTGCTGGTATATGTCCTAATCCTAAGGACCCTTTACTCCTGCATTTTCGTATAAAAACAAATAATGTCAATATTCTTAATATATTAGCAAGTGAAATTGCAGAGAACTTGGGTGATAAGTTATTACCGATTGAATATATGCGCGAATGTAATGGTACAAATATAACAAAACGACCCATTAAGGACTTTATGGGAAAAGTTGTCATTATGGTTGAGAAAAACAGCACAGATAATTCCATGCCCCTTTTGTATCAGTCTAAAAATATGTGGGAGCTTACAAACGTTACTACTAATTCCGTTTTTATTCACGAAAGCCGATATATGGATATTAAGAATTCTAATGACGTAGAAACAATCACCAATTTTAATAAACAAAATATGACACTTGTTCTCCCTGACTTATCTATCTCAAATGCAAACTATATTTCGACTGTTCCACAGGCACTCGGCTGTCAACTTATGGCTATGAATTTCCAGAACGTAGACCAGAATTTGCTTACTTATAATGAAATATTTGAAAAGAAAGAGAGCGCGTTTGTTCCAAAACCGGATGAACTTTTATACATACCAGTGCTTATCAATAAACCTAAACCTTTAGCCAATTATCTTAGTTATGCTGCTAAACAAATTAATGGTCCTGGAAATATTAAAATTAATGCATAAATTTGTACAACAATATTTTTCGATAGTTTTATTATATCATATTAATATAATAGTGTTTATCATATTAATATAAATATAAATATATATATGTCTATGGATGATACCAATAATACCGATAATAACAACAAAAACAATCAAAATAATCCATTAAATGTATTATATTATGAAAATCGCGAATTAGAATTATTAAAAAATGCAATAAATATTGAAGCTAAAAAACGCGGTGAACGTATTGCACAAAATCCTGTAATGAAGCAGATTATTTCCGTTCTTGAAAAATTTATACACGATAAACATCTTGTTTGTTATGGCGGAACCGCGATTAATAATATCCTTCCCCCCGTCGACCAATTTTATAACCGAAATTTAGAAATACCAGACTATGATTTCTTTTCACCAAACGCGATGAATGATGCAAAAGCCTTGGCCGATATTTACTTCCGTCTTGGATTCTCTGATGTAGAAGCAAAGGCAGGTGTTCACTACGGTACTTATAAAGTATTCGTCAACTTTTTTCAAATCGCGGATATTACACAACTAGACAGTAAACTATTTAGTAGTCTTAAACGAAATGCAATTATTAAGGATGGTATTCTCTACTCTCCTCCTAATTTTTTAAGAATGGCGATGTATTTAGAACTCTCGCGCCCCGGTGGCGACATCACTCGTTGGGAAAAAGTTTTAAAGCGTTTAAATCTTCTCAATAAAAATTACCCACTTAAGGCTGAAAAATGTGACCCTGAAACATTTCGTCATTCTTTCTCTGCGCGTTCAAAAACAAAACAATATTATTATCAAAAAGAACTTATACAAAATGTTATAAAGGATATTGTGTCGGAGGAAAAGTTAGTTTATATAGGAGGTTATGCTAATGTGCTTTATTCGCGTTATTTGAAAAATCGTGAAAAAATGTATCTAACAGAAATACCAGATTTTGATTTGTTATCTACTACGCCCGATAAAACCGCAAAAAAAATAAAGGAAGAATTGGAAAAAAAAGGAGTTATTAATGTTACCGTTCAAACAAAGCCGTCTATACCTGAATATTTATCTACACATTATGAGGTTAAAGTTGGCTCACAACCAGTCGCGTATATTTATAAACCACTAGCATGTCATAGTTATAATACTATAAAACTAGATGGTAAAATATTTCGTGTTGCTACTATCGACACAATGATGAGTTTTTATTTATTATTTTTATATGCCGACCGTCCATACTATAACCCGAGAAGGACACTTTGTTTATGCGAGTATCTTTTTAAAATACAGCAGAAAAATCGTCTTAAAATGCAGGGACTATTGCGGCGATTTAGCATAACATGTTACGGTAAGCAAAAAACACTAGAAGATATTCGAACTGAAAAATCAAAACAATTTAAAAAACTTAAAACAAAGAAAAAGAGCAATGAATATGATAAATGGTTTTTGCGTTATAATCCGGAATTAAATACGAAAAATAAACCTGTTTCAAAACCGAAGAAAACAAAGGAAGATATTATAAACGAAGCGAAATTGGCCTTGGAGGCGAAAGCTCTTACGTCAAAAGCGGTTATTGCTGAGATAGAAAAAATAAATAAAATATCTGATGTAAAAGGAAAGGAGTTATCAAAAACAAGAAAAAATTCAATATCAAAAATGAGTAAAACGCTTAAATCTGTAAGTCCTACAAATTATTTATCACGTCTATTAACAAATAGACAAAAGACTGTAAAATTTACTAAAAAGGCAAATAAGGCAAATAAGGCACAAAATAAAAACAATATCTCGGAAGAACAAGTATTATTTATTCAAAATGAATTTACTCCTTCAAATATGACTATCTCTTTAACAGATGAAAAACTATATAAAAAATAATGTTACTACATTACTACATACAAATATACAAAAATACATACAAAAATACATACAAACATACATACATACAATGATAAATAATATTTAATATTGTATTTTCTTAAATCTCACGCATCTCATGCAACTCAATCATATAATACTTCATACGGCTACACTATCTAGAACTCTTGTCAACCCAAAATATCCCAATCCGAATAGAGCACTAACAAAAATAAGTCCGCTTATATTGTAGTTACCATCGCTGTTAAATACAGATGGTATATATTTTAACATATACTTTCTAAAAACAGGCAACTGAAAAGCGAAGTAAAGTACGCCTACTAAAAGAGGTACCTGTATTAACTTGTATATATTTTCCATATTATCAACATTATTTACATGGTTAGCATATTTAGCCTCATTGATTGCTTCTTCTTCGTGTTGACTAATATAGTCATCATGTTCTTCTTTTCTATAATTCTGAGGAACATAATTTGGATTTATCTGTGCATCATTCATCATACCTGTTGTATTCATGGGTATATCTCGTGAAGGTAAATTTGTCATTCCCGAAGCACTGGCTCTTTGAAGTCCGTTTACTAACTCATTCATAACATTTTGTTGTTGAGGCATTTGCATTTGTTGTTGTTGTTGAGGCATTTGCATACCCATACCACCAACACCACCACCAACACCACCACCATTCATCATATTTACACCTGTAACATTTGGTGAATATACTTGCGCAGGAGGCATCATCTGGTTATTCGTCATATTACCATCTCCCATTCCTCCCATTCCTCCCATTCCTCCCATTCCTCCCATTCCACCCATTCCACCCATTCCTCCACCACCTCTCATACCATTATTCATTTCAGTTTTCTGAATCATAAGATTATTTTGATTACCTGAACTAGGATCAGTTGGAAGGTCATCGATGCTTGTTGTGTCGGCCATTATTCTCTTAATATATTCTATAAAGAATGATAGATTTCATTTAATACGCAAATCTAACAGTTTTTTTTTGAGAGTCACATAGTTCAGAAGTACTCTTATAATTATAACACTTTTTACCATATAAATATGTCTCTTTATCTAATTCTTCTATCGGAGGTGCAGTAAATACAATACAATTTTCACCATTACACTCTTTTCTAAATAACGTTGACAATCCCAATCCAAGAATGATAGATATTATATATTTACTTGTCTCAGAATGTATCCACTTCTTTATATTCATTTTCTATATTATATATTATATATGCTATATATAATATAAAATATAAAATATAAAATAATTTCCCCTCTTTATACTACATTATATGTCAAACTTGTATAGGTATTTTTTTTAATGTACCCGTATTAAAAGGGCACTTATCTTCCTTTGCTTCAAAAGTAAAACAATTCTCTGCTTTGTCTACATACTGAAATTTGTTGATATTGTCTACAGTAGGGTATACTAAAATACTTCTAGTAGGAGGAGTTGACATATAAATATATACCATTCCTATTAAAAAACTTATAATAAATATAGGTATCGATATATATTTCATTATGTGTCACGTATTATATATATGTCAAGTATTATATATATAAAATATATAATATTTATTATAATACATTTATTTATTCACATTATTTGAGTTATCGTGAATTATCATAGTTTCAGACTTCTTCGCTATACATGTAAACTCACATTTACAATCTTCTGTTCCCATTCTTTTCGGTTTATTTGTTATTTCACATTTAAATAGTTCTTCGATATATTTTTCAGCTTTTATAGGTTCTAATTTTTTACAAGTATAAACGCAGTCACATTTATTTTTAATCGAATTGCAACACATTATTTGAAGCCTCCCACTGCTTCTCATGTATGGTCTAACATGAACATATCTCCCAGGGTATGATAGAATTATATATACTTTGTTCAATAATTTAAACATTTTATTACGTACTTTGGTTTATGAGGTGATTGGTGTTATATAAATTATAAACATATTTTTATATAGTTTTATAATTATATTATGCAATTTTATTTACTATCCAACTTTATTTACTACGCAACTTTATTTACTACGCAACTTTATTTATCGTATTTTCATGGTATTGTATCCACCGCATCCATCACATTTTAGTCCAATAGGATGAAAAGCAACTTCCCCTTTAAAAGCACAATCATTACATGATATTTCCGCCTTTATATTTTCATCATATGGATAAAGTGAAATAATGTCATCGTATTGTCGAATCATCATATCAAGTGCATCTCCTTTTATCATGATTTTCCTACACAACGGGCATGTATATTTGTTCTGTTTTATTGAAGAGTTAAAACATGTCCCATGTATAGCATGTCCGCATGGTAAAACAACAACAGTTTCTCTTGATAAAAATATATTATCTAAGCATATACAACAATCGTTACGCAACGCATCTGTTACACATTTATGTGTGTTTTCAAGTTCCTTATTAATACATCCTCCGCATTTATCGCAATGAAAGAAGTCGCTCGGTTTTTTCCCGATATTACACATCCTGCATATTTTACACTTTTCACAATGGTAAATCTCCGAAACTGGATTATCAGAATATAAATGACATATATCACAATAATATGATGCAAACTTCCCTCCAAATAAGCTGCATTCTCTATTTATACATGAGTTAGACACAGGTTGTCTTAATCTACAATTATTACAAATAATATCTTCTATTTCATATCTATTTATTTCATGGTCAGGTGTTTCAAAATTATGACATAGACGACATCCAAATTCTTTGTTACAACATTTTGCAACTATTTTACACCCAGATATGTAATGTCCGCAGTTTTCCTTTTTATCCTCTAATTTCGGCATTTCTCTCGAATCTGTAACATCTCTACTACTTATAGCATCCTCATCCTTATCCTTATCCTTATCCTCATCCTTATCCTTATCCTTATCCTTATCCTCATACTCATCTGTATAGTCACTGTTTCGTTCACACATATGATGTCTATATAAAATATATTAAAATGTTTCTATATCATTTTACATATATTTAATTCTCTAACTATTTACTTAAAAATATTGTACATAATCTTCCCTCCTAGTATACCTACTATTATACCAAATATAACTTGTAACAATGTATGACAATTCAGATAAATACGAGAATATCCTAATAATATGATATATATGGGGGCCACCATTAATGTTATTCTACTATACTTAGGAAAAAATAAATACATCATTGTTAGAATACTAACACCTGATGTCATATGTATAGAAGGAAATCCTCTTTTTTCATATTCGTGTATGTCTATCTTTTGTAATATTCGTTCAAATATAAAGTTATTATAAAATAACATATCTGTTATAGATTTAACACCAATACAATTACCAGGTCTGTACAAAAAGGCTGCATCATAACGCATAAGAATTACTTTAATAATCTCGGCACATGTTACTATTATAAATACAGACAACAATATATAAAACCACCGGTAATTCTTTGTTACTATCAAAGTTATAAATATTGAAAAAAACATCAATGATACTGTGTTCGATATGGATAACATAATACTCAACATTATAGGGTTTTTTGATTCGTTTTTACTTATTATTTCTTTCTCGGGAATTTCCGCATTTCTCACGCTTCTGTTACTTCTCATATCTCTATTGGTCCCATTATCAGTTTCCACAACACGACTCTTCTCTTCCATTTTATACATTTTTATTTACAGAAATGTATTATAAGTATATATTACACTTATAATATATTACAAATTACTATACTATTTTAATATTCTTTTTATTATACTATTTGTTATACTATTTGTTATACTATTTGTTATACTATTTGTTATACTATTTGTTATACTATTTTGTGAACGAAATCACCTGAGGATGTTCTATGTCCACCTCCATGCTTTTAATACTATACTTCTTCTGTACTAACCTGTATTCCTTCGTATCATCGTCATATTCTACGTTACTATATACATATGTCGTATCTCTTATCTTCTTCGTCAAAGGAACTACATTTGTCAAATATATTTCAATTATTGTTCGTATTTTCTCATTCTCACCTGTAGCATTAAACTCATTCATTAACTGCTTTATTTGCCCTATATACGTATACAACTCGGCATTATATCTTTTCAACTCCTCTATATTTTGAGGATTTATTGTTATATCTATATACTTATTATATAGCTTATCATACTGCTCTAAATATGTATCTAATTCCTTTTTAGCTTCACCAAACTTCTGTACCAATTGCTCATCTGTTATATACCTAAACAACAAATCCAGTTTATATTTTATTATATTGTCCTTTACATCCTCAATCTTACTATACGTTGCCGCCATTAACTCGCCTATATTCTCTATCTTACCCTTCGCTATCTCTATATTTAAACCACATGGTGTCGCAACACAACCACAAACCGCTTTTAATGTTCTATCCACATCCGTAAATATTGTACCACCTGTTTGCTTACAAATAATACACTTTCGCGCCTTTTTAAATTTAGCTATCTGCGAACGCTTCTGTTGTATTGACAACGTCTGATCAGATAAGACCGAACTCTTCTTTATATCAAACTTTTCATCATAAAGGTCCTTTAATTTATAATACTCATGCAAAGCATCGTCAACAGACATATGTGGGCGAGACATTATATTATATAATCAAGATATTTATATAATCAAGATATTTATATAATCAAGATATTTATATAATCAAGATATTTATATATTGAAATATTTTCTATTATAATTATTATTCTATATTTACTTTACAATTAACAATCCAATATCAATCCCCACACCTCAGTACATCTTTTCATATTTCTAAACATATTTTAGAGGTTTATAGAGGTTTATAGAGGTTTATAGAGTTTTTATTTATCATTTGAATTTCGATTAATCTCATGCATCTGTAACATCTCATGTTTTTTATATATATGGATTTACCATCACCTGAGAAGAAGGTGCGTCCCACATCGGTAAATCTGTTATCATATTTGCACCATTCTTTTTGTTTGTTTCTATTTTTATATTTAGAGCGTTTAATCTTGACAATACGTCCTGCTTCTGTTCTCTAAACTTCGCCTCTTTTTCTTCAGGAGTAAGGCGCCCTCTATATTTATAATATAAAAACCCTCCTATAATCAGTAGAAAAATTAGAAATAATATCAAATTAAACATACTATTTGTAAATATAGTCTTTTTATCTTTACAAGTCTTTAATACTTCGTTCATAAAGTATTTAACACCCGGTTCTGTCAATACTGGTTTGTCCATTTACTGTATTTGAAATTGTTGTTGTTGTTGTTGTTTTCGTATTAAATCTATTAATTTATAATAGTATTTTTATAAAATAAATTATACATAATACATATATACACATACGTAATTCTAAAAATAAAATGAGTACATCAAATACAAATTCAACAAATGACCCAAAAATAACTCCAACGACTAACCCGTTGAGTAATCTAACAAGTAATGCACCTAATCCTTCTACATCTGTTTTTACATTCTTTCTTATTACACTCTTCTACTTTATTGCTAAATATAAAACACCCAACTCCATGGCCACCATGTTGACTATTATTTATATTATAGCAATTGTTTCTACTCAAATATCTATAAATACCGCTTTAGCTAAATCTATATGCAATAATTCACAGTCTATGAATGTCGGACTTTTAGCCACCGTGTTTCCTATGCTCTTTATTTTCGGTCTCTTGCAACTTTTGCTCACTATTTTCCCCGGCTGGATCGAACCATTCTCAAACACTTTTGGTTATGGTATGACTAAAATTGTCGGCCTACACGACCTTATGAAACGTCTTCTCGTATCACCACAGTTTAGTGCCGCACCTGAAAAGAAAATTATAAACGCCGTAAATAGTATATATAACGACCCATCCATTTTTATCAACCAGTTTAGCTACGCAAATCGTGAAGACTTTAACAGAACATGGGATAACAGTTTTGCAGGCGGTAAAGGTATATTCGTTAAAAGCGCAGGTCCTGCACCCGTACCTTACTCACCAGCAAATCCAAACCCAAGCCCAGGAACACACCTTTATCAAGAGTTTAGAAATATGGTGAAACTTAAAGATATTGTCGGTACATTTGTTTGGTACATGCTTGTCGGTGTCATCGTAACCTCTAGAAGCTACAACTATATTATTAGCCAGCCTTGTTCTCTTAATGCAACAGTAGCACAAAAAGCTGTAAACAACTACATCAAGAAGACAGTTGCAGCACCTAAAACTATCGACAAACTAACACCCGATGGATTCGAATATAAATTGAATTAACTTATATTAGCGAAAGCTTCACTATTTCGTTTGTAATTATTTGTAACAGTTTAAACACAAATAATTACAATTACTACTTACTATTTATCTTCTACTTTTAACGCTTCTCCTAAATCTTCTAATCTTCTTTGATTTACCATATTTCTTTTTTCTATAAGACTTTTTGCCTTTTCGTTTATTACTACGATGTTTTCTTGATTTAGAACCACCCGTAGCTAATTCGTCATGTAAATCACTTAATGGAATAATTTCTATGTTACCATTTATAGAACATGTGACTGTTTGTGCATCCAAGTTTACACTTTGTACTGTACATTTTCTAGAATCGTCTAAATCATACGTTTTACCAACAGAATTAGTTAAATAAATTTTTTCTCTATCACTTAATGTGCTTAAATCATCATGCGGAGAGGGTTCTCTAGAATTCATTATTTAAACTACTATTATATATTATAAAAATATAATAAAAAATAAAAATTAAAATTAAAATCAATCCACAGCCCTATATTCAAACAAATATGTCACAACAACATATACCAATATAGCCAAAATAATCGAAAACAACCAAATAGGAACAACGGTTTTGTTTTTATACCCAATACCGAAACGACGAAAGCTTAGGTCTTTATTATAAATAATAGAGGGTCGAAATGCATTGATAATACCGAATAAAATAAGGAACAAAAAAACAGCAATAATACTTAATGCCTCTCTTGATATATATTGGTTAAACATCCTAAATTATAAGTATATAATTATTATAGATATTTTCTATATAAAATCTGCAAGAGTATTATTCAAGAGTATTCTTCAAGAGTGTAAAAGTATACAAAGCTCATCGGTACCACTAAGGGCGCTAAAAATCTAAAGCAATTTCTGGTTTGTTTTGTCTAAAAATACCTCGCGACTAATGTTGCGAATTATTTTTTTCTCACATTTCTCATCGTTCTCTATCGGCTCACAAACATTTCGCACCATAGTTAGGTACTCAATTTGTGTCGCTTCTGTATCAAACCAGTCTGGATTTTCGTCAACCCATGCGCTTATCATATTCCTCTCCTTATTCGCAATTTTCAGTATCGTGTTCTTTATTTTATCATGATTATCGTCTTTCTCCCACTTCTCGCAATCCTTTATATACATCGTCTCCCGTTTCGTATCCGTACAATGTATCGGCCTCTTATATACATCCAATTGTCTAAGACCTCTTATCATCACATTCGTAATACCCTCGACCAATCCCTTATTCTTTGTATACATCAAATCATCCAATGTTATCTTCAACGATTGGATAAAATCACTTATATTTAGAGCATCTTTGCACTTCTCATTCAAAAATATATTCAAATTAAAGTTATTCGTATTATTTACAATATTATTTACAACATTCTTCTCCTTGGATAAGCTCACCAATTGTTCCTGTAGTTTTCCATTCTGCTCGATAAGCTTCATTATCATTTCGTTACTGACAACGCCACCCGATGATACCAATTTTTCATCCGATGACGATGATACGTCTGCCTCTTTTGAGACCTTGCAGGTCTTCTTATGAAAACATAAACTTGATGCGAACTTATATGAGCTACCGCACACACAATGAAACGATTTATCGTCTTGAACCTTTTGAACCTTTTTGTTAGTATTTGTTAGTAATTCGTGTTTCAGTGTCAAAAGATGACGGTCATATTGACTCTTCCTTACGCTAGTATAGTGACACGATGGACAAGAAAATTTGTCGGAACTTTTTGGAACTTTTTCGTTAGTAGACATTAGTATATAGTAGGTAGAGAAAAATGTCTAAACCCTTTTACCAAAATATTTTAAAAAAATTATGGTAACAAAATTTTCAACTTAAAAACGCGATTTAGAGCATTATGCTCTGAGTGAAGAATGCATTGTTTTTTTTAAATCTCTACCCCCGATTTTGAAAAATGGACATTTATTTTTGTCCATTTTTGAAAAAGGGACCCCGAGAGTTGAAATTTTCATACATCATCGCTTTTTCTCATTCTTACTGACTTTTCTTTTTTTTTATTATAAATACTTGGAAACAGCACGACTACTAATCTTATAGCAGCGGCGCCATGCAGTGGTCACTGCATAACGATGCGTTGTATTTTAGATTTTTATGATTGTTACCATATATGGTTTGCTATGTTATGGGTGAATATTCATATTTGTTATGATAAAATATGAATATTATTGAAAAATATTGAAATTATGAATTATGTAATTTTACACTATGTATATTTAAACTAAAAGTTATTAAATATTTAAACTAAACTAATCTAATCTAATCATCGCCTTCGCCTGACTCACGAGGATTAAATTCACCATCATCTTGACCCCCATACTCATCGTCATCGCCTTGTAAATTAAAATCGTCAGCAAGCTCTGCATCAATAAGTGCATCATGGTGTTGTTTTTCTACTTCCTCGTCGGCATATATATCACGCATGCGTTCCGTAACTTTATCCCTCTTATGTGCACTTTTTTCATGTTTCGCCTTTTCCTCGCCACGCTGAAACTCCCTCTCCATCTGCAAACGCTCTTCTTCATAGGTCTCCGGAACATAAAATCGTAACCCTTTTGTCGCACCAACATTCCAGTCACCTAAACGAAGATTCTTGAGTAAGTTTTCAACCTCACGCTCAGCTACCTGCATATCGCGAAACTCCCTAGTAATTATATCCTTCTCTTTATCCTTCGACTGTGTAATATCCTCCTTTACACTTTTCTTATTTACATTTATCGCCGATTTATCCGTCATTATGATTTTAAAAAACACAAGAAGCAAGTTTGCTACCATATTCTTCAATTCAGTATTCTCCTGTGCAACTATCGATACCTCTCTTACAACACCATTCTGTTGATCCTGTGCCTCCAATACAGATACTAGGTCGGACAAATCTTCTTCCGGTAACTGCGCCTCCTCTGTTACTACAAGAACTGTCTTCGACAGTTTCACATATTTTAATACCACGTTCAGAAAATAATGCGTAAATAAACGCCTCACTAAATCATCATTAAATATCGAATATTGTCCACCAATCTCCGGCTCATCACGTTTCCTATATTGTCTAGCAGCAGAACCTTCTCCCTCTTCTCTCCTACGCTGTTTATCCCGCTTCGATGACGCCGCCGATGCCGATGCCGTACCAAATAAACCGGATAACAAACCCTGCTGTTCTCCTTCCATCGCCATTTCTTCCTCGAATTCCTCTACCTCCATCTCCATACCTTCACCTTCCATTGGCTTAGCAGCAGACGCTCCGGACCTCAATACTCTCGCAAATAATGGCGTGTTTAATGCGAGTTGAAACCATTCATTTGTCTCCTTCATAACACCCCTAATAACATTTGACAATACACTATTATCTTTATCCTTGACAAACTTATCGATTTCGGTATAATATTTCTTAACTATCGTTTGAATATCTGTTATATGCTGCTTAGATAATCCCCAATGTTTCGGTATAGATATTTTCTGATTATTTACACTATTCATTATAATATTAGGAAAAACAGATATCAAATTTCGCATTTCATTGACAACAAACTGCATCCCTTTATATGTAGTAGTGTCTCGTTTAGGACACAAAATAGTATCTCCAATAAGTTTGAAATTCGCTATATTCAATAAAAATGACTTGTATAATGACATTGTTTTCTTGTCTAATTTTTTATATTGAGTAATAAACTCCATAATATCATCAACCATCTCTATGTTCTTCTCCGATAAATAATTCTTCATATCTCGCAACTCTTGCGTATCCTCGCTAATCTGAATATCGAAAGTGTCCAATAATTCAGTCAACTTTGTCAACAATATGTCAGGAACTTCTGGTGTTTGTCTTTCTTGGTAAGACCGAATTAAGTCACGCATTCTCTGTATATACGACACTTCGGTCGGATTAAAATCAAACGGTATAATATGTTCGCGATTTACAATCTGCAATAAAGCCTGTAGTGCTTCAGGTGTATAAGTATACTCACCCGTACCCTTAAGCTTATCTATTTTGGTGCGAATAGATTCTTCCAACGGATTATATATATCAGTCGATGGTTTATTATGACACAGATGTTGGATAGACTCCGGGATTGGAATTTGATTATTAAATTTACAATACATAATAAAAGCCATATATATAGTTTCTTCGTCAAACCCTGCAGGTATTTCCGGATACTTAGTTCTCGTATTTTTTGGGTCAAAAAAAGATGAAGACTTCTGGGTATTAACAATATCGTCAACAATATCTCTCAAAAGCGCGACTTGCTTATTATAGTCCGCAATAATACTCTCATGTTCTACGAAATATTTTATAGTATTTACAGAACCTTCTGAATTACAACAAGCATTCTCAACAACAGGCTCATTTGCACCATTCGTGAGTATAAGCTTTTCACTATCAACAACTTTCTGTACCATAACTTGAATCGCCAACGAGTAAAAAATAATCTTCGAACGAATTACTGCTATTTTTTCAAACTGATTTCTAGAACCTTTTTTAATATCTTCGAGTAAGTCGCTTTTAAAATTTGGACCAATAGGGGAAGGAGATGACATTTTCAGTTTTGAAAGAGGCGGTAGAAAATTAATCCATTTTTTAATATCATGCTCGGCTGGTAACTCCTCGACTGCATGTATTTTATTGTATTCACGTTTTTCCAACATTTTTGTTTCTATTGTAGGAATTTTTATAATAATTTTATCAATATATGCTTTTATTTTCAAGATAATATCTTCATCTTTTTTCCCCTTTATTGTATTCCACGGCTCAATACTCGATTTTATCTTCACAGCAATACAAGCGATATATTTTATTGAAGAGTTATCTCCATCACCGTCTATAGGGTACCCGACAAATGAACGAACACAGCCTGGAAATGTTTTGCGTGTTTTTATGGAAGGAACATTCACTTGAATGACGACAACCATAAATGAAAGAGTAAGCAACAAAATAGTATTCAATTTGAAATCTTTATAAGTTTGTTTACTTGATACCGATGACGAGGCAGACATTTTTTTCTTATTAAAATCATCTTCGGACGGAATTTTAGACATTAAAATATTCATAACTTGTTCTATAATAAACGTCCGCTGTGTTTCTAAATCAACTCCCATATATTGTGTCATGGTTGTTATAATACCACTTATCATTTGCATATCAGGATTTTTATATGTAGGCAATTTTTTATCCTTTAAGCTCTGAATTAAACTCTCGCCCAACGTTTTTTCCATAATTTCACGAGTCTGTAGTTTAAAACCGGCAGCGTCATACCCCTCTTCTGTATCCAAGTCTATATTTTTTATAACATAACCACTGTACTTATCGGTCCATGCATCACCGTCCTCGCTAATTGAACCACGCTCTTTACATATCGTATCAATCGTTGTCTGAATATCACCTTGATTCAAAAAAACAGTCGCAATCGTCTCGAAAAAAGACGGCACCAACTTAGTGTTTGTGTCCTTACAATATAACCAATAAGGGCTTTCGACTTCAATACTAAGGGTCATGGAAGTGCTTTCTTCGACAGCTGGTCTAGTAAACTTCTGAATAAAACGCATAATATTTCTTTGGCGTTTTACATAGTCGGTTTGTCCCAAAATGAGGTCAAAGATGCGAGCATACGGAGATATCCTTTCTCTTAAAGCGGGGTCAATCTCGATATCAAGACCAGATAAATACTGCGCATTATTGTATTTATATGTGTTGTATTTTTTAATACTTTGTAGCTTATCGATGGTATCAATTGAGTAGTTATATTTACGATATACGCTATCCAAAATTTGTTTACGACTTTGGTGAAAATTTGAGTCAAATTCGTCGTACATTTGTTTAATAACTTCGTCTTTCATAGTATCTTCTGCTAACTCTGGTGTCATACATTTTTTATTAAGCGCGAAACAATCACTTTTAACGTTGCAAAAATATGCGGTGTCATACATGCTTACTGTAGGTGGTATCGTGTCATCTTTCACCCATTTACGACCTGAACGAATATAATACTCAAATCTGTCACCTTCTTCGTCAGTTACCTCTAGAACGGCATATTGACCATCCTGCACTTTTCTTTGTCCGCGCAACATGTCCTGGATTTCAGACTTTGCGTCGTTTAAGGGGAGTTTAGTTTTTTTCATATAACGGGAAACTAGAAATGTTTCGAAATCTTCCGGAGAATACTGTGACTTGTCTTTTTCATGTTTCTTCAAAAATGGATAGTCAGTAAAGTCGTACAACTTGTCGTAAAATATTTCCTCACCTTGGTCCTCTTCGAGTTCATCCTTGTCTATATATTTTTTAGTAAGGACGAAATTTTTACACTTATTTGCTCCTTGTTTCGACTCCATTTCTTGGTCAAATTTATCCTTTTCTTGTGCATATAGTTGGTCAAAGTCAAATGGTGTTATTAAATCCTCATTTATAATAGAAAGAGTATTCATATATAGTCGGGCATTATCAATGCAAATAAGACGATATAAAATTTCCGTGTTAGAAAATGAAAGAGGTGGGAATATTGAGCCTGCATCAGCGGCACCAGCAGCACCAGCACCAGCACCAGCAGCACCAGTCGGTTTCTTTTTAGTAGTATATGAATGACGTGTATGGGTGGTCTGTAGTTTATCGCTTTGTAAACCGCCACTTGCTCCTACAGCATCGCTGCCCGGTATATTAGCCTGTTTATCGCGAGTGTTCATATAGTTTTCAGCAGACAGACCATATATATCGAGAATGTCTGTATCAAAGTTAACCTGCCTTGAATCTTTCAGAAGACTATATAAAGCAGATGAACCAGCATATTTCGCAGCATATTTTGCAGTGGATAATGGAGCATATTCTTTTGCCGACTGTACTACCTTTTTTCTATATTCAGAAACGCGTTGTGCTATAATTGAAACTATAACTTCGTATTGTTTTAGGGTCAAATCGCTTACATAAACCATAAATGGTTGTAAAATAGCGACATAGTTACCGAGTGTAATTTCACCGGTTATATATTTATTCATTACATCAAAAAGAAGAGTAGTATTTGGGATAAGCATTTCAACGAATTTTCTATATTTCTCTTCGCTGTCTATTTGCTCGTCCGAAAAAAATGACATAAAACCGGATGTAAACTGTATCATATCGTCTACATCATATTGGTCTTCTCTCTCCTTTTCCTCCAATGAAATGGCTTTACGAGTAATACTAGTATTTTTACGAAGGAGATTCCAGTAAGGAACAAAGTGTTTTCCCATGTTTGCACGGCTCATGATACTGGTATTGGGTAGCGAAATATTTGAAAACTGCATTACCGGCTCTGGAAGACTAATAAAAGATGTAATGTTTATAGAGTCGTTTCGTGTAAGTGGTAGGAGGTCAGTTGTATCAGCTACGCGTTTACCGAAACTTTTATTTTTTCTTACTTGAATTTGAGAAAGACCGAGGTTATATGTTTGGATTACAAACTGGTTTCGTTTCACTTTTTCTCCGGTGACGATGCTCGAATAAAAGTCGGTAAGATTATCTAAGATGGATGTTATATTTGTGTGTACAAATTGAGTGAATCCGAATTCAGGGTCCGGGTTGGTATAAGGTGTAACATAGTCGTTCATTTTATTGATATATGTTACAAACGAGTCTTTATTTGTGAGATAGTCGTCGGTTAATGCGTTTTCACGTTCGATGCTTTCTTCGGTACTAGTAACTGTAAAGTCTGTCGGATTTGATGAGTCGACATTATAAAACTTGCGAATATTTTTGGAAACAGGAATAATCCAGAATAATTTTTGATTCAAAGAAAGGAGCGTTTTTGCAAGAGGTTTGTAATCTTCACGTCTACGGTTAACTAGTGTGGCGTTTCCATTTCTATCAAAATTAGAAAATTCTTCGCGCAATTGTCTGAAGCGTTCAATAATAGAATGAATATTATTTAATACAGATTTTGTCCTTTCGATATTTGGGAACTCGGATATTAATTCATTTAATAAGTCGGTTGTTTGTTTTTCAATACTGTATCGTTTTTGTTCTTCGGGAAGTTCGACGACTTGTACAATTGATTCTAGTTCATCTCCGAATTGTATGGAGTCGGCATCGAGAAGAATCTCTTTAAGTGCAGTTTTAACTTCTTCAACAGGAATCTGGGGGCTAATTGATGGAAGATTTGGTTGTTTGCTTACGGAGATAGGGGCGACGCCTATTTCTTCTTCTTGGGATATACCTGGAGAGGCGGCTGATACAGTGGCCGAGGAAGAAGCAGCGGATACACGAGGTGAATCACTGGGAGGGCTGCGAATACGTATTTGAACGATGGGTATATTTTCGGGGATACCTTTGTAGCCGAAGTCGATATAAAAGATTTGTTCACCGGGGTATGTTTTTACTTCAATCATATCTTCTTCTAAATCGGTTATATGGCCAGTAATAATGGTGGGCAGTTCTCCACCAAAAATAATATCAACCCATGTACCAGGAATAAGATTATTTTGGCGAGCATAACCGGGGAATTCGGGTGAATTCAAAATAATAATAGATGTAATAGATTCATCGCTAAATCCACCCTTTGAACTCATAGTAAGTATTAGTCGCGTGGCTGTTGCTGCATTAATTAACTTAATTTTTGTTTCATCTATGTATTCAATAAGGTATATTTGGTCGTTGATGGTGGAGTTTGTAGGGGCAATAAGTTGTATAATATCTCCTAGAGCGACTTCAATCGATGAAGGAGATGAAGGATTTGGTAATTTTGGGGAATTTTCTGACATTTTATTTATAATTATAGTTATACTTATACCTTATATTTATAACAGAAATTTTTATTAATGATTAAATGTGAATAATATTTAATATTTAATATTTTATATTGTAGAATTAATATTATCGAATTAATATTTTATCTATCTTTCATTAATAATTTATCTATCTTTCATTAATAATTTATACATCTAAACATAAATTAATAATAAAAGATATATAAAGAGATTGTTATAAAGTATAATATCATACACCCATATACATTTTTCACCAGCTAGAATCCAATGTTTTCACTAAAAAAGAACGAGGGTTTTGTCGATATCTTGCGAATGATTGGCGAGCAAAATATACAAAAAGTGAATCATTCTGATGAGATTGAAAAAACCCTTAATAGTCTTAAATTAACAATGAAAAACTGGAAGACAGATACTGGTATGTATTCAATTATAAAATATGATAAGCAAGCATTTGGGCTTGTACAGGAAGATTATGAGACGATTGGATTATTGCGTTCTGTGGTAGTAGATGATACTGGGCGCATTGTTGCATATTCGCCACCGAAGTGTTTGTCTATTACAGAGCAGCGAGAGAAGTCATTTAATGATAATAATATAATGACGGCACCGAGTGACTCAACAACGAACGAGTGGTGTGCGGAGGAATTCGTAGAGGGTACAATGATTAATATGTTTTATTCAAAAACGGAGGCAGGTGGTGTATGGGAGATTGCGACAAAGAGCACAGTAGGTGGTAATGTTGTTTTTTACGCACCGAAAAATCCGAAAGATACGGTTGAGATACGCGATAAGGACACATTTAGGAATATGTTTTTCGAAACATGTGCGAAGCTAGGGTTTAAATATGAGGAGCTTCCGAAAGAGTTCATGTATTCTTTTGTGTTGCAGCATCCTAAAAACCGTATTGTGTTGCCTATAAATGATGCGGCTATATATATTATTGGTGTATATAGTATCAATAACGACACACTCGATATTACGCAACTTAGTACGGCTGGATTTGTAGATAAATATGGTTGTGGTGTTATTTTGAAACCGAAACAGTTGTTTGCGGATAATTATAGTGTAGAGGGGTTTAAGAGTGAGTATGCGTCAATGAATTCGTCGTATAATACTATGGGTGTTGTTTTTTGTAATATGGTTACGGGTGATAGGATGAAGATTCGTAATCCTACTTATGAGATGGTGAAGAATTTGAAAGGAGGGCAGCAAAAGTTGCAGTTGCAGTATTTGACACTGCGACATGGTGGGAGAGTGGCGGAGTATTTGAAAACATATCCGGAGTATAAGGCGGATTTTGCGGTATTTAGAAATCAATTGCATGGTTTTACGAGGAGTTTGCATCAAAATTATTTGGATTGTTTTGTATTTAAGAAGGGAGCATTTAGCGAGTTTCCGCAACAGTATAAAAAGTTTATGAGCGGGTTGCATAAGAAGTACTTGGAAGAGTTGCGTGAGATTAAGGGGTCAGTAACGTTTAGCTATGTTGTTGAGTTTGTGAATACACAGAATCCGATGTTTTTGATGTATTCGTTGAATTATGTAGTGAGAGAACATAAAAAGACGATTGAGAGGATGGATGAGGCGCCGATTACACCGGTTACTTCTGTTGAATGTTGAGGTGTAAATTGTGGGAGGGCTGGAGACATAAACACATGATGAATTTTATTTATTTTATATTTTTGATTTTAACATTATAATGTGTGGACATGACATTTATAATGTTAAAAAATTGATTTGGTAAATGGTGTATAATATAAATGCAGAATTCCAAAGCAAACAGTCGCACGAACAACCAACAACCAAAAACCAAACAAAATGGTCAAGACAAGAAATCAGAATCAGAAAGCCCAGCAATCTCAACAAATGAAGAGCGAAGGAATGATAACAAGGTCGGGATTGAAGTTGGAGAGAGTGGAACTTCCAGCAATTAAGCTTTCGAAGGAGATGAAACGCCGCGCAAATGTTAAGAAGGAGATTGCGAAGAAGTCGTGGAAAAAACAGATGGATAAGACAGATAAGACAGATAAGACAGACGCGAAGTGCAATAGATTTGAAAGACTAGAGAGAATAGAGCGGGATTTTTTGAAACATGTGTATCATAATGGAGGGGAAATGACAGCGATATGGAAGAATTTTGAGATGGTGTTTCGCGATATTGACAAACTGCACTTGTTTCAACAACGTTTAGAGAGGAAGCAAATAATTTTAATGTAAATTAGGTATAGGTATAGTTATAGTTATAGTTATAGTTGGTAGATTGAATTTTATATTTTTTAATGCGCCGAGTTAAATTCACATGATATATAATCTATATCGCATGTTTTATTACCAGGATTTCTGCTTCGCCTTATCACCGGTTTTTGTAAAATCAGCCATCGTTGAACCAAAATGAGTTGTTTTACCATTATGAATCACCTTGTATTTTTTATCTGCCTTCTCACTTAATTCTAACTTGGCATTATCGCTGCCTTTATACTTAGCAAACTTACTCCTAACTGCTGCTGGATTACTTACTTTATTAATATCTGATACCATATATTATAATAATTTATTTTTTATCTTCCAGTTGTATCGGTTGTTCCACTTCCAACGGGGTATAAATTAGGTTGCTGAAGTTCAACATAATCAACACCCATATATTTTGCGGTCGCGTTATTACTATAAGACGCTATATAAATACCAACCGTGTTAGGGGTGGTTAGGGGGGCAGGAAACCCTGTTCCAGCAGTAATAGTGTATGTTCCTGTTGTTTCACTCGTACCATCTGTAAGATTATACCAAGTCCCAGTAACCGTCGCAGTTGAACCACCACCATAAACTACCGCAATTTCAGCACGACACCATTTAGCAGTCATATCACCAGGGGTTATTGTTAGTGTATATTGAACTACATTATTGATTACAAATTGCCAAGTAGGAATAGTTGCGTTTGATGAGGTCATACGCCATATAACAGTATTACTTGTTTGAGCCGCTGTTAGGTTTGTTGCCGATGTAATGCCTAACGATTGTGTGATATTTCCCGCGGCTACTGTCGCTGTTGAGAGGTTTTGATTTCCGTGAGGAACTATACCGAATGTGACCTTCGATATATTCGCATATGAAAACAGAAGGTCGGTAAGATTTTGCGTGCTAGACGGATTAGCAGTTCCCGAGAACAGTTGAACTAAACCTCTACGGTATAGAGAACCATTAAGAATTGCTGCTTCATATGTTCCATTAAAATAAGTCGTGTTTCCATTACCAGATTCAGCAAAAGATAACACGCTGCCGACAAAACCCGATGTGGTTTCGAACATATCAAAATCTTCCATTATAATATTATTACTTACTGGTGTCGTCCAAGTAGGAGCAAGAGTAGTTCCCGCCGATGTAAGGACTTGACCAGCTGTGCCGTTTGCTAACAACGCAGTAGTGCTTGCCGCCGACTGATATGGTATTTGTCCGCCGGCACCTCCAGCAATATTTGTTGCCGTTGTTGCCGTACCACTAACAGCCCCGCTAAATGTTCCTGCTGTTAAAGTATTTGTTGCATTATTATAACTCATTCCACCTTGACACGTCCATGCGCCGCTGCTATTGATAGTAAGGCGATCGATATTACCTGTTCTAATTATTGCATTACCAGCAGCATCAAGAGTTAATTTTTGATTATAGTTTCCAGATATATCAACAGCTCTTATACTCCATAATGAACCATCGTCGGGTATAAAATTATTTATACTCATTATATAATATTGTTAAATATTATTAAATATTATTAAATATATTGAGTATTATTTAATATATTGAATATTATTATCTATATTCAATTACATATTCGATATATAGAAGCAGTCGTTCTTCACCAAGTAATTATAGTAAATTAAAAAATTAATAAAGACGTGTAAAAGTAAATCGAACATTATCAAAATTATCGAAATCGCCACATGTAAAGTAAAGAAGTTGAGAACCAACAATCCCATAAAACTGGGTTGGTGTGCTGAAATCACCCGCTCCATTCCACCCCACCCAGTTCCATCTGTTTAATCCCCCGACAAATGTAGCAATACCCGTTGAAACAAAAGGATTTGTCCCACCTCCTCTCTCTCCAACAAAAGTCGCCTGCCACACTGTGGCTGTTATACCCGTCCCGACGGGAGTAAGAGCAAACGACTTGTCAAAATTCTTAACAATCTGGGTGTAGCAAACTGAATAGGTATTGAATGCCCCAGCAGTGAGTTCATTTGAGGTTGTATTATAAACTACACCTTGACGTTCTTGGACGACAGTTACGGCTGGTTGTTGAGTTATAGCTATTGGACTTACATAAAAACTGGCTGTTGATGGATTAAGAGCAATACCGGTCGCATTTAAACAAATTGAATTAGCTGTTTGGGAAGCAACACCCGCATTTAATCCAATTGCAATAGAGTTCGCTCCTTGTCCTGACGTAGTTCCTTGTCCAGCGTTTGTTCCAATCGCTACCGCTCCACTGTTTTGACCACTTAGACCAGCTTGTATCCCCAGTCCAACGCGGTTAAGAGCTCCTCCTGCGCCATCAATATTTATTGTTTTGGCAAAATTAAAGGCACCACTATTAGGGTTAATAGACCACGCGGTCGTTGTCGAATCGATTAAAACATTTTGTGTTCCAGTTCCTCCGACAAACGTTGGGTAATATGTTGTGTTAGTATTATAATCTGTAATATTTACACTTGTGGCGTTTGGGTTTGATGGTCCCGTCGCACCAGTTGGTCCTGTAACACCTGTATATCCGGTATAACCTGTGTATCCCGTATATCCCGTATATCCCGTATATCCGGTTGCTCCGGTAACACCCGTTGCACCTGTAGAACCCTGATTTGCTGTTCCTGATCCCAATAATTCTTGTAATACAATATTATTACCTAGACTTCGAATTATTCCAATTGTATTTGCCGGCACACCAGTAACGGTTTCTACTTGGTATGTAAGATAGTATTTAACAGAACTAGTCGTTGCCGGACTGTCTATAAAGTTAAGTGTATATAAATCATTATTTGATACAGTAGCTGTTTGAGGACCAAGAAATGTATCACTTGCAATTGTAGTAGGTGCTCCTGATGCTATACTTCTTTTAACACTAATTGTTATTCTATCATTTGCATTATAACTACTCGCATACTTTATTCGAAATTGTGTTAATATATTACTTGCTGCAGACTGTGGTGTAATATCACAGAAATAGGTACTACTTAAATCAACCTCGGTCGTAGTTGTTGCATACGAACTTGCTGTAGATGATAAATCTGTTGTTTTATATTGAATAATTACACCATTACCCGTAGGTCCCACTGCCCCTGTTGCTCCTGTAGCACCAGTTGCTCCCGTTGCTCCAGTAACACCAGTATAACCCGTATAACCTGTATATCCTGTGTACCCTGTATAACCGGTATAACCTGTGTAACCAGTATAACCGGTTGGCCCAGTCGAACCCACGATACCAAAAGTCGTATGTAAATGAGAATAAGTATTGGACGACTGATAGTAAACTTCTGCTTTATGATTTGAAGTGTTAATATTATTTGATAGTATTATAATCGATAAATCTGTATATGAAGAAATATCTATTGGATTTTCTATATATAAGTCAATATCATATTTTTGATAAATTACATGATCAAATAAATAAATTGAATCTGAACCATTTGCTACTAAATTTGTATATGAAGATGTTCCAGAATTATAACCGATTAAATAAAATTTCAACCCTATTTTATTTATATCGGAATTCGCATCAGCTTTTGCGTAGATGCTTAAAGTCCATATACCCGGAGGTATAATATTATTATTATCTATAATAGAAGACTTAGGAATTGTAAATTGACTAACACGATAATCTACAGTACTTGAATTGTTATTTGTAAATGTAACGGTAACTTGTGGATATAATAAATTTGGCGTTAGTGTTAAACTACGCTGGCTTCCCGGAATTGAAGGAGTTATAGATACAGGGTCATTCACGGTTTGAGGGGATAAAATTGTAGTCAAAGATGCAGCAGATATACTTGTGAGTGATGAAGCATCAGTGTATGTCAAATATAATACCTGTCCTCCTGTACTTTGTCCATTTGCACCGGTTGCTCCTGTAACGCCCGTATAACCCGTATAACCAGTGTATCCCGTATATCCCGTGTACCCTGTTGCTCCTGTAACACCAGTATAACCAGTATATCCAGTATATCCAGTATATCCAGTGTAACCGGTATATCCAGTGTAACCCGTATAGCCAGTATAACCAGTATAACCAGTGTAACCAGTGTAACCCGTATAACCAGTGTATCCCGTATATCCCGTGTACCCTGTTGCTCCTGTAACACCAGTATAACCAGTATATCCAGTGTAACCAGTATATCCTGTATAACCCGTATAGCCAGTATATCCTGTGTATCCTGTATAACCTGTAGGACCAGTAGGACCCTGTGGTCCCACAGCATAAATAATTAAAATAAGTTCTTGTTCTGATACAAAAGTATATGTATTTGTTCCTGTTACACCCCATGATACATATCCGCTAGTCCCTGTTGCTCCTGTTATATACCAGGACTGATAATTTAATGAATTATATTTGTCTTGTAAAATAATATCATCGCCAGCGTTTACTAATCCAAGTAATACGCCTACATCTACACCATCTCCATCGGTTTTTGATACATATATTTCTGAAGCATCAATTTGTCCAGATGTATTCCACTGAACATGCATTGTAGTTGGAGGAGGAGATGTATCTCCTGGTTGTCCTGTTTGAGCTTTATAATTATAGTATGTACTAGACTGTCCTGGAGCTCCTGTAGCTCCTGTAACACCTGTATATCCCGTGTAACCCGTATATCCTGTATAACCCGTGTAACCTGTGTAACCTGTGTAACCCGTATATCCTGTATAACCCGTATAACCTGTATATCCCGTGTAACCTGTATAACCTGTGTAACCCGTGTAACCTGTGTACCCCGTATAACCAGTGGGACCAGTGTCACCAGTTGCTCCTGTAACACCTGTATATCCCGTATATCCTGTATATCCCGTGTAACCCGTGTAACCTGTATAACCTGTGTAACCCGTGTAACCTGTATACCCCGTATAACCCGTGGGACCTGTATCACCAGTTGCTCCTGTATAACCTGTATACCCTGTACTTCCATAACCTCCAATCGCAAAGTTACCATCGGAACGATGTGTTCTAAGGTATCCCAACATGGTTATGTTTGCATTTGATACTTGGCCCGATGTCGACATGGGATTATATAGTTATATAATACAAAAATATAATTATATATTAAAAAAAACAAATAATTTATACTATTAAACTGATAAATACAGTTATATTACCTTAAATAGGGAAAGGTCTCTGATTTTTTTCTATTACAAGTGGTGTAGGCATAATAAGCGGCATTCTGTCAAAGAATGAACAATAAGGAACTTCCTTCAACTGTGGAACAACTGGTGCCTGAGGGTCTACAAGATTCGTTGAGTTAATTCCAAAAAGAGCCGACTCAATATCTACAGAATTTTTTGAAAACGACTCTCGAGACATATGAGAAGGCATATATCCTACATCTGGAATTGCATCCGTATATGCACGACCATTCTGAGAATTTACATATGTTACATGAGTAAATATGCCCCTAAAATCACGTTGCTGATAACAATAATCGCTTTTTGTATTTTTATTTTGAGTAGAAGCCATTGTCTATACTATACTATATTATATAACATATATTTTATTTCGATAAATTTAATTCGATAAATTTAATTCGATAAATTTAATTCGACTTATATTTTAATTTATATAAAACTAAATAATAAATTAATTTCTATTTACTTTTTATTTCCTGTATCAATAATTTTTTATTTTTAATAAATTCATCATATAATGTCGTGTCAGAATTGTTATCACGTAACAAATAAGTTAAACAAGCGTGAAATAAATCGAATGTATGAAATGAAAAAAGAAATTGTAAAATGACTTCATGATTTTTATTTTCGCCGTTAAAATGGTAATGCGATTCGACAATTTCAATAAAATCGTTATTATCCCTTAATTTTTGATATATGTTATCAAGAGTTGCAACAATTATGTCAGAGTCATATTCTTTTAAACCGAAAGCATATAAGTAATCGTGTCGATATAATGTATCTTGGTCATCTTCGTCATCATGTAATTTATATGTGCATAAAAATGTAGTGTTATACATACAGATACACATATAAATTTAAAGTAATATTATTTTTAATATGTTTTAACTTGATTTACTTTTATGTGGTTTAGGTGATTTAGGTGACGTGGGTGATTTGTGTGGTGCAGGTGACTCGTGTATTGTGGGTAACTTGGGTGATTCGGGGGGCGTGGGTAATTTGGGTGGTACTTCTGAATGAGTCGAAGTTCTGTAATAATATTCAAGAATATCTCTGAGTTTCTGGGAGCCTGGAGTGTAGACACTACTGCAACCAGGAGTGAGAATGAATGGTTTATTGTCTTCTTCTCTGTAAATGATTTTCCAACCTCGAGGTAGAAAACCTGCGGGCACATCAACTTTGTTTGGAATAGGTCTAGGATTATAGACTGGAATGGGCATATGGGGTGGTTTGGACTTACCAGAAGTGGATTTTACATAGGGTTCACCGAGATTATCATAGTTCGGTACTCCCCCTCCTCGCTGTGTTTTCTTATGTTTTTTCCTATACATATTTCGTCTTATATGCGTCTTTGAATGTTTACTATAACGCTTACTGCGTCGTTTTCTCGACATATGTGTAACCATTTATATTTATATATTATATAAATAATATATTATATAAATAATACAATATAATATACAAAATAATATAATATACAATATAAATACCTCGTTATACCTAAATAAATATATTTAAATTTTAGTAAAAGGAACGGCATCTATTACATCTATACCGGGTTTTTCATTACTAATGCAACCATTTATTACTTTTTGAAAATCGTAACCATGAATTACTAAAAAGGTTCCTTTGTTAATCCATGGACAATCTTTTTTGCAAAATTCGTTACTAACAACGTAGTCCATAGAATTATTCATTACATTTTTAATAGATGGAGTATTATTGGGTGCAGCCAAAGAACAGAATTTATTTTTCTTAGAACAACAAGGGGCATTTTTTCCAGGAGTATTTTGTATTACACCAGACTGCCATTCATCCGTTGTAGCCAACCATGCTATTATTGCTCCTGGTTTTCCATTATCATTGTTATGTATATGAACCGCGCTCACTTTTTCTAGATTACCAAATGAAGCATTTATAGTTATTGCATCATTATTTACACTATATGTTGCTTTTACATATTTCGATTTTGCACCATACGTTGGTTCAGAATTTCTAAACATTTCTATTTTTTTATTATTAGACATAGTTTTAAATAGAATAAATAAAACAAAAACAGTAATAATTATGAAAAACAATGATAAGTATATATTATTTCCCTTTTTTTTCATTTATATAAATATTATATATAATAATTTTACTATATATAATAATACGTACTAGATATTATACGCACTAGATATTATACGCACTAGATATTATACGCAATAAATAATATTTTTAAGAACTACAAGAGGTATACTTTGTTTCACGCTCGATTTCACGAGAAGGAACACCTCCGCGTATCCACCCATTTACCGCGACACCTTCAACCAAGTTTGCAGGATTTGTAATCGTAGCAGCAATAGATGGAATAAGAGGATACATTTCGTGATTTACGAAACATACTTCTGAAGTAGGGTTAACGCTCTTCTTGTTGATATTATAGTCGCCCTGCCACAAACGCGACTCAACAAGGGGGTTCGACTCACCTCTTCCAAGAAAGGGAACAGTCTTGAAAGGTCGCTCAAACAAACTAATGCGGCAACGCGGATGAGTCATGATACTGCCGTTAAACAGCTCACTATTCGTGTCAACATTGCATCCACCGACACCAACCTGATGACTACCAGTGTAGTTTATACCGGGTTGAGCAGTAGCAAAATCGATAGGGCGCTTCATGTTACACTCAGCGGAAAAGAAATTATTCAACATATAGTTGCTTGAGTTAAGGTTTTGTATATTTCTCTGATCCATTCCACAGTTATCATTGCCTATTCTGCATAAGTTGTCGAAAACATAATCTTTTACGATAGCCATACTTGTGTATTTATATGTATATATATATATATTTTTGAAAATATAATTTACTAAATATTATAATATAACACAAATTAATTTAAATTAAATATTTTACTCTTACTATTTAATTTAAAGTGAGATGGAGGGAAGAAACCGAAGTTTCATTTAATTATATACTCCTCCTACCCTTGGCTGCCATCTTCCGAGAGCAAATTCGTTACCTTCTTTCGCTGATATCATATCTCCAAAACAAAAGTTAGCAAACCCTCCCTGGTCATTGGGAATGGTTGTGTTTGGGTTTGTGTAGAAATTTCTCATACTATCGTCAAAAGTATAACTATCGCCTAAATCACTAAATAATTTACGCTTAATATACTCTTTTTGTTTTGTCGGTTCATCGGAAAATGTAGTATCGACGACGTAGTCTTTTGTACTATTGTTTATGTTCTTTTCTACTTCAGCATTGAAGGCGGGTGCCGCCTCGTTTCTGGTAGGATTATAACTTATTTCTGGTAAAAGAACATTCATCATGGGATTATTTTCTTTTGGACTAGTGTAGTCATCTTTTACTTCATTATATAATATGGCGTTAGTGAAACTTTCTTTTATTTTGGGCGGTAATTCTTTTGCCTTTTCATCTGCTATGATTTTATTAGATTGTACGTGATATAAAATAGCAATTACAGCTAAAGTTATTATACCTACAAATATAATTCCCATATTCAATGTAATCAAATATCCTAAAAGTGAAGCTATAATAACAAAACGACTAATAGCATTTAATTTTTCCATGTTGCTCATATTTGGATTTGGCCATATTTCCGTTATATGTTTTTTATCAAATAGAATAGTAGGTTCATTTAACCAAAATGGTGTTGCTGGTATTTTGTCCATTATATATATATTCTTAATTATTTTTTCTTATTTTTTATTCTTTAATCATTATTAGTAATATTAATAATAATTACACTATTTTTACACTATTTTTACTTTATACTTATAATACATTTATTTTGTGTTTATTTTTTGGTTATTTTTTGGTTATTTTTTATTTTTATTCTTCTTCTTCTTTTGTGTTTCAACTACCGGTTCATAACCTGTTTCTGTAGACTCACTTGCAGTCGTGTTTGTAGTCGTGTTTGTAGTCGCATTTGTACCTACAACAATATTCGCACCAGGTTTAGCGGTTCTAGGGGTTTGCTGAATTTGTTCACCCGACGATGCAGTATATACAGCAGTAGTAGGACGAACAATATTATTTGCAGGAGTTGGAGTTGGAGTTGGAGTTGCTACTTTTTGTTGTGGTTGCGGTGGAGGTTGCTGTTGCTTCTGTTGAAGCTTCGACTGCATACGCTCCTTCATTTTTGCATTTTTCATATTTTGTTGTAGGTGACTCTGTAAAGCACCCATATTTACCTTTCCACCTTTTCCTCCTAAACCAGCCAATCCCCCTAAACCAGACATTCCCATTTTGCTTAACATACTTGACAAGTCTCCCATACCGGGCATATTTTTCATATTGCTAAGAAGGTCGCTTGCTTCCTTCATAAGCTCACTCTCTTTTATATCACCCTTTTTAAACTTATCATCTAGTTTTGCACCGACGCTTTTTACCATATTCATTAGTTTTCCAGGATTTTTAAATAGCTTTTGAAATACATTGCTCATATTTACGTTTTCAGCATTTTCCATATCAATACCCAAGTCAAAGTCCTTGGCTGTTTCTTCTGCTATTTCTTTTGCTAGCGCTCCTATTTTACCATTAAGAAGTTTTGAAATATGTTCATGAATTGTTTCAGGGTTAGGCATTTCAGATTGTTTTTTATTATCCGACGATGATGATGACGATGATTCGCCACCACCTTCTTCTTTAGTACTGGAGTTAAATCCCGGAAACCCCGGAAACCCTGGAAACTTTGACATATCGATTCCACCCATACCATCCGGTGAAAAGCTTTTAAGCTGCTCAGCAAATTTCTCAAATTCTTTCATATCAATTCCATCCCCGAATTTCGCATTTTCTCCCGAAGCTCCTGCTTCTCCTGTCTTATCGCCTGTACTGTCTCCGCCACCACCACCACCACCACCACCACCGCTATCTCCTCCCATAAAAAGATCCTGCATATTTTTGATTGTCTCATCCAACTTGTTCTTTAACTCATCCTCGTTGATAGCTTCAAACAGTTTCGCAGTATCTCCAAATGAATCTCTGTCAGAAATATTTGTAATAATTGAAAAAAGAATAAGCTGTAAATATTTCCAAATAGTATCACGCGTATTACTTGATATATCAGGCGTATTCCACACTTCTCTAAAATCAATATCGGGTAAAAAGTTTACATTTACAGCTGCTGCGTCACCACTATCTTTTTTGAAAATTTCAGCATTTTTATACAAAATATCAAAAAAACGCGCAGGATATACAGTTTTAGAATAATCATATAATACCTTAACTCTAGTTTCATCCAAGATTTCTTCGGCTACAACATTACCGTCCGTTTTAACAGAAACTACAACAAAGTTGTCTTTAAGTTTATCGCTATATTCCGGAAAAGTAGTAGTAAAATCATTTATAAAATCCGTTATTACTTTCTTAAACTCATCGGGAACTACTTCAGGAACTACTTCGGCTTTTTTTTGCGAAGATGAATTATTTTTTTTACCCATTTATATTTTTAATTTATCATTTACTATTTAAATCAAACTACGCATAAATATATTTATGTAATTAATAATTATTAATTAGTTAGTAATTAATAACTACTTATTAAAATTTAATATTTTATTAAAATTTTATATATTTTAATAAATTAACTTTAAAATTACTATTGGTCTACGATTACTATTGGTCTACGATTACTGCATGTATAGTTTAGACAAAATACATAAATTTTTAACATACATGAGTGATTTTTCTTGATTTTCTTTGCTCATATTTCTTACCGGTTCTCTAAGTTTATCTATATTATTGATAATATCATCTGACTGATTTACATATATAAAATCTTTTTTGTAATCTTTTTCTATAAAGAAATTAATATTATCACTGTTAATCTCGGCTTCATACTGTGAACATACATATGTGTACCATATTTTTACAATAAGTGCAGGATTTACTTTTTTAATCATATTAAGCGCCATTTTTGCTTTTTTTATCGATGTATCTTCGCTGAATACCAGTTCTATTTCTGTTACAAAGTCAAAAAATTGTTCATTAAATGCACTTAATAGCAATGACTTATCTGAATTTTCTAGTGAACGCGATGTCATATTTTACAAAGGTGTTTATTAGGATGTATATGATTATATAATATTATTCTATAGTTTTAAATATATTTAATTATAAATATTTAATTGTAGGTATTTATAATTTAGTTATTCGAAATGTAAATAGTATTAACTAAATCTTACATTTTTTTGTTGTTGCCTTTGTTGTTCTTGTTGTTGCGCAATCTGTGGACCCATTGCTTGTAGTTGTTGTTGAAGTTGTTGTTGTTGTGAAAACTGGGCTTGAAACTGTTGTTTTTGTTGCTGTTGTTGAATAAACTGTTGCTGCGACGGGTGTTCAACCGCTTTTGCCTGTTTTTCAGCATTAAATTGTATTTCAGTATTTCTCTGTTGTTGTAAATTTTCCAAAGAAACTGAACCTATCTTATCAGGCGCATAATCTTCTTTCGGAGCTTCTATTCGCATATTGCTATCAATAGTCGCATAGTTATATAATTGTCGCATTCCTCCATTACCTTTTGCTGATAAGTCATCACTTGTTTGGTCCCAAAAACTAAATGAGTCAGAAGCCACACCATAACCACCGATACAATCATTATTTAATGAGAAAGGAGATGGTTCGCCGTTATTATTTGTTGCAGCCATATTTATTGCAGTTTCTCGTGGTTGTAAATGTCCTAAAATCTGGTCTCCATATAATACCTGGTGACCTTGTTTCATAAGGAGTAAAGCTGGTACACGATTTACTTGCGGAGGCATAATAATCTTTTCCCCATTTTGAAGAATGATATACCATGAACCAGTGGGGCCTTTAACTCTTTTATCGATACACAAAAAATGTAATTCTTCTTTAATATTGCTTTTTGCTAATGTCTGAAGAATTTTTTTAGATTTTTCACAAAAGTTGCTATAATATAAAATACTACTCATAATATAATTTACCACGAGTATTTATCGTTTATTTTAACTTATTATTTAAGTTATTTATCTTATTTATCTTATTTATCTTATTTGTCTTATTTGTCTTATTTATCTTATTTTTTATTATTTTTGAATGAAGTGATAGTTATTAATTTTCCTTAATTATATTAATGAAAAATTGATTTAATAAATTGTATAATAATAATATAATAAGAACAGCAAATATACAAAACAATGGAGCCTCGTATTTCAAATCTCAGAGAAGAAAATGGTTTTCTAAAATTTACACTCTTGGATTGCAACATGAGTATTGCGAATGCCTTGAGAAGAATTATAGTCTCCGATATTCCTACATTTGTATTTAGAACTTATCCATATAGTGAAAATAAGGCCGAAATTACACACAATACAACTAGATTTCACAATGAAATTATTAAGCAGCGTCTCAGTTGCATTCCTATTCATATTGATGACATGGACTTTCCGTATAAAGACTATGTTGTCGAAGTTGATGTAAAAAATGACACAGATAGTATTTTATATGTTACCACAAAAGATTTCAAAATAAAAAATAGTAAGACAGAAGTGTATTCGGATGAGTCAGCAGTTAGAGCAATATTTCCTCCGTCGAGTGTAACCGGTGACTATATTGAATTTGCTCGTCTTCAGCCTAAACTATCTGAAAATATTGATGGAGAACGTCTTACTCTTCGTTGTGGATTGGATATCGGAATGGCGTCACAAGATGGTGCATTTAATGTTATAAGCACATGTGCTTATGAGTGTACACCAGATGTAGCAAAGGCGAATGAAGTATGGGGCGAAAAAGAAGCGGCTATGAAAAAGAGTAACATGACAGAAACAGAAGTCGAATTTGAAAAGAAAAACTGGTTTCTCCTAGAAGCAAAACGTTACTATCAACCGAATAGTTATGATTTCATCATTGAGAGTGTTGGTGTGTTTGATAATAATGAAATAGTTATAAAAGCATGTAAAATTATGATTTCAAAATGTGAAAAATTCTTATATGATTTGGAACATGGAAAGGTTAGTATCGTACCATCTGAAACAACCCTGAAAAATGGGTTTGATGTTACACTAGTAAATGAGGATTACACGCTAGGGAAGGTCATTGAATTTTATTTATACCAGCAAAATTTTATAGCCGATAAAACATTGTCATTTTGTGGTTTTAGAAAGCCACATCCACATGCAACGGACAGTATTATTCGTGTTGCATTCCATAATGAAATAGACCCAGTCGGAGTATCGGGGTATATACAAGGTGCTACTGATAATGCTATTGCGGCATTTAAAAAACTAGTTGAACAGATGGGAGGCGACTTGAAAAAAACAGAAAGGGTACGATTAGCTACAGGATTGTCTATATCAAAATCTAGTAGTAGAAATGCAAGCCCAAGAAGGACATCAGGAGCTGCAGTAGCTGCGGAATCGGTTGCAGATATACCACAATCCGAACCAGGTGCAGCAGCAGCTCCATCCAAGTCGAAAAAATCTAAGGCATCAAGTATTAAAGTAGATTTATCTAAAGTTACACTTCCGTCGGCATTAAGTTCGAGTAAAAAGGAACCAAAGGGTGATGAACCAGAACAAGAAGAAGAAGAAGAATAAGAATAAGATTAGAACTATAAAAATAGTTCATATAATATTAAAAATCATATATATTTATAATATTATATACTTTTTATACCTAATTTTATAATACTGTGTCATGTTATTACTTTATAGTATAATCCAATCTTTTTTTGGCTTATGCCAAAATGGTAAATAATATACTTCAGCATCAGTTAATATTGCAGCAATATAACTAAAAGAACTTGCCGACATTACAAGTATATCTGAACCAACTAATCCTATAAATGTTGTAGTTACCTCTTCATCAATATGAAGAATAACATCATCATTTTTATAACAGTTAAAATTTTCAATATTTCCTTGTGAGTAAATATGAAAACATAATTCTTTATTTACATTATTTGCATTATTTGTATTATTTTTATATTTTTCACGAATATGGCTAATAACATTTAAATAATATGAATCTTCTGTATTAGTACCCTCAATGCGATCATCGTGAATATTTGGTCTTCTAACATGAACCGCAATATTAAGTTTATTATTTTTATAACAGTCTCTATCTTTATTTCCCCAAAAACATTTTTTGATTTTATTAATTGCTTCATTATTAGTTGTATATAAATCTACATTTTGGTCAATAAAGTCATATATAAAACCTCTACTCGAAGTATTAATATTATAATCTTCTATATTTTTTATATCATCATAATCATCATAATTTCCTTGTATATTCATACAGTTGTTTACTCTTTCTATAAAATTAACATCATTATTATAGTTGTGATCCATATTTTTTATTTTTTTATGAATATAATCTAAATTATTAAAGTGTGCATATAAAATATAAAAACTAATCGATTGAAACTGTGAACCGAAGCCGTCAGTTTTATCAATGAATATTAATTTTTCTTTTTCATTTTCTTTTTCATGTTTTTTTTCTTGTTCTTTTTCTTTTTTAATATGTGATGGATAATCTGTATTAATATCACTAATTAACTTATTTAATCTAGGAAAAAATCCCAGTTCATTCAGTATTTTTTGTTTTTCTTTTTTTATTATGTCAATACGCTGAGACCACCAATCTTCCTTGATAGCTGTTGCAATGATAGAAATACACTCATCGGGGTTATCAAGCGGTAACCTGACAAATGCAAGCGAGTCAATATGTTCTTCAAGATTAGGGCAGCCCCAATAAAAACAAAGACACTCAAATAAAATGGGCTCCCATATTTTCTCTGTTGCATAATTTTTTTCACTATTATTCTCACATGAGAAACAGTATTTATATTTTACTAGTTCCTTTTTATTATCGGTTTCACCTACATATGACTTTAAATTGTGATAATTTTTACGACCATAAACATGCATAGTATTGTTTTCGCATAAGTCAATATATTTCAAAAAATCAACCCTTTTCTTATGTCCTTCATCGTGTGTTTTCTCACTTAATATACACATTATCTTATTTATTTTCTCATCCCCTGGAATTTTTTCAGGGGGCGATACTTGCCATTGTACATTATTAAGACTTTCAGCGTGTCGAAAAACTTTCATAAACTTATTTGAATCTGGGATAGCCCATTCGCCCCATGTTTTAACTCCCCAGTTTTTAGTGTTATCATATACCCATGGTTCCATTTGAAAAATAATCGTCTTTTTGGGGTCATATTCGCATAGCGAATCATATGTAGGTTTATTTATAATAACGTAATAGTCAATATTCTCATCATCTGAAACAAGTTCAATAATAATATTTTTATGAAATCCACTATCAAGGTACATTTCTGAGAATTCATTACACAAATCTTTTGAAGAACACCAATTGCATAACATTTTTACTCGTTTTATATTAACTAGTTTTGATTTATCCGAATTATCATTAATCTCACGTATCTGTTGCATCTCATGTTTTTTATCCTCTCCTAATAATGCCTTCTCATACTGTTCTTTGAATTCGGGTGCGAGTTTTTCTATAACTTTGTGTGAATGTTCCCTCTTTATATATATACCATCTGTTTCGTTAAACCAAACTGACCTTGTAATATTTATAACATTACTCTTAAAAAAACCAAGTGTATTAAATGCAACACAATGTTTATCTTCCGTGGCGGTTAAGACCATATTTTTTAGACTACTTTTTTTATGATACAAATCGTGACCAATTTGGTCACCCATAGGAATATAAATAAAATTATCCTTTAAAAATGTCAAGTAGTAGTTTTCATATGCACTAAAGTCAATACATTTACCACACATTTGTATATCTGTGTCGTAGTTTGAATCATCATCATACCATAGCGATGTACAAAGGTTTGGTTGTGTTTCATAACAGTTAACAGTATTTACGATTTTCATAACATAGTCGATGCCGTGCTTTATTCCATTTTTATGGATATAATCTATCATTTTTTTTGCACCTTTTTTATTTATACTATACCCAAATGTTCCTCCAACATATAATTCAGTAGTAAGGGGATGTACCGATACACATGTTTCATTATTTACTACACCATAATCGTACTTATCTTTGTTAACTATACGATTATTTTTATACATTGTATAACCATGGTATAAAATATCTTTATCTTTAAATTCACTTTCCAGTTTTGAAATTTGTTCTTTATATCCATTACACAAAATAACATCATCCTCCATAATAATATAATATTCATTTGTCGAATCATTAAGTAACTCCATCCATAAACCATAATGTGATAATGCACATCCAATAAATCCACATCTACTTCCAAAATCATTATTTTCGAACATTTTATATAATTCAAGTGTAGGCGATATAGCCAAATCATTACCATATACAGCATCGATAATTTCATATTCATCTTCAGAAAATCCTGATTCTTTTAATATATCCACTACTATTTTTGTACGGTCATCTCTATGTTTTAAACTTACTACTTTAATAACTGCAGAAGTATTTACTTTTATGGGAGGGCTGTACATTTTTCGAATATTTTCATTTGTTGCGACAGTTTTCGTTAGAGTATTAAAGTCACAAGAGTCATAAGATACATGAGATATATGAGATTCGTGAGAATTAGGTAAATTAAATTGTGAAGTGTTATTTAATTCATAAGAGTTCGGTTTTGTTTTATCGTGTCGGTCCGATGTCAATCTACCAATATGACGACAACAAATCATATTAAAAAAAGCACTTCTATATCCTGCATTATACCAGTTAGTAGCATAATCTAATTCAAAAAATTGATTTTCTGTATTATAATTACCCAGTTTTAAAATCGTGTCCACATCTACCATAGATGGACGAAAACTATAATCCGGCCAGTAACAACAATTTTGAAAAAAGAATGTATCAGTTTTATTATGGTTATGAAGAACTATGGGTATTTCAGGAATACATTCACTACTAGATAATACTACATGCCCCTTTGTAGAAGTATTTTCTATTACTTCTGAGTAATTTCTGTTGAATAAAACTTGACGGACATTTTTAGTATCCCGATATTTATCAAGAACCTTTATAGAATCTTCTACATAATTCCGTTTGGTATAAAATAAAAAGTCATCCTCCATATGTATCCAGTATTTTGGTTTAAGTTCGTTTAGCTTGTTCCAAATAATATTCATACTTTCACGATGACCTTTTTCCGATTCAGATTTCATATAATATTTAATCCACGGAAAAGTACTCTGCATAAATTCCCTGTCCTTTTTAGAAGAATTATCATCTACGCAAAACCAATAGTCAATATTTCCCTTATCTAACCAATGATTCAGAATAGAACCCAATGTCTGTTTAAATAAATCAAGTCTTTTACAAGTAGTAAAAGAAAAAAAAACATTAATATTTTTACTTTTATTATTAAAAAGTGTTTTCACATTTTTAGGTAATTCGAATAATTTAGAACGGTTTTTCTCAAATAAAATATTCCAACATTCATGCATTCTCTTGTCTATATCGATACCATCATTTAATAATTTTTGCATATTTTCATTATATTCATAGAAAAACTCAAGTGTATCTGTTTTATCATGCAATAGTTGGTCCTTATAACAAGCAAGATTAATACAGGTTTTAATATATTTATCAATATTATCAATACATCTAGTAGTAATAATTTTTTTACAACATTCATAACCCAAGTCATGTTTTCCACAGTAAAAACCAGCAATACTACAAGAATATTCTACATGGTTAAAGTAAAAAGGTTCAAATAAGAAAAGTTTATCAGCCGGCGGTGACATGTGACCCAAGAATTGTTCACCTAAAGAACAACACAATAAATACATTTCTTTCTTTAAAAAAATTTCACATGCTAGAGCGACACCTTCAATGCGCTGATGGTCAAAAATAATAGACTTTGTCAAGTATCGAATTGCATTTTCAAAATCATTTTCTCGCATATATAAGTCTCCCAAAACAAAACATGAATAATATCTTTCTTGAACCCATGTATTTATTTTATCAGCAACCAATTTATACCATTCAATTGCGTCTTTAACCATACCAGAGTCTTTATAACTTTGTGCACAATAGAAAGCATAACGGTTTGATAAACCTTTGTCTGGTTTTTCTACTTCAGTATAGTAAGCCTTTTTTAAAATTTCGGCATCCTTTTTATATTTATCCGGGTCTTTACTTCTACTCCCTTTACGACCAGACTCCACATAGTAGTCGCCACCTAATACAGTACCTTCAATATTTTTAGATACACATGTCAAAAACTCATGTAGAACACCATTGAATCGCCACTCTAACTGGTTATTTATTAATAAAGGACGAACATATGCTACGCTGTCTCCTCCAAATTTTAAGTTATACATTTCTTTATTAAATAAATGAGGTTCTGGAAGTTTAAAGTTGCCGTGTATACTATCATCTGCATCAAAAATAAATAAGTAGTCTGTTTTTTTATTCGCATGCTGTAATGCTAGAGTACGATTATATCCAAAGTCTCTCCATTCATCTTGAAATAATTCACCATCTATTTTCTTAGAGGCAAAATAATCTTTTATTACTTGTTGTGTTCCGTCGGTAGAACCTGTATCAGAAATAACCCAGTAAGTTAAAGGAATATATTTTAAAATATTATCGAAAGTCTCTCTAATAATATGTGCTTCATTTTTAACAATCATATTTAAACATATTGTTCTTTTTGATGATATTCTGGATATACCGCTTGTTTTTTTACTTTGTGGCTTATTATTCATATTTTTAATATCTTCACAAATAAGTATTTAGGAATCATAAGATAAATATATTTATATTTATTTCTGCGTTAATAAATAATATTATATTAGTATTATAGAAATAAATATAATAATATAATATAATTACATTATAATAAATGTCATTTACTCGTTTTAATGATGACCCGTGTAGAATAATGAAACAGCAGCAAGAGTCTACAGACCAAGGAAAATGGAGACTCAATGTTCCTGGTAATGGAGACAAGCCGTGTTTCATGGTAGACCCATCAATAAGGTTACAAAAGTGGGGAGCAAATTTAATGACAAATACAATAAATCTTGAAAGTTCTCTTTTTGGTCTTGATAGAAATTTAACAAGAGACTGTAATCCTCAAAATAACTATAAAGACGTAAATATACCTACATCCCCAATTGAATACCCTGTATGTTCTCCTTTTACAGACCAGTCGAGAGTTACAAATCCAGCATGGTGGTATAGAGATTTAGAACAACCAAATTGGGACTATCTTCATTTAAATCCACAAGAGAATACATGTATGTCGTTTCAAAATAATCTTAGTACTAGAATTTTAGAAAAAGATAATTATGTTACAAAAATTCCTTGTTTTACTTATAACATGATAGATAATACACAAAATTTGTTTACAAAGTAAAGATATATAAAAAATTAAAAAGGTAAAGGTAAAAACTATATATGTAATATTTAAGAGTTAATAGAGACTAAAAAATATATTACATATATATAAACATATAATATAATGGAAGTTGTTATCCCAATATTGGCGGCTACAGGATTATTTATGGCGGCAAATAAAAAAAATGAAAATAATATTGATGATACAAGAGCAAAAATGTTTAAAAAAGAGGCATTTACAAATATGGGTGCCGGTAGAATAAATCCGCAAAATTATCTACCAAATACTCAAATACCAAATACAAATTATCCGACAATAAATACTTCTACAAAAGGAAATATAAATAAATTTAACGGTGGTTCAGCAGTAACTGATAAATACTTTAATGCAACGGTTGATAAGAGAGTACTACAACACGATGACCAATTCGGTAACCCGTATTATAATAACAATGATAAAAATGGAGCGAAAGATGATAATGTAATTTCATTAACTGGAAAACAAATAAATGTATCTGATTTTGAGCATAATAATATGGTCCCATTTTTTGGCGCAAAAATAAGAGGGCGTACAACAGATGCTGATACTCATGAGTCTATTTTAGATAGCTATAGTGGAACAGGTAGTCAAAAAATATGTAAAGAAGAACGTGCGCCTCTTTTTGCGCCTCAGGCGAATATCCAATATCCGAACGGAATGCCGAATTTTACAACATTTTTTCAGTCACGCCAAAATCCCGGAACACAAATGGCGAATGTAAAACCGTGGGAAGAAGTACGTGTTGCGCCTGCTTTAAATCAGGGTTTTACATCTTGTGGAAGCAATGGTTACAATTCAGGTATGGAAGCTCGCGATTTATGGGTAGACAGGAATGTAGACGAACTGAGAACTACTAATAATCCCAAACTTACGTATAGTTTAGAGAATCATGAGGGTCCTTCTTATGATTGGAATGTTCAACAGCCTCCAAGTGCTAAAACATATGGACATGTTGAAAAGTTCTTGCCTGATAAATTCTATTTAAATACACCGGATAGATGGTTTACTACAACTGGTTTAGAGAAAGCACAATCAGGGCGACCTGAGGAGTTATTAAAAGACCAGAATCGTGTATGTACTACTACTGAATACTTTGGAACTGACTCCAATCCAAATGGAACATCGCAATATGCTCCGGAAAATTACGAACCCTCTAAAAAGGCAGTAATAGAAGGAAACCCGATAATAAATGCATGTGGTGTAGGAAAATGCGAACCGACCAAGTTCGATTATGGTCGTGGTATAACAAGGCTTAACTCTACAAACCGTTCAAATACGAAGTCGACTCCATTTTTGGGAACAGCTATTAACGGCGCATTCAAATCATTTGTTGCACCTTTATTAGAAGTAGTTCGTCCCTCTAGAAAGGAAAATGTTGTAGGAGCAATCCGACCCTATGGTAATGTTCAGAATCGTGTTTCTGCCGGCGTTGCTTATAACCCTGCCGATAGAACGCCTACTACTATTAAAGAAACAACTGAAAGTCTGCTCGACTTTAACCATTTAAATGTTACACCCCTAACAGATGGAACCGGTTATTTAGTTGCTGAGCAACAAGAAGTATATACACAACGTGAGACAACTGAGCCCGAATACTTTGGATCAGGTGGTGGTGCAACCAATGAAGGGTATCTTTCTACAATGGCTGCAAGAAACCAGCACAATAATATAAATAAAGTAAGTAAGGAATATACACCTTCTGGAAACATATCGATGTTTAACTATACTGAAAATATAAATATTAAAAGACCCGATAAAATTAATGACCAATGTCCTTGGAATGCAGGTGCAAGTGCTGGTTCGGGTTTAGGAGGAATGCCTCCATCCGCAAACCAGTTTGGTAAATTAAGTAAAATGCCGCAGTACTACCAGGAGTCTATTTATTGCGAAAGAATTCAACCCGATATTTTAGATGCATTTAAACGTAACCCTTATACACAGAGCTTACACAGTTATGCAGCTCCATAAGTATATAAGTTATGATTTTTATTTTTTAGTTTTAATATATAATATATAATAAAAATAAATTATATATTTTAGAGGAATAGTTAATTATATTTTTTAGAGGAATAGTTAATTATATTTTTAGTATAATATATTTAACATAAAATAAATATTAAAAATAAATATTTAATATATTATATACAAAGATGATGAAAACAGTTAGCTTAATTGCTATTTTACCGGCACTTACATTTGCCTTTTTTATTCCTTTTCCTATATCTGTTCCGGTTCCTGTTCCCGATTCTTCAAAAATGCAAGAGGGTGGAGTGTCGCAGTATCTCCATGTAGATAACTTCGAAAAAGCTACAAAATTTCAAACAACACATAACTCGAAAATCTGTTCTTTTGTAGATTATGTAGATACAGTATTATGTAACAGTACGGAATCTGATTTTCTGTCATTTAACCAAAAACAAAATGATACAAAAGAATCTAAGAATAATTTTCAAAATATTAAGAACAAAAATAGTTCTCTCGAATTTAATTTAGAACTAGATCCCAAAGATTTGTGTCCTTTATTGGAATTGGTAGACAAGACATTTTGCAAATCTGGTAAAGATGTAATGGTAGGAAAAGAAAATGTAGACCCAAAAGATTTATGCCCACTTCTTGAGCTTATTGATACAAAATTGTGTTCTTAGGATATTTTTAATAATTTTTATATATTATATTATATAATACAAATAATATATAATATATAATAAATGAAAAGTTTGAAATCATCATCTATGTTTACAGCAAATAATTCAGTTGTATTAATAATTTTTGTTTTTATTTTTATTGCAGTTGGTATGTTTTTTCTTATACAAAAAACAACTGAAAAGGAAAACCAAGATAAACTCGATAAACAGAGTAAGTTAATAGAGGAAAAAAATGAGTTAAATATACCACAAGTAAAAAATGCAGCATCAACTAGCGGTGTTGCTAATATAAATAATAGTGAGAATCAAGATAAAAATGATTCATATAATACAGACTATAATACTGTAACTGAAACTTTCCGCGATGAAATAGGTTTATTCATTAAAAAAGATGAAACACGCCCAGAAGTATATTCGCATAATCCGGTATATGTACCACCGTTTAATACAGGTAAAGAAACAAGGTGTGTTACAAGACAGATAAATCGCCCCGAGGAAACAAATAATGTTCAAAGTTGTTTAAACTCAGATTTAGTAAAAGTATCATCTAATGCATCTTATTAAAAATTCAAAGTATAAAATGTAATTAAAATAATTAAAAACAGTTAAGACAATTAAAAACAGTTAAGACAATTAAAACAACATATAACATTTGATATAAAAACAATATCAAAAGTCATATAAAAATAATTTTTAAAGATATATAAAAGGTATTATATCTGAATCATAACAACACTACTTCTATGTCTACAACAAATAAAATAGCATTTATCACTGGTATAACTGGACAAGATGGGTCATATTTAGCAGAATTATTATTATCAAAAAAATACATGGTTCATGGATTAATTCGTCGTTCATCTACCATAAACACATCAAGAATCGACCATATTTTTAATAATAAAGATTTGAAGCTTCATTATGGTGATATTACTGATAGTTCGTGTTTAGAAAAGATATTAAATTTAATTAAAAATACATATCCAAATATGTCACGTTTAGAAATATATAACTTGGCTGCTCAGTCTCATGTAAAAATATCATTTGAAATGCCGGAATATACCGCCGACACAGATGCTTTTGGAACCCTAAAATTACTAGAAGCGGTAAGAAATAATAACCTAGAAAATATTACAAGATTTTATCAGGCATCAACGAGTGAGTTATTTGGAAAAGTACAACAAACGCCACAAAATGAGAATACGCCTTTTTATCCGCGCTCACCATATGGTGTAGCAAAGTTGTATGCTTATTGGATAGTTAAAAATTACCGCGAAGCATATGGTATGTTTGCATGTAATGGGATATTGTTTAATCATGGCGGAGTAAGAAGGGGGCATAATTTTGTAGAAAGAAAAATAACACTAGGATTGGGTAAAATATTACGCGGCGAAACCGACCGCCTTATTATGGGAAATATAGATGCGATGCGTGATATAGGGAATGCGGAAGACTATGTTGAGGGGATGTGGCGAATGCTTCAACATGATGTACCAGATGACTATGTATTATCGACGAATGAAACACATACAGTGCGAGAGATGATAGAGAAAGCATTTGGATTACGCGGTTTTAAAATAAAATGGGAGGGAAGTGGTATAAATGAGATTGGGTATAATGAAGTAACAGGTCAGGCGATGATTTTTATTAATGAAAAATATTATAGACCTGCGGAGGTTGATATATTATTGGGAGACTCTACAAAGGCGAGAACTGTATTGGGGTGGAATCCGAAAACATCATTTGATGAATTAATAAAACTTATGGTGGATAATGATACAAAATATCTTATGTACGTATTATAATGTACGTATTGTAATGTATAACCTATATCAAATAATCTATAACCATGAATAAATATATAAATAATATTAAATAAATGAATATATATTTAATATTAACTAAAATGAAAAAAATAAATGATGTAAGTGTTGTAAGTGATGTAAGTGATGTAATTGTTGTAAGTGATGTAAGTGACATAAGTCACATAAGTGATAAAAATAATGAAATTAAAATTTATAATACTTGTGATAAAAATATTGAAAAATTAGATATACACAACGATATTAAAAATAAATTAAAATACTTTATTGAAATAAAGAAAATACCAAATATAATTTTTCACGGGGTTTCAGGGTGTGGTAAAAACACGCTTGTAAATAATTTTATACATGATATTTATCATAATGATAAAGAAATGATAAAAAATTATGTAATGGAAGTAAACTGTGCACACGGAAAAGGTATAAAATTTATTAGGGAAGAGTTAAAATTTTTTGCAAAAACAAATATAAATTTAAAAGATGGTGAGATATTTAAAACAATTATTCTATTAAATGCTGACAAGTTAACAATAGATGCACAGTCAGCATTACGTAGGTGTATTGAGTTATTTAGCCACTCTACTAGATTTTTTATAATTGTTGAAGATAAGTATAAGTTACTCAAACCTATTTTATCTAGATTTTGTGAAATATATGTACCTGAACCTATTATAAATGGTAAAGTAATAAATTTACACAACTATGCATTAGATGAAATATATAATTTAGGGAAAATAATAAAAAAGAAAACCGACAATCTTAAAAAAGATTTAAAACTGGATAAAAAGTATACTCTAAATGAACTTGTTAACCTTTGTGTAAAATTATACGAAAATGGGTATAGTTGTTTAGATATTATTAATTATATTAATACTAGTTCATTACATGAAAGTAAAATATACGAATTTATGGTTATATTTAATAAGATAAAGAAGGATTTTAGAAATGAAAAATTATTAATGTTATTTATATTAAATTTCTTTCTTTTTCGTAGTGATTCCACTTTAGAAAATATTTCATTTATGTAAATGGACGACTTTTCTTTGAATAGTTTACAAGAATCTCGCAACGAGTGGTGTTCGAGATTAATTACTGTTTTAACACCTTGTGTAATAGACGGCGTTAAGTCAATATTCGAAGAATCGTGGAAACTATGTGTGGAGAATGACGAGAAAACGAAATATTTAATGACGTTTCAAAACTTCCTTTCAAGGGTTCCAAAGTGGAATCCCAACATTATTTCACAAGAATGTTCTCGTATTAAAGAAAAAAGTAATTGTACATATATTTCTGACCTTATAACATGTGTTCATATCATTCAGTTAAAAATGTTATCATGTATGCGAGTTGGAACAAAACAAAAGAAGATTGATGTGAATATTCCATCTTTAGAAGATTTTGTTCATCATGTATACATTAATGCCGCCCGTAAAATATATACAAATGTATATTTATTTGAGATGGGTATATCATCTTTAAAGTCTCAAAAAAATTCAAGAGAGTTAGAGATTATTATTAAAGAGTGTATTTTACAGACAATTCGTGAAACAATACCTGTAGAGGAACTATTGAAGTTGTACATGAATGAAACGGTAGAAAATGCAGTCGAGGTTCATGAAAGAGAAGAAATTATTTCCCAAGAGCCTATTGTTGATAAACCAGTTGCTGGTAGTATTTCCGAACCTACACCTATGTCAGCTAAACAACTTGTCGAAGAAGCCGAAACACTTTCAAAAATTAAAGCAGCTTCTAGTGCTGCTACATCTTCAGAGCCATCGGTTGATATGAGTTCTACATCATCTAGTGTGTCAGGTACATCAGGTGTAAGTTTTAATATGGATAATAATGAGGTAATACCGATTGAAAATATAAGTAGTGAAAATCGTGATGATTCGTCTAAAGATTTTGATGATGACTATGATGACGAAGATGATGACGAAGATAATGACAATGTTAAACTAAACATAGGAGATAATGTTGAGTTAAGTGTTGATCCATTCCCGAATGACGATGATGACAATGATAGTAATATTGATTTAAAAATAGAAGAAATTCCACTCATTGATGACTTTTAAATTTTAAATTTTAAATTAAATTATTATTAAGCATTATTAAGCATTATTAATCATTATTAATTATTAAGCATTATTAATCATTAAGCATTATTAATTATTAAGCATTATTAAGCATTATTCGTAAAAACTTGTAATAGATTATTCCCTTATAAATTAAATGGACAACTTGTATATTTCGGCTGGAATTGTTGCATGTATCTTTCTTTTAGCAAAATTTATAGAAATAAGATTTATTTCAAAACCAAGCGACGATGAAGCTCCCGATTCAAAACCAATGAAGACTGCTCTGAGAGATGCTGTTATTGTTTTTATCAGTTACATTTTAGGGCATTTCATTATGACACAGTTTAACGAGTCTCCTGTTATTTTGGGTTCTAAACCAGATGTATTTACAGGCGCACCTGGGTTTTAAATATAATAGTGTATATAAGTAATAGTAAATATTATAATTACTTATATTCGAGAACTATCTATTCCATATAACACGGCATTTTATCGATATTTATTATTCTATGAGTTGTTTTAACCTTTTTCTTAGGAAACTCATAGTCAGCAAAAATAGGTTTCGCCAGTTGTACCTGAGGAGTATGATTATGAACACTTCGCGCAATCATCTTATACAGCTTAAAATCAGGATAACGTTCCTCTCCATTCGCCTTATATAAAATGTTCCTATTTTGGTCATCAGTAACCCACTCCACTATTAACTTAGCCAAAGGCTCTTTTTTACATATTGCTGCAACACTACTCATGTCGTCAATAAAGTAATCAAAAATAGAACACCCCAAGCGACACAAATCAAAACTGAAATTGGGTTCTAAACGCGGCTTCTTATCATTAAAATAGGGTTCGAAGTTATATTGTGTAGCAGCATCACCTGTCATACTGAAGCTGTCACTACATATGACTTTGGATTTATATTTATAAATAGCGCGACCAAAATCGATAATCTTGAAAATGCGATTATATGTAGGTACGCGATAGTATTTCTTATTAAAATGATAATATATATATTCTTTTTCGGTGTATATGTACATTACATTATTTGTGTGTAGGTCATTATGCGTAAATCCGAACAACTTTTGATATGTAATAAGAGTCATAATAATCTGCATAAGTGCTGACCTCCATTCATTTTCGGTCATCTCCTTTTCTTGCATCATAAGAGAGTCAAGAGTATTGTCACATTTCTCCAACATAATTGCGGATACCGGGAAATTCTTAATTACTGCCCACAATGTTTCATCATCATCATCATCATCATATTCGTCATCGTCGTCGTCATCATCACATTCGTCCTCTACTTGACTGCCTGCTTCATCTTCATTGTATACTTCGTCGCCTTGACTTCCCTCATCACTATAAGAGTTATCAGAAATATTTTTTGACTTATTTTTTATTTTATCATTATTTTTTGATTTTTTATCTGATTTTTCTGCACCTAGACCTAGCCCCGTTTCATCAAGACATATAATATCATCGATATCACAGTCACTTCCAGAACCATTATCTGTTTGGCTATCACTCGTATAAGATGATCGCGAAGAACATGAACCAGATGTAAATGAGTCACTGCTGTCGCTGTCATTATTAATATGTGAATCTTTATTTAACACAATAGTGTCTGTTCCTTCAACTATATTTCCAGCATCAGTAACTATATCATCTAGTTGCGACGTAAATGTAACATCGTCGCATAACACGCACGCATTAGATAATTCTTTATTATCAGAAGATACATTAAATAGAGAACTTAGTTCAGTATTAATTTTATCAAAGTCTTCGTGGACAATAATATTATCTGAGTTATCTGATTCCTGTATGTTTTCATTTTCAGCGATTATAATTTTTTCCTTTTTATTTCTTGTATTTTTTTGTTGTCTATGTACGTAGTTTGAATGGTTACTATCATTGTCATTGTCTACGCTTTCATTATCATCGGAATATTCAATATCTTCTATATCAAAAAGAATATTCTTATTTTTATTAAAAAATGGGTTTTTATCTAAATAGTCTATATCGTCAATTACGTTATAGTAAAAATCCTTTTTAATAGCATTGAAAGAACCATAGAAATTAAGACCATTAATAAAGTCATGACAGTTTAAAACTTGACTTGATAAGTATGAAAAAAAACCATCAACATATGCTGCATTATTTCTATCATTTGCTTTTAAATGCCCCTTTTTTTCAAGTTTCGATAATATCGGAATATTTATAACTTCCTCTTCTATATTTAAATTTTCATATTTTCCTGACATGTATTTAACAGGATCTATTAAAGGAGAAAATTTAATAAAAATCGGTTTATGAAGAACTGTTAAAGATTCTGAAGTGCTTTTAAAGGCATCTACAACTGCGGCTTGTATATTATTTTTATCAACAACACCTGATAAAGCGGATACATAAAAACGTTGATTCAAATTTATAGAGTTATAGTTTGTCTCATTTAAATTAAAATAGTTTTCATATATGGGGATGTAATTTTTACTATTTACTATACCAAGCTCGGATTCTTCTAAAGAAGTAAATAAATCACGAGTGTTAAGTTTTCTATAGTTTAACGAAAATGTATTTTCTCCAAAAATGGGCTGATCGTCGCAAATATCCATCGTCGATTACTTAATTATTTAAATACATATTTTTATTATGTTTTAAACTAATAAAATATACTAAAAACATACTAAAAACCTACTAAAACATAAATATGCGTTGTAAAATTATATTTTTTAATATGTAGTATAAATAAGTAAATATATACATAATAAATGAGTGTAGGTTTAGAATTAGCAAAATTTGATATGCGGTCAATTAGTTTTAGACCCGATGAAAATAAAGGACCTGTTATTGTTCTTATCGGACGACGTGATACAGGTAAAAGTTTTTTAGTAAAAGACTTAATGTATTATCATCAAGATATTCCTATCGGAACGGTTATATCTGGTACAGAGGCAGGAAACGGTTTTTTTGGAGAGCATGTTCCTAAATTATTTATTCACGATGCTTACAATACGGCGATTATAGAAAATATTTTAAAACGACAAAAAGCCGTATTAAAACAGATGAAAAAGGAGATAGAATCTTATAAAAGAAGTACGATTGATCCTCGCACATTTGTGGTATTGGATGACTGTCTTTTTGATAATAAGTGGACAAAAGATGTAATGATGCGTCTACTTTTCATGAACGGTCGTCATTGGAAGATCATGTTAGTAATTACGATGCAGTATCCTCTAGGTATTCCACCCAATTTGCGAACAAATATTGATTATGTTTTTATTTTGCGTGAGCCATATATTGGAAATCGTAAAAGAATTTATGAAAACTATGCAGGTATGTTTCCAACATTTGAAAGTTTTTGTCAAGTTATGGACCAGTGTACGGAAAATTATGAATGTTTGGTAATTAATAATAATGCTAAGTCAAATAAATTGCACGACCAGATATTTTGGTATAAAGCACAAACACATGGTCCATTTAAATTGGGTGCAAAAGAATTCTGGGAGATGTCTAAGGATATTCACTCGGATGATGAAGAAGAACAGTATGATCCGGCAAATATTAAACGCAAAGGTCAGGGACCGAAAATCAAAGTGAATAAAAACAAATGGTAATAATGGTAATATTTTTTACTTTAAAAAAGCGACAAAAAAGATGTCATAATCTTTTTCTCATTATCTTTTGATATGTTATTTGTATCAATATCATTGTTATCTAAGCTATGAACTGACCCAAGGCATACATTTGGAATATTAAAATAATTTGAAAGAAGTATAGTAACATAAATACTTTCTGAACCTATAAATAATTTATTAACATTATTTTTTTCATATGTATCATGCATTTCATATTTTAATTTTGTATTATCATAATTATTTATAGTAACTGTATCATTGACTAGATACTTAGTTTTTACATATATATTAGTAGTTTCAATATAGTTCTGGAAATCTCTACTATATTTATAATTTTTAAAATCGTTAGCTATAACAGCAGATGTTACTTGACAAATATTTTCAGATTTAAAATAGTTGCTGTATATAATAGATAAATCTACTATACATGATGGCTTTAATTCGGTAATAATATCCTTTAGTTTTTCTAATAGATATTTTTTATTTTTGTATTTTCCAAAACTGCTTCTCGTCATAAAATAATAATTATCATCATATACATAAATAACACCGTTTAATAATTTTATTTTTTTTGTATATTCCTTTATGTTTACAGTAAAAAAACGAAAGTAATTTTCAATATGTAAGTTATCTATAATTATAAAAGCATTTTTAATATTTACTTCAAATTCTGCACTATCAAATTTACGAGAAAATGGTTTATTTTTACTATTTTCTATAAAATCTAATATCCACATATTTTCTGACAATTTTGCAGGTTTATGGGTAAAAATACTATTTATCCAATAATAATTTTTACCTTGTATTACTGAAGGAGACATAGTAACAATACTATCAATACCTAAAATATCTACTGAATATTTAACATTATTTATTTCTAATTGAACATATGTATGTATCAATTTTCCTGTATCATTTTCGAAATAATAATGATAACCATTTGGTGTTTTTTCATATACTGTATCTTTTGGAATTTTTTCAATTAAAAAATCGGCACTTTGTATTCCATCTTTTGTGTCTATATCTAATACTATATAATTATTCGGAATAAATCCGATAACATTTTTATTTTTAAACTCGCTCTTTATAGTTTCTTTTTTTAATTTTACATGTTTTAAAATATATTTTTTCTTTATTTCCTCGATATATAGGATATTATAATTTTTCACATTTAATCCCATGTCTTGTAATTTATAAAAATCTATTTTTAAATTATACATATATAATGCATTTGATGCTGCTCTATATAGTAAGTATAAGCATATAATAAGAGCAGCTAAAATAAATAATAAACAAACTAGACGAATAAATACATTATCCGAATTAAATGATTTAAAATAGTTAGTTACTACATATTGTTTTACCTTTCTATTCATACCAATTAATAACAAAATATTATATATTAATGACATATAATATTTAACATATAATATTTAATAGTTGATATCGCATTTTAATACTTTTATTTTGTTTTGTTTTGTTTTGTTTTGTTTTGTTTTGTTTTGTTTTGTTTTATTTTGTATCCTAGTTTTCAAAATGCGTCAACTTTGACAAACCGTGGTCAGTCTTTTTATCAAGAACAACATTCTCGGCCTCGAACATGCTCTTCTTAATATCATCGACCGATGCATCCTCATCCAGTCCATCAAAATTAGCAACATTTGAAATGCCGACCAACTCACCATCAGCATTAATCGTTTGCGTAAGTTTATTACCAGACTCCTCAGCTTTCTTCATATTCTCTTCAATGGCCTTCTGTCTAGCTTCGCGTACACGTTTCTCAAACTCCTGTTTTGCAGTATCTTCATTCTTCTTTTTATCGGACATAAGTTGGTTGAGTGTCTCTTCCATATACTCAACGCGTCCAGTCTTATATGCCTCTGGGTGGAAAGGAACCCACATACCGACTTGTCCTACATAAATGTCATGATTAGGATCAACCTCGCGCAGCAATTTACAGCGAAGCTCTGCCTCGCCTTGTGTAGCAAAAACACCACGTACTTTGATACCTCGTGTAGACGTCTGAAACTCGTGTTTCTCGCCGAATTTCTGCTCAAGTTCGTCCTCATTGTTGTCCAAAAATGTTTTATAGTCGTCGCTAATTAGTGTTCCCGATGTTGCACGAATCGTCTCACCCTCTTCCTTTGTAAACTCCTGGAAATCTGCGGTAAGTTTATCGAAAGAAAGAGAATACTTAAATGACACGAAATTAAGAAACTGTGTAAATTTTTCCATGGACTTTTTATAATCCCACTGCTTCACAAACTCCTCAAAAAGAAACTGCTCCTTCTGTTTAATAATATGTTCTGGAGAAACGAATGAAAGACATACAAATTTTTGACCAGCAATCGGTTTATCTTCCTCCAAAAGATCGGCATATTTGGGATTTTCCTTTCCATCGGGCAAATATTTAGGAGTAACTCCCTTTGGTAAACTATTGGGTTGAGACATTATAAGTATAATTATAATATATATTTAAATAATAATTTTAAGTTAGTTTAACCATTTATTAATTTATGTAGTTTACATTTATTTTCATTATTAAATTAAAAATACATGTTTAAGAATATATCAAATATCAAATATCAAATATCAAATATAAAATATAAAATATAAATATATCGAATATTATATAATATTTTTTTCTACATTATATTTATAATGTACGGAACACTTGATTTTAGTGAGCTTTTTAAGCGCTTTATTAAGTATATTATCGAAGGTCTTTGCGTTGCGATAGTTGCTTACTCCATACCATCTCGCACTCTTAAATTGGACGAAATTGCATTGATTTCTCTTGTAGCTGCCGCCACTTTCGCTATCCTTGATGTTTATGTCCCCACATTAGCCGTTTCTGCTAGAACGGGTGCTGGTTTCGGTATCGGTGCTAACCTTGTTGGCTTTCCCACTCCCCTGAAGCTTTAAATATTAAATAGCTAAAATAAAAGTGACTATTTAAGGGTTGATATTTATTATTTAATATTCATTTATTAATACAATATTTATAATATAAAATATTGTATTATTTATATAGTATATAATACATAATACATAACATATAATACCAAATGTTAACATTAAACAAACTGTATTTAAAGTTAAACTCTATTCAAATTTTATTTGTATTACTTCTTTTGGTATGCTTACTTATTAGTTTTTACATAATGGTTACTACATTATTTTCAAAAGATAATACACATAACCATATATTTTCAGCATGGCAGTTTCCCATGTTACTTGCTATTTTAGTTGATATACTTTATAGCGCTTGAATATTTTAAAAAATATGTTTGTTAATTTGTTAATTTGTTAATATTATTGCGTAGGAATAAAAACCCAATTTAATTCTTCGCAAATTTTCTTCCAAATATCATCTTGTTCGATTCGTTTTTCCTTATCTTTCAACATTGGAAAATAAGAAAGAAACTCGCTCTTCTCAAGAAGCTCACACAGTTTATAAACAGTATAATAATAATTCAAAAAATTCACACGGTCATCCGGGCAAAATTTTGCATAAGGTCCTTGTATCTCCATAAAAAGATTACATAATGTCTCTTCTAATTCAGGCGTCATAATCGGCGGCTTAATACCGAGTTTATCCTTAATAAATGGGATATGCTCATAGTATTTATTATACCCTAATTTTTTGAGAACTTCCTTTGCTTTTGAATTTGTAAATTTCGAAAGAGGTATGCGTTCTTTATTAAGTTGTTGCTTGATATTTTCGAGAACTTCTTCAGGAATTTGCGTAGTTTCTTTTGCTTGAAACTGGGCGAGAATTTCTTTGAAATGGTTAATTCTTTTGTAAGCATAAAAGCATGCTTCTTTAGGCGGTTCTTTATAAGAAGGCTTCTCATTTTCAATAAGGTAGGTAACTTGTTTTGCACATACGTTACATACCATAATACCTTCATGTTCGACAGGAATCATTTCTCCTTTATTACATGATTGACATATATCGGTGGCGTAAATGTAGTCATTGATGTTAATAAAAGTCTGGTCAAGATTTGTAAAAAACTTTTGAACATTATTATCATTTGCACGTGTTAAAGCATTTTCATCAAATGTTTTGTCATTTACTTTAAAGAAGGAATTAAGGATAGTGGTTTTATTTGTCCCATTTGTAATTTCTTTTTTATTTTCAAAATAGTCGAAAATAAATCTGCTGTTATTCAAGTAATAATCTTTAATTTTTTTCTTATTTTTATAAATTTCTTCTTTTATATCGTATAAAGAATCTTGTAACTCTATTTTTTCATTAACATCTGCTATAGTCTCAGGATTATTTAATTTTGTCATTATTTCATTTTTTTTGCGAACTAACGTAGGTAAAACATCACTGTTAATTAAGTTGAACTCTGATTGTAATTCGCGATGAACACTATCCAGCGTCATTATTCTTTTTTTGTCTACAAAAATTTTTTTATTTGTTTTATGTTTAAAAGACGGCATCTATATATATCTATTATATTGTTATAAGTATAACTTTTTTAATATATAATAATTAATAATTATATCTATTTTAGTATTTTTTAATTATATAAATGATTAACTAAACAATTTTTTATTTTTTATAGAAAGTTTATCTCATTTTTATTTTAGGTCGGTGTAATTCCAATTAGTTCCAAATAAACTTCATCGTAATGTTTATATTATTTATATTATTTATATTATTTATAAAATAAAATAAAATAAAATAAAATAAAATAAAATGACCGAAATGAGCTCTAAGTTAAAGACTGGCGACCTTCTTTTATGCGATGACCTTGAATATAAATCGTGGGGGTTACTTAGTTGGGTTATAAAATTTGCGACAAAGAGTGATTTTTCTCATGTTGGTATGATTGTAGTAGATCCAGAATTCACGAATGTTTCATTAAAGGGGACATATGTTTGGACGTCAGGTATTTCTGATGTCCCGGATCCGGAAGATAATACAAAGAAATTTGGTGTTCAGTTTGTTCCGTATGATCATTTTATTACAACATATGGTGGAAAAATATATGTTCGCAGAATAGAATTTGAAAGCATAGAAGAGTATAACAAAATATTTAACTTTGAAAAGTTAAAAGAAATACACAAAGTTGTATACGACAAACCGTATGATATTGTTGTTACTGATTGGATAGAAGCTTATTGTAAAAAGGACCCTCATCCTCAGAAAACATCTAGATTTTTTTGTAGTGCATTTATTGGATATATTTATACAAAGTTAAGCTTATTTGATGAGGGGTTAGACTGGAGTATTCTTTACCCGAGTTATTTTTCTAGTGAGAACAAAACATTTTCTTTGAATCACAACGCAACCTTAACAAAAGAGCACCAAGTAGCAGGTTAAATTACATATAAAATAAAACTATTAAACCATTAAACTATAAAACTATTAAACTATTAAACTATAATGTTTAGGAATTTTTGTAGTGTATAAATTGTAAATTACGAAATATGTAAATATGAATAATGTAAATATGAATAATGTAAATATGAATAATGTTAGGAATGCATTAATGTTTTCTCTATAAAAATAAAATAATGTTATCAAATAATTTAGACGTATGTACTAAAAGTGGTAAAACAGGTTATATAGAAGAAAATGTAGACGATAAAGCATGTAATACTAAATCTAGTTCGAATGTTTTAAAGACAAGTATAAATATAGAGTCATTAGATATTGTGAATATCAAGAGAGAAACATATTACAAAATGAAATTTATTATTAACTCTTTAGAAAAAAACTGGGCTATAAAGAAAAGGAAAACTATATTTTATTTAAAAAATTTAGAAGATTCTACGACGGAGATTATAACAGAAGACTATTTAAATAAACGCATTATTCATAAAATATACAACCGTAGTAATAGTAACAACAATGGTCAAATGCATATGCAAAGTAATACTCCTAGTAATTTAGAAATACTTAAAAAGAAGGAAGATATAATACCATTAAAGGAGGGAATTCATACATTAAAACGTCTGATAGACAATGGTAAACTGGATATAAATGGTGAACAAAAAAATGATATTTACTTGATGATATTTTTGATGAATACTTTAGAAAATGGTTGGAGTATACGAAAAAAGAATGATAACTATGTTTTTAGGAAAAAGCATGAAAAACAAATGGAGATATACTCGGATGAATATTTAGTAAATTTTTTGAAGTCAAATATGAATAACATTATTTAGCGGTATAACGATTTCATGATTTGGTTATTTCACGATTTAATTATTTGTTGATTTTACGATTTCGTGATTTGGTGATGTGTTGAATTTAGGAAAAATGTCAACTGGTTGATTATATTAATTATTAATTATTAATTTATAAAAAGTTAATTAAGATTTTTTATAAAATTTTTTTCTTTAGCAATATTATAATAAACAAAAATGGCAGGAGGTCTTATGCAACTTGTAGCTTACGGCGCCCAAGATGTCTATCTTACGGGCAACCCTCAGATTACCTTTTGGAAGGTGTCTTACAAACGTCACACCAACTTCGCAATGGAGTCTATTGAGCAGACTTTTAACGGTCAGGCCGACTTTGGTCGTCGTGTAACCTGCACCATTTCTCGTAATGGTGATTTGGCTTACCGCACTTACCTTCAGGTTACTCTCCCCGAGATTAACCAGTCCATGAAGGGCACTACCCAGGACGGTGTTTATGCTCGTTGGCTCGATTTCCCCGGTGAGCAGCTGATTTCTCAGGTTGAGGTTGAGATCGGTGGTCAGCGCATTGATCGCCAGTATGGTGACTGGATGCACATCTGGAACAACCTTACTCTTCCCGTTGACCAGCAGCCTGGTTACTATGCTATGGTCGGCAACACCACTGAGTTGACTTTCATCACCGATCCTTCGTTCAACGCCATCGACGGTCCCTGCCAGGCCAACGCCCCTCGTCAGGTTTGCGCTCCCCGCAATGCTCTCCCCGAGACTACCCTCTATGTGCCCTTTCAGTTCTGGTACTGCCGTAACCCCGGTCTTGCCCTTCCCCTCATCGCTCTTCAGTACCATGAGGTCAAGATTAACCTCGATATTCGTCCCATCGATGAGTGCTTGTGGGCCGTCGGCTCTCTCAGCTGCGGTGGCAACAATGCTAACTCTCCCGCTGGTGGCCGTGTCAACACTGCCTACAACCAGTCTCTGGTCGCTGCCTCTCTCTACGTCGACTACGTCTTCTTGGATACTGATGAGCGCAGACGTATGGCTCAGAATCCCCATGAGTACCTTATTGAGCAGCTTCAGTTCACTGGTGATGAGTCTGTCGGTTCTTCTTCCAACAAGATCAAGCTCAACTTTAACCACCCCGTTAAGGAGCTCATTTGGATTGTCCAGCCCGATCAGAACGTTGACTACTGTTCTTCTCTCGACTGCAACCAGCTTCTGTACAGGCTTCTCGGTGCTCAGCCCTTCAACTACACTGATGCTGTCGATGCTCTTCCCAACGCTATCCATGCTTTTGGTGGACAGGATGCTATTGCCCAGACTACTGGCTCCTTCATCGATGGTTCTGGTCTCTTTAATGAGGCCGGCGCTATCGATGTCTCCAATGCTTACTGGTGGCAGCAGGGCCAGGTTCCTGTTAATAATGGTCTCGGCTATGATCAGTCCAACATGGCCCCCGCTGCTGGCGAGCCTGCCTTCTTTCAGAACTCCGGTGTATCTGATGCCGGCACTTTCGTTCTTACCCAGACTTCTCTTCCCCTTCACTGCTGGGGTATGAACCCCGTCGTCACCGCTAAGCTCCAGCTTAACGGCCAGGATCGCTTCTCTGAGCGCGAAGGAACTTACTTCGACCTCGTCCAGCCTTACCAGCACCACACCCGCACTCCCGACACCGGTATCAATGTGTACTCTTTTGCGCTCCGCCCCGAAGAGCACCAACCAAGCGGATCGTGCAACTTCTCCCGCATTGACAATGCTACCCTTCAGCTTGTTCTCTCCAACGCCACCGTTGAGGGCACCAAGACTGCTAAGGTTCGTGTCTATGCTACCAATTACAACGTTCTCCGTATCATGAGTGGTATGGGAGGCCTTGAAGCTACATGCTTAGTTATGATGATGATCATACTAGCTGTGAACAAGGGCCGAAAAGCAGTATGCCATAGTAAAGTGAGCTCTTACTATGGAAAACCATTTATGTCCTCACCATCATCGTTATTGATGATTTGACTAACTGCTAGTGATTCCGACTTGTTGTCGTCGGAGTTGCAACACATCTTGTTGTTCGGGAAACCCCTTAGAGCTTTTTCTACCAAGCTTATCTCCGAAAGGAATAAGTGGCCAAGAGTAATGA